GTTTTTTATTGAATGATATACATCAATTCCATATTGGTATAGTGTTGGCTTATATTTATTTATAAATGTATCAATTGTATTTGACTCTGTATTGCCAGATGTATTACCACTAATATAATTTTGTGATAAACTTAAAATGCTGCTTGTTAGATAACAATAAGCGTCTCTTACTGGAATATTATTAAAATTTGTTATATCTGTGCTACTTGGCTCAACATATACACTTTTAATTTGATGAGATTGTAATTTTTGAATAATACTATAAGTATATCCAGTTTCATCAATAATATAACCAGGTGTAAACATTGTTGTAATTTTTGATGTGTCATTATAAGATACATTGGTGATATTAAAATCCCTACCATTCATTTTTCCTGATCCGCTCAATGATATTATATCTCCAGTTTTAATATTTAGAATACCATCAAATTGTAATGTATTCCATTTATTTGTATTACTTAATGTTGATGTGTTACTATAACTATTTGTTACTTGATAATATTGTTTGAATGTTATTTTTTTATTTGCCACAAAGATTGTATCAACTAATCCTGTTACTTTAAATGTGAAACCACTAAATAAGGCTAAGCCTAAGTTGTCTTGAAAAATGATATCTTTATAATTATATTGAGTGTCACCATTTTTATCAATATATGATTCTGGAGCTAACGCAATTGCTGATTTGCCCAATAATAATTCACCTTCTAATAATCCTAAGTTTGTATATGTCACATCGCCTTGCATTATTTTAGGTCTTTCTGTGAATAATTGAATACTTAATGTGAATATATTGTTTGTTACACCATTTAATTTAATATCATTTAGATAAGAATAAGTTACACCACTTTGCTTTACACTAACAATTTGATCATTTGTATATGAATTTACGATTGAAAAATTCTCATTTGTTTCTAAATTTTGAAAAAATGTTTCACCTGATAGATTTCTATTATATTCATTAATAGAAATCATATTTAATGAACTAACTGTAGAACCAGTGATAAATGTAAAATTAAAAACATCATTAGAAGTTTTTGTAATAATTAAGAACGCATTCTTTTTTATATCTAATACTGTGAAATATTGATCATCACTAAAATCTGGATCCGTTACACCTGAAAAAGATATTACTGTTCCTGCTGGAAATTTTTTATGAAAATCAGTTCCATAAATCCATTTTGAATAGAATTCATCTGATTCATTGACTTTTATAATATTTGTTAATTGTTGATTTTGAAAATTTGTTTGACCTGCTAAAGTGAGTCCGCTATTATTGTTATATTCTAATTTAACAAAATCTGCATTAATATCAAAATTTATTGGATCTACGCTTTCAAATATATGTAAGCTTTGAGTTTTAAAAGTTTGATCTGAATTTTCATCGAATAATATTTTACCTTCATAAGATTCTGTATCTTGATTATAACTAAAATTATGAGGAAAACCCTCTTTGTTGAAAAAAATAAGATTGTTCAATGGAAATGTTTTTTTCTTTATATATAAAAAAATCATTTCTTATGTGTGATAAACTTTTATTATAAAAATTGATATATTAAGAAAAAACACAATATGGAGATTAATCTAAAAGATAATATTTATTTTAAGCCGTATCAAAGAAAGGTTAAGTTGAATGAAGACATAGTTGAATTCATTCTTTCTGATAAAATAGATAAAGTTTTATTTAAGGGTGAGCCTAATGAAATTAATTATAAACTCTTAAAAAAGATTATTCCGTTAATTGATAAAAATTCTGAGCCAGAGTTGGTTAGAAGAAAATATCAAAATATTTTAGAATTGTGTGATAACTCTCCTTATTGTATAATTTATAGAAAATGAATTATTATACATTTTGTATAATTTTCTTCAAATTATAAGTTTGAAGAACTTTAGAAATATCTAAAGGCTGATTCATACCAGCAAGGTGATATTCAAACCATCTATTTAAAATATTTATAGCTGAATTTAAATCACGATCAATTGTAATCTTATCACTTAGTTCTACAACTCTATCCTGTAATTTCACTTTTTTATCAAACATTTTCCCTGTTAAACAATTTATCTGAGTAGTGTATTGTTCACCAATTTTAATAAGGTTTGTATTTTTTGATTGACATTTATAAGATAAATATTGTAAAAACTGGTTGATATTTGCTTGATGAAATGATTTACGAATTCCTTTTTTATTTTCATTTACACCATTTGTAGCCATCAATTTTTTTACTTTAAGATCACCAACTATAATTGTATTATAGTTCGTAGACACTAATTCTTTACTCTGTCTATGAAGAGTGTGTTTTATTTGTTCGTTTTTTTTATGATATATTTTATTTATTACTTTCTTTAATTTCTTGAATTTTTTACTTCCTTTTTTCTTAGTTGATAATTTTTGTTGTGCCTTTTTTATTTTAATTGAAAAATATTTATTAATATTCCTTGATGTATTAGTTATAAATTTTGCTTTTCCATAATTATCTATACCGACACCTAATTTATCTAATCCTAAATCAATAGCCAACACTTTTGTTTCTATTTCTATTTTATTTCTATATTCAATCTGTTCATCAATAACAAAATCAACCAGCCATTTATTTCTTACAAATTTAACTCTCATTTCTTTTATTTTTAACTCATTAAGATTTATTTTAGATTTATAATTAAATGGTATTTTATTTATGTATAATAGATTATTTTTTATTGACCATCCAGATTGATTAAAAGATATAGTATGAAAAAAATTATCTTCTATTTTTTGTGGTGATTTTGATGTTTTATCTTTTTTAATTAAATTAAAGAATGATCTATAAGATCCAAAAACTTCAGTTGCTATTGTTTGACATGCTTTTGAATTTAATTTTAACCAATTCTCATTTTCTTTTCTAAGTTGGGTTAAAATATTATTTAATTTATATTGGTCTATAAATATTTTTTCATTATCATAAGATTCTTGTTGTATTTCAATAAGTTTATTCCATATATCTTTTCTAATAGAAGATAATTCTATTAATAACTCTATTTGAGTTTCTGTTGGATTTAATCTTAAAGAATATGTTTTCATTTTTTATACAACTATACAATTTTTGCTTTGTATAAGTATATATTAATTAAAAAATATCATTTTTTGACATTTTTAAAATAAAAAAATCCAGATTTTTAATCTGGATTTTTTTCTATTATGGCTAATCTTTTCAATTTTATTTTTCTCAATTCTTTTGTTGTGTCTTTTAGCCATTCTGACTTTGAATTATATAAAACTCCTTTATAATAATATTTATTTTTGTCTTCATTTTTATAATCAATTGCTGGTCCGTTAAGCCTATGATAGATTGATCCTTTTTTATACTCTGTTCTATCTTTAAAAATGATAATGGAATTTTTAGACGTGTTGGTTAGCCAAGAATCAATATTTACTTTTTCTTTATAATATTCCTTTAGTTTTTCGTTCCTTTCGGAACCCTTTTTCATTGAATCTATTTCATCAAACTCAGTCATAACCAAAATTTACCTTTTTATTTTTTAATATATAGAAATAAATAGAAAAAGTTTAAATGCAAAAGAATAGATGGTCTAGAAAGTTTGATTGGTTTACTGTAACTGGCACCACATCAGGTACAACTTATGTTCAGAGAGATAGGGGTGAAACATATCAAGAAAATAGATTTATAGCTGTTGGTGATATTTATTTTAAGTTAAATAAATATTTAACTGGTGTTACTTTCATTTATATCAATAGTTTAAATGATATTTACAAAAGAGATATTTTGACTGGTGACGGATTCTCAATTTTTAATATGTATAATGAGTATGATGTTATACATAGAGTTCTTAGAAACATTGTGAATGTTGATGTTGCCGCTGATACAAATATAGATTTGTCTAAACAATGGTTTAGCATAAATGATGTTAAACTTAGACCTGGTCAATTTATTTTATTAAAAAGTCAAACTAATCCTTTTGAAAATGATGTTTATAAAGTAAACAAGAAATATTTTTTAGAAAATGCTGGTCTATTATCCACAAGGGAAAAATCAGATAAATTTAGTTGTAGTGTTAAAATGGGCAAAAATATTGACAAACAATTTTTCCTAAATACAAACGGTGGCTTTGATTTTCCTACAACATTTGAATCTAAAAATTTTATTGAAGGTCGTTCAATTATACTTAAGAATTTGATAAGATATAATATGTTCAACACATATACTGGCGCTACAAGTTCTTCTGGTGTAACATCTAAAATGATTTTCACTGATTACAATTTAGCAAGAAAACAATTACCATCAAATTATAGTTTATATACTGATTTTTATGAAACAGTTTTAAGTGCAACAACACCTTCAAATTATGTAACAATAGATTATCATCACAATCCTTCATATAAAATTAGGTCTGGCTCTAATTTAAGTTTTGGTGAAGAAATTGGTAGTTCTTTAAATTCAAATATGAACACCAAACTTGGCACAAAATTATCTTATTCTGCAACCACCACATTTGATTGGATTACTGGTGATTATGTTAATTTGCTTATTTATAGTGGATTAACTATTGGATCAACTGTGATTCTGAATATGAATAGTTTTATAAAAACTGGTACAACTGGCTCAGTTTGTTCTATTTATTTAGAAGATGTTATACCTAATTATATTTTAAACAATTTAAATGGTTGTTCATTTGTTGTTAAAAACTTTAACGTAGCAAGTAGTTGGGTTGATGCTTATGATAAGATTAAATATCATACTCCATATGTTGATTTTTATGATTTTACTGGAAAGACAACAGACTCTATAAAAATGCTATTTACACCAAAGGATAATCCTTATGATAAATATTTTGATTATTGTGATCTAAAATTTAGATTTACTGACACTTATGAATTGAAATATTTTGAGACAAAAAATCATTATATAAATTATACTCTTTATGATAGATTGTCTCAAATTGATCCAATATTATTTAACTCTGGGCTTAGTGTTTTTAATTCTTTTTTATTAACAGATTTTTCATATCAATATACAGATAAGACTAGAATCAAGATAACAACATCTCAAAGTGGTTTAACTAGTATCTTTAAGCCATATACATATGTTAATGCTTTCTCTTCACCACCACAAAAAACTTTGGTTTATAGTGTAAAGGATCATGAAATGATAATTGAAAGACCTGCACAATGGACTGGTGTTACTCAAACAATAAGCGCAATACAAAATATTGATGGCTTAAAAAATATTTCTGATATTTTATATGAGGTATATCTAAATGAAAATTATGATTGGTATATTCATAAATCAGATAATGAAAGAAAATATATTTCAAGTGCTTACGGTGAGATATTGACAAATAGTGCAACATTTAGAGATAATGTGACTGGTCTTTTATTTGAGAATCAAAATAATGAATTTATATTAAAATTATATAAAATAGTAGACGATGATAATAATTTTTTAGATCCTAATTTATATTACAAAACTATTGAATTGGTTTATGTTGGATCTGAAGGAGTTAGCAGGTTGCCAGTACCATTAACTTTAACAGGAGGTACAATAATTTCTTATTCAGAAGATTGGAATGTTTTAAATGATGGATATCATGAGCAATCAGAATTTGGCGCTGTACCTGATGATGTTTTAGATGGTAGAAAGACACAAGATGGTAGATTGTGTTCTATAACTGGAGGAACTTGGAATCAAACTGGAGTTATCGGAGATACTTTTGATGGAGGACAGGATGTTGTTGTTCCAACGAATACTCCCGCTTTGTTATATAATGTTGTTGATGGTGGATTTGAAACTACAAGTTGTTGTAATATGCAGTTAACATTCACTGTTACTAACTCAACTGCAACTGTTAATGCTTATTATGGTTCTCCAAATTATACATATATTTGGAGTAATGGACAAAGAACTAATAATACATCAAGTTCATCAAATACTACAACTGGTTTAACAATATCTGTACCATATTCTGTACTTGTAGTAGATGGTACTGGATGTGAGGTTACTGGATATGTTACAATTTATCCTCCAACTACCACAACCACATTGGCACCTACAACCACATTAGCACCTACAACCACAACAACTACATTAGCACCTACAACCACAACTACTACAACAATTTCAGTACCTGATATTTATTATGGTAAAGTTGCTGGTGGTACTATATTTATGCCAACTGCAGCATATATAAAGGCTAATTTTAATACCGCTAGTGGAGAAGTTGGCGGACTTTATCCAAATCCTAAGCAATACACATTTAATTTAAATGTTGGAGAGTATGTTTATTTTGTATGGAAAGATTTACCATCTGGGTCAACATATGGTTACAGAGCGATAAATCTTGTTAGAAATGTTGCAGGAACTAGATTGTCTCCTATGTATAATGCTGGAGTGTATAAATATAAACAGGATTTACCACCAGTTACGCCTGTTCCACCAGATTCTGCACAACAGCAGTATTATGGAAAAATAGATATAGATGGTATAACATATAGAGTATTTAAATCAGGAGGAGTCTATTCACAGAATAGTATTATAAATGTGTATTCAATATAAAATATTAAAAAGTGATACTTTTTTTAATTTGAAAAATTATATATAGAGAAAAACAATTTTTTAAGTCAAATGGCTAAAGTTGAAAAATTTGCTAGAATTATAATAAAGAGAACAATAGTACCAGGATTGAGTGCTACAACAGCGCCTAACAATGATCACACTTTAACTCCTCCTTGGTGTCCAAGTGATATTTATGTTGGTGAATTTTTTTTAAATGAAGTTGATCAGAAATTATGGATCAGAGTTAATGATACAACAATAAGAAGAATTTGTTTTTGTGACGGCACAGATGGCGGAGGTGGAGGTGGAACTGGTAGTTCTGGAACTTCTGGAAAAAACGGTTCATCTGGTTCATCTGGCAAAAATGGAACGAGCGGATTAAATGGCTCTAATGGACTAAATGGTACTAATGGACTAAATGGTACTGATGGAACATCAGGTAGTTCTGGAGTTGGAACAAATGGCACATCTGGTACAAATGGACAAGATGGTACGAATTTTGGAACTTCAGGAACTTCTGGAATAAATGGAACTTCTGGAATAAATGGAACTTCTGGAATCAATGGAACGTCTGGAATAAATGGAACTTCTGGAACTAATGGTGTTTCTGGGACAAATGGAACTTCTGGAATAAATGGAACTTCTGGAATAAATGGAACTTCTGGAACTAATGGTATTTCTGGGACAAATGGAACAAATGGAACCTCAGGCACAAATGGTGCGTCAGGAACAAATGGAACCTCAGGAATAAATGGAACCTCAGGTATCAATGGCACGTCAGGCATCAATGGTACTTCAGGTACAAATGGAACCTCAGGAATAAATGGAACTAATGGCACAAACGGCACTTCAGGTACTTCTGGAATAGGAACTAATGGAACTTCTGGCTCATCTGGTACAAATGGTCAAGATGGTACAGCTTTTGGAACCTCAGGTACATCAGGTGTCAATGGAACCTCAGGTATAAATGGTACAAATGGTACTTCAGGTATAAATGGTACAAATGGTACTTCAGGAGTAAATGGAACTTCAGGTACAAATGGTGTCAATGGTACAAACGGCACTTCAGGCACGTCTGGAATAGGAACTAATGGAACATCTGGTATAAATGGTACTTCTGGAACTAATGGTATTTCAGGTACGAATGGAACTAATGGTACAAATGGTGTTGGAACTCCTGGAACTTCAGGTACAAATGGAACTTCAGGCGTTCATGGAACCTCTGGTACAAATGGAACTTCTGGTACAAATGGGACTTCTGGTACAAATGGGACTTCTGGCACATCAGGTAAAAGTGGCACAAATGGTACAAATGGTACAAATGGTACAAATGGTACAAATGGAACCTCAGGTACAACTGGATCGTCTGGAACCTCAGGTACTTCTGGTACAAATGGTGCAGCTGGTAGCGTGCCGTACGAAGAAATAAGTTATGATCTAAATTTAGTAGGTGTTACAGATATTTTTCTTGATGATTATGCTTGGTACGGATATGTTGTATCTGGAGTTTCCATAAGAACAGATGCTGGAACTGGCACTTTAGATTTTAGAATAAATAACTCAAATATTGGAGGTATAAATGGACTTACAGCATCAACAAGTGGAGCATTATATTATGCAACATCATCTAATACTGTTTCTACTGGAGGACAATTAAAAATTACTGTAACTGGTAATAGTGGAGCTACAAGATTATTTGGATCTACAAAAATATATAGAACATAATGGAAACTGGTTTAAAGAGAAGATTTATATATACTGAGACTCCATCAACACCTGATATATATTATGGTAAAGTTGCTGGTGGTACTATATTTATGCCAACTGCAGCATATATAAAAGCTAATTTTAGTCAAGCTAGTGGAGAAGTTGGTGGTTATCCAAATCCAAAACAATATTCATTTAATTTAAATGTAGGTGAGTATGTTTATTTTGTGTGGAAAGATTTACCATCTGGAATAACATATGGATATAGAGCGATAAATCTTGTTAGAAATGTTGCAGGAACTAGATTGTCTCCTATGTATAATGCTACTGTATATAAATATAAACAAGATTTACCATCAGTTACACCTGTTCCCCCAGATGCGGCACAACAGCAGTATTATGGAAAAATAGATATAGATGGCATAACATATAGAGTATTTAAATCAGGAGGAGTCTATTCTGTGAATAGTATTGTAAATGTATATTCAATTTAAAAATAAATATTTAAAAAATGGATCAAGTATATAATCCGCAAGAAGGTGCACCAGCTACAAATCAAGAGGATAGATTTATACCTTGGATGTACACTGGTGAAAGAAAAAAAGCGTATGCCTTATTAGAAGATTATTATATTCAAGGTGGATTTCATATATCTAATACTATTTCTGGTTCCACGCCTTTTCCAAGTGGATGGACAGATGATAGTTTTGTGCCAAATTATAGAAATTATATAACTCCTGATAGAAGAAAATTGGGAATGCTAGTTTACACTATTGACGATGGTAAATTTTGGCAATTAATAAATAATCCTACAGAGGGAGGATATTTTCCACCTGGTGTAGATGATATTACAACAACTCAAAATTCAGATTGGATTGAAGTTATTATTCCAGGTATTTTTAGTGGAATTACATATAATAGTTCAAGTGGTATTTTAAAAATCGAACATAGTAAAACTTATCAAAAAAATGCAACATATTTATATGATATAGATGGATATGTAATTGGATTTGATCCTGGTGTAACTGTAACCGAAATAGTATCTGGTTCTACATTTATAAATAACAGATTAAGTGGATTAACTGATGTTGTTATTAATAATCCTCAGCAAAATGATATATTGGTATATTCTGATTCTACTCAAAAATGGCAGAATACAACAGCAAGTTTTAGTGACACATCTGGTTCATCTGGAACATCAGGAACTGCTGGCACTAATGGAACTTCTGGTACAAATGGTACAAACGGAACTTCTGGTACAAACGGTACAAACGGAACTTCTGGTACAAACGGAACAAATGGAACATCTGGAACCTCAGGCACAAATGGAAGTTCAGGTACAAATGGAAGTTCAGGTACAAACGGAACTTCTGGCACAAATGGAACTTCTGGTACATCAGGTACTAATGGTACAAATGGAACTTCTGGTACATCAGGTACTAATGGGACTTCAGGTATAGATGGAACTTCTGGTACAAATGGTACATCTGGAACATCAGGTTTACAAGGAAAAGCAGATTTTTATAGAGGCTATTCAACAGATACCATTAATCTTAGCTCACTAACAATAGGTTTACTAACATCATTAACAACCACCACTGGATTATCATATACTGTTTCTCAGCATTTAGTAATTTCAAATTCATATGGTAATAGTTTTACAGGAGATGTTTTAGGATATACTGGGAGTACTGGCAATTTAAATGTAATTGTCACTAATATTAGTGGAAGCACAACTTATTCAAATTGGACTACAAATTTAGATGGAGCAGCTGGTGGAGATGGAACATCAGGTACAAATGGTACATCTGGAACTAATGGAACCTCAGGTACAAATGGTACATCAGGTACAAATGGTACATCAGGAACTAATGGTACAAATGGAACTAATGGAACTAATGGAACTAATGGAACTAGTGGCACATCAGGCACCTCAGGCACCTCAGGCACCTCAGGAACATCAGGCACCTCAGGAACATCAGGTACTAATGGAACTTCAGGAACAAATGGAACCTCAGGCACGAATGGAACTTCTGGTACAAATGGTACAAATGGCACTTCTGGTACTTCTGGATCAGCAGGAAAAAACGGATCAAGTGGAACAGCAGGAACATCAGGCACCTCAGGAACATCAGGCACCTCAGGTACATCTGCCACTAATGGAACTTCTGGTACAAATGGGTCTTCAGGAACAAATGGAACTTCTGGTACCTCTGGTATAAATGGTCTTTTTCTTGGAAGTTCTGGAACTTCTGGAACTTCAGGAACTAATGGAACTAATGGTACAACAGGAACATCTGGAACTTCAGGAACATCAGGAACTTCAGGAACTAATGGAACTTCTGGAACCTCTGGATTAAATGGCACATCAGGCACATCAGGCAAAGATGGCACATCAGGTATTAATGATTTTTATGCTGATCCAGATTTATATTTTGATGACGCTGGTGAACAAGGTGGCACTAATGGTAGATTATATACACCTAATTTAACTGTTACTAATCAAATTACATATACTGCGACTGGTTATAACACAGTAGGGAATATTATTACTTCTGATGGTAGTGGTAATTTTGTTTGGACTGCTGGTGGAACAGGTTCTTCTGGTACTAATGGTACTTCTGGAACGAATGGTACTTCTGGAACGAATGGTACTTCAGGTACGAATGGAACCTCTGGAAGTTCTGGATTAGTGCCAGCAGATGTTGTTTTAAATGATGGTTTAAGTCCAAAAGTTGCAATGATCAAAGTTATGACAGCAGGAGTCTATGGTACATCTGCTATAGATCCAAATACCTTGTATGTTGTTACTGGACCATAATAATTAATATAAATATTATAAAAATAGAGCAAAATTAATTTTTAGTATAATTTTGCTCTATTTTTATAATATCAATTCAATTATTTTTATATATAAATTAAAAATAGAAAGCTTTTTATGGGTAAATTATTACAAAGTCATATATATCCAACAGAAATATACATTGGTGCTGTAGGTGGAAAATCAGGTATAAAAGTTTTCTCTGGTTCAGAGCAGGTTTGGCCAGCTACAAATTATTGGAATTGTGGTTATGGCTGTCAATATTATGCATCAGATCCAAGTTGTGCTCAATGTGATCCTCATGCGATCAATGTATTGACTGGATTATATATAAATGGACCCGATAAATTAAAATTAGATTATTATATTGTTTTATCAAACAACTATAGTGCATCTTCAATAAATTATGTTCTCAGAATTAGTAATACAACAAGAGGCACAGGACCAATTTCAACTAGTATAATGACAGTTCCAGGTTACACTATCGATACGTTTTTTAGTGGAACAACATCTTCTTTTGGTATTATAAATGAAATTGGTGATAATTTTACAGTTGAGTTAAGTTCCAATGGTGGATCACCACCTTGGACAACTCAGATAACACCATCTAGTGGTTCATTAAATTATACTTAAGAATTTTATTATTTTTTAAGGGTATATTTTTTTATATATAGATTTATGAAAACTTGGGACATATCAAACTTTAATTTTAATACTACATTAACCAATTATACAATGGTTGATGGTTTAACTCCAGAAAAAATCAAAAGAAAATATATTTGGTTATTGAATGCATTGGTTGAAGATGCAATTGTCGGCGAAGATGAATATGGATTGGTCTGGTATTCTGGCACTTGGTATGGTGGTGAATGGGAAGATGGTACTTGGTATTCTGGTATTTGGCATGATGGAGAATGGAAAAATGGAAAATTTTATTCATATCGTTTTGATTTGCCACAGTTATTAATAAGAAATAGAAGAATTTTGGAGAAAGATAATCCTGTTTATTCACAATTTTTACATGGTATTTGGAGAAGAGGCGAATTTTATAATGGATATTTTGGACCTGAAGGCTTTTATGACAATTGGGATTCTAAATCAAAAATAGAAAGATTTTTTCACGATACTAGATGGGAAGGTGGTGTTTTTTATAATGGAATATTTAGAAATTCTACTTGGTGGACTGGTAAATTTCAAGGTGGAATTTTTTATAATGGCGAGTGGTTTGATCAATTTCCAGGTAAAAGTATATTTTCTAATGGAACATTCCAAGGGAACACTTGGTGGTCTGGTAATTTTACTGGTGGTGATTTTGTTCTTGGAAACTGGTTAGATGGTAATTTTAATCAAGCAAACACTAGTATTAGAAGTAGATTTGGATCTATGCCAATCACTGGTGTAACTACAAAATCTGATGTGTCTGTAATTTGGCATGATGGTAGCTTTATAAATGGTGAATTTCATTCAGGCTTGAATATTGTATCAGGATATACTCAAACATCTGATAATCATAATAGAACACATTGGTTGGGTGGAATATGGTATAATGGTGCTTGGTATGGTGGCACTCATGAGTCTGGAGAATTTAATAATGGATATTGGCTTGAAGGTTACTGGGAGTATGGCACATTTAATAATGGATATTGGCTTAATGGATTTTGGGAAGATGGTATTATAAATGACGGATTTTTTATACAAGGCTTATTTAAAAAAGCAACAGTTTATGGTGGAGAATTAGGATTTCAATCACAGAAAAAAATAACAGAAAGCATTGCTTTCCCACCTAAATTTTTAGGTTCATTACCAACAGTAATAACAGATACAGTAGTGAACAATATCACAAATGTAATAGCAACAAGTGGTGGCCAGGTAATAAATGATGGTGGTGAAAAAGTGACAAAAAGAGGTATATGTTGGAGTGATGAAGAATATCCTAATATTACAACTAATTATAAAGGATTTACAAGTGATGGTAATGGTGTAGGAGGATTTGTTAGTCAACTTAGTGGCTTAATTAGTAACACTACTTATTATATAAGAGCTTATGCAACAAATGCCCTTGGTACTTCTTATGGAACTGAAGTTATATTTGATACTGCACCAAATCCATGTTACTCTGTATTTATTAGATGTGATGATTATTCAAAATCAGTTCAATCTACACAATTTGCATCTGGCTATTCTTTCACAACATTATTTAATTATAGTGGTGCTAGTTATTGGTATTATATTCAATCTGGATCAACTTTTCATAATCCTGGAATACCACCAATTGTGACATTAACACAATCTGCTTTGATAACTTGTCCAACTACAACTACAACTACAACGACAGCACCAACTACAACAACTACAACTACATAATGATATAAAATGTCAACATATCAAGCATATGATTTTATTAAGGATATAAATTTTCATATAAGAAATAAAAATCCGATAGATTTAAAATCTAAAAGTGAGATATTTAAAACATATTTATTCAAATTAAAAACATTTCAACTCCCAGAAAAAATTAAAAAAGATCATCCTCTTTTTAACGAGGATTATTTTCTTTTCATTTTATATAACACAGTTTTTGTAGCCAAAAAACTAGATAACGAATCAATGAAATTTGATTATATTGAGGTTTTAAATGGTCTCAAAGTGATAAGAAAAATGAAGTTAAAAAAGTTATTTCAGTAATTTTTTATTTTGATATATTTTATTATATTTGTGTGTTATGAAATTGAATAAACATAATTAAAAATTATTAATATATAATGATATGGCTACAGTGATGGAAAGAACAAATTTTTGTATGAAAAGTAAGGCAAACGTTGATGATATATTGACTATCCTATTATGGGTAAAAACTATATCTGAAATCGAGGGCAAATCCTTTAAGTATCAAAACTTACAGGATCAGGCAGAAACATATAAATATACTAACACACCATTGGATACTAGAATTCATCCTATTGATGAATTGATGATAGATGCATTTAGGGTGTATGATAAATTGAAAAAGACTAAAGAAAAATTTAATGGTGTTTTAGAAAAAATAGATTTTACGTCTTTTCAGAATAAATTGTTAATTGAAAGATTAAACGGAAATAAGGATGTGTTTAACAATGAGATTTCTAAATATGAGAAATCTTTTGAAGAATTGATGGAAAATTTCAGGTATGAGTACCCAGAAATACGTGGAATACAAAAAGGTGTTCTTACAGAAAAAATGAATGAATATGTAGCATCTGAGGATTATGAGCATGCTGCTATTGTGAGAGATATTATTAAAGAGTGTTAACTACTTAATATAGAGATTGAAAAATCCGATTCTTTCACAGAATCGGATTTTTTATTTTTAAAAATAAATGAAAGTTTTAGGCACTTTCTTTGTTTTTGACTTTACATTTTTAATATATACTATAAAAAGATATATGGAAACTGTAGGAATTTATTCAATAACAAATTTGAAAAACAATAAAATTTATATTGGTAGTACAAAAAATTTTGATAGAAGGTATTATTATCATTTAAATGATTTGAGAAATGATAAACATTTTAATATTCATTTACAGAGAGCTTTCAATCTTGATGGTGAAAAAATTTTTATTTATAATTTAGTAGAAGAGTGTGATGAATCTGATTTAATAAAAAAAGAAGAATATTATATTGAAAAATTTAATTCTTGTGATGATAATTTTGGTTATAATATTAATCCAAAAGCTGATAGACCACCTAGTTGGATAGGTAAGCATCATTCAAAAGAAACAAAAGAAAAAATTGGAAAAAAAAGTAAAGGTAGAATATGTTCTGAGTATTCTAAACAGATTGCAAGTGAAACACACAAAGGAAAAAAAATTTCAGATGAAAATAAACTTTTTTTAAAAGGTATAAATTCAGGTGAAAATAATTCTATGTTTGGTAGAAAGCCTTATGATATATGGATAGAAAATTATGGAAAGGAAATTGCTGATGAAAAATTAGAAAGTTGGAAGAATAATATAAGTGAAAGCAATAAGGGTAGAATAACATCTGAGGAAACTAGAGAAAAAATAAGTAACGCAAATAAAGGAAAAATTTTATCAAAAGAAAGTATAGAAAAAATTAGGGTATCAAAAATAGGTAAACTCGCTTCAGAAGAAACAAAAAAATTAATGTCAGAACAAAGAAAAGGTGATAATAATCCAGCTTGTAAAATAAAAAACTTAGAAGTTGTTGAAATTTTGAATATGATAGGTGATGGAGAAAAAATAATAGATATTGCAAAAAAATATAATGTATCAAGAGTAACAATTAATAATATAAAAATAGGTAAAAGAAAATTATGATATATCAAAAAATAATTGTATCTTTGTACAATAATATTAAAAATAATAAAAGAAAGAGAGTAATTATGTTAGAAATTAAAGGAAAATATACGACTGCAAAAATAATGATTGATGATGTTGAGGAATCATGCTTAACTCAGATATATTCAATGGTAAATCATCCAGCATTTACGGAACAGATTGTAATTCAAGCAGATACACACCAAGGTAAAGGTTCTGTCATTGGGTTTACTATGCCTTTGGGTAAAAAAATAATACCTGCGATTGTTGGAAGCGATATTGGTTGTGGTATGTTATCATTCAATGTTGGTGACTCTATCTCTGAAAATAAGGATAAATTGTTAAAATTGGACGAAAAAATTCGTTCTATTGTTCCATTTGGTACAAATTTACAACAAAGATCAGCAGTTCCATCTAAATATTTTGAAAAGAATTTTCCATGGCTAGATGCAAATGATATTGCTAAGAAGTTTGTTGTTAACTATAACAGAAAGTTCGGAACCGATTTTAAATTCGTTGAATTTAATTATGATTGGTTTTTGAATAAATGTAAAGAAATTGGAATAAGACAAGATGCTGAAATGGCTATTGGTACATTAGGTGGTGGAAATCACTTTATTGAAGTTGGTAAGTCTGCTAATACTGGTGATATTTGGATTACTATTCACTGTGGTTCTCGTAACTTCGGTAAGGAACTTTGTGAATATCACCAAGAAGTTGCTAAGAAAAAATTAGAATCTAAGAGAAATGGTGGTTTGAGAGAAAAAATCGAAGAAATTAAAAAGTCTTCAGCAGGTTTGGATATCTCAGCTAAAATTAAGGAAGCAAAGAAAGAATTAGGTGTTGACTTTACAGATATCAATATCAATGGTATGGAATTTTTGGAAGGTCAGGAAGCTATGAACTATTTCTTAGATATGATTTTCTGTCAGCAATATGCTAAGTTTAACCGTAAGAGAATTTCTGAAAACATCTTGAAGGCTTTAGGGTCTAAGGATAAGGAAATGATTGAGTGTATTCACAATTATATTAACTTTGATGATATGATTATCCGAAAGGGTTCTATTTCATCTTATGTTGGTGAAAAAATGATTATACCTTTCAATATGGCTGACGGTTTATTGATTTGTGAAGGTAAGTCTAACCCAGACTGGAACTTCTCTGCTCCTCACGGTGCTGGTCGTTTGATGTCAAGAGGTGAAGCTAACCGTAAGGTTGACCTTGAAAAATTTCAATTCCGTATGAAAGATGTTGTTTCAACTTCTGTTGGCAAGTCCACATTAGATGAAGCTCCACAGGCTTATAAGGATTCTAAGATGATTGAACTTGCAATTGCACCAACTTGTACAATTTTAGATAGGGTAAAACCAATCTTAAATTTGAAAGATGGTGGTGAGTCAATTACTTGGAAAGAAAGAAAAGAAAGAGATAAAGCTGAAAAAAGTCGTGATTTAAATAGACGTGATATGAGAAGAATGAAAGGTCGTTAAAACCTTTCATTCTTTTTTAAATATATATCATAGTAATGTTAAAAACCAAGTATTTACATAGACCATATAGAAAAACTAAAAATTCTCACCTTTGGGGTATTAAAAAATATTGGCGAGGTAAGAATATTGATTTGCTTTCTGATTTACCACCTCATGAAAGAATGAGAAGAGGGCATCACAATTATAATTATGATACTACTCCATTGTTGAGATTTCTTGATTCTAAGGTTGGTCAGAATTGGAATGATGTTTATTCTGAAGTTTTAACAAAAATTAAAAATAAATATAGATGGTGTATTGACAGTTATTTACATGCTGATAAATATTGGCATAGAGTGGGTGTATATATTAAGCCTATTTATGATGATAATTTTATTCCTAGAAATTCTATTGGTAGAATTTTAAAAAATCATTTATTTGTTGAAAATGGAATTTTGGTTGAAAAAGATGAACCAGAAATTAGATCAGATGCTATAAAATATCAACGCAAGGAAAAATTAAATAATATTTTAAAAAATAAAGATAAAGAATATATTGAATTTGATCAAAAATTATATGAGGATTTTTTTATAAAAGATGGTGAAGAAAGAGTGAGGAAATATAAAAGAAATTAGTTATCTTCGTTGTTTCTATATTTTTGTTGAATATAGATTGCGTTCTTTTTTGTTTCTCTTTTTTTGACTGATTTTTTTTCAAAGAAAGTATTTTCTCTAAGTTGTTCAGTCACCTTAGTTTTTTTGAACTTAGTTTTTAACCTTTTGAGTGAGGTTTCAATATTTTCTCCTTTTTTGATTTCTATTATTAACATATGCTTGTATATATAAATAATTTTTATTAGTTTTGAATTTTAATATATATAAAATAAAAAATAATTTTTTATAAATGAAGTCTCTTTTAAAAACATATGAATCTTGGGTGTCGACTTTATCTGGACCATTAGATATGTCTTTCTATGATGAAGATAAGGCTGTAAAATTAAATAAAATTAAAGAGCCAAAAGAGTCAAAAGAAGAAAATGAGGTAGATATTAAAAATGTTTTGAAATTTATTAATGATTACAGAAAAATGTTCAACAAAGGTGTTGAAATAAAGGAATTAAAAGTTCTGGCTAAGGAAGAATTCGGTGATGATTTATATATGATGTTAGAATTAGACGCATTTTTTAAGGCATTAAGAACCAAACAGAAACTAAAACTTGCTGATCCAGAGACACATCCAGAAAATATAGATTCTTATTTTGACGAATATATTTCAGAATTACCTAGGATATTTTTGAAAATAGAAGATGATTATTCAAAATATGACTTAAAAGATAAGTTTCATAAACTTAAATTATTAAAGGACACTAAGAAAGCTCAACGAAAAATGTCAAAACAAATTTTTGAAAAAGAAAATGAGGCATTATTTATTGAATTTCTAAAAATGGTTGAATGGATAAAAGCGAATAAGAAAAAAGTTTTAATAACTCTTGATGGTAGAGATTCAGCAGGTAAAGGTTCTTTTATTAGATTGATTGAAAAAAACACTCCTGAAAAAATTGTTAGTCACGAATGGTTTGATGTTCCAAATGAATATCAGAAAAAGAATTGGTTTTTAAGATATACAAGAGCATTACCAAAGGATGGAAGATTTAAACTTTTTGATCGTTCATGGTATAATAGAGCGGTAAATGATATTGTCAATGGTTACTGTAGTGAAGAGGAATATAAGAAGTTTATGAAAGAAGTTATACCTTATGAGAAGGAATTGATTTCACATGATATTATCTATATAAAATTCTGGTTTTCAATTGACAAGGAAACTCAAGAATTTAGATTCAATTTAAGAAAAGCACATCCTCTTAAATATTGGAAATTTAGTCCAAATGATGCCAAGGCTGTTGAGAAATATGAAATGTTTACATTTTATAAAGAGCAAATGTTTGCTAAGACATCAACAAAAAAATCACCTTGGGTTGTTGTAAATATGAATGATAAAAAATTAGGTCAGTTAAATGCAATGAGATATATTTTAACTAAGGTTCCTTATCCTGATAAGAATGAGGATATTATACAACCATTTAAAACAATTGTGTATGAGGTATGAAAATAAAAAAGGTATATCAGATTAATGAAGATTTTACACCAGAAATCATAAGATATATAGAACAAAAATATAATACTAGTGAATATATTTTATATGGTATAGATTTTGGTGATAAAAACCAAGAACATAATATAGTACAATTAGATCGCGGATCATTAGAAGAATGTAGTAAATCATATCAAGAATTTGAAAATGATGATAGTTTTGGTTATGATGAATATTTTGTAGTTAAAGAAACATACACATTCATGCCAGACGTATTAATAGCACATAAGTATAACATATAAAAAGATAAAAATGGAAAAAGTAAAAAATGAAGTAAGAAATGAAGTAAAAAAGATTATTTCTGAAATGTTTGCAATTAGTAAGAACATTAAATTTTTAGGTGAAGATCCAGGCTATGTAGAGTTCGAAATTGATTCTAATGACTATAAGCTCAATTATGATGAAGACTTATATATGGATTATAGTGAGGGTGTCATGAAAAAAAGAATACATCAGGTGGCTCTTAAATTTTATTCCAAATCAATTGAAGGATCTTTGGATATTCCAGTTTATAAAATTATGTTTGAAATTAAATTGAAGCCAGTTTCTGAAATAAAATTTCAGAAGGACGATGATATGTTTGGCTGGAGCTTTGGTGAAAAACCAGTAAAAGTAATTAGATTTGTTAAAAAATGTGGTAAATCTTGTGAGTGGAATGACTTTAGTGGTCGCTTAATAATGAAGAAATCTCAACTTGATAAAATGGACATCGATCTTTTGAAAATTCTAATTAATGAAGAAGGTGGTGAAAAAATCAGAGTAAAATAAAAAAAAATTAAATTATGAAAATAGTGAAAACTTTTGAAGGATTTTTGAAAAATTCTTATAATTTTATTAAATTGGTAAATTTGCTTAGAAATTGGCAAAGTAAATATCAACCAGAAGATTATGATAGAGTTATTTCAAGTGCATTTGAACTCATAGATGATTATGAATTGGAGACTGGTAAACTTTCTCCTCCTTTTACTTTACCTAATGAACAATTAGGCACAGAGTTTATTACAAAATTTTTCAAAACAGCAGAAGATCATGGTTATGAGATAATTTCTAATCCATCAAATCGTGGTGATGATTTTACTACATTTAATTTAAAAAAATAATTATTGATATGACAAATATTACAACATCATTCGGGCAATTTCAAGATTCATTAAATGAAGATAAGAAATATATTGATAAGGTTACATATTGTCTCACAGGAAGTCCAAAACCTTTATGGCCAACTAAAGCGGATTTTATTTCTGATATGGAAAAATGGGGATATAAATATACAACTTTAACTAAAGATACTGACATGCTAATAGCCGCAGACGAGGATTTAGGTACATTAAAATGTCAAAAAGCAGAGAAATATGGCATACCAATTTATAGTTATAATGATGCTTTTAAAAAGAAAGAATTATTATACAAACGAGTTATTAGAGGTAAAAAACTAGAGAATTTAAATAGATTATCTGAAGAAGATTGATAAAAAACACCTTGTTAGGTGTTTTTTTATTTTAAAACAATCATTTAGACTTTATTTATTTTATATATACTATAAAATAAATAAATAATTGAGGCTATGTTAAGGAAAAAATGGACAGAAGAAGAAGTCGAAAAGTTAAAAAATTCATATCTAAATATGAGTACAAAAGAATTGTCTTTATTTTTAGATAGGACTGAGATTTCTATTATTGGCAAAATGCAGTTATTGGGTATAAATAGAATGTGGACTAAAAATGAAGATGATATATTAAGAGAGAATTATGGAATAAACAATTATGAGGATTATAAATATTTATTACCAAATAGAACATTAAGTTCTCTATTTAATAGAGCACAAGTTTTAAAAATAAAATGTAAAGAAAAAATTAGAAATAATTATAAATATGATGTAAATCATCATTTTTTTAAGGATTTGTCCAATATAAATTGCTATTGGGCTGGATTTATTGCTGCTGATGGTTGGATAAAATCTGATTGTAATTGCTTAGGTGTAAAATTGGCAAAAAAAGATATAAAACATTTAGAGAAATTTAAATTCGATATTCAATCTAATTCACCTATAAGAGAAAAAAAAGCAAAAATTGATGAAAAGATTTTTTTACAAAGTGAAATAAATGTTTACTCCAGATATATTGTGCACGATTTATATGATAATTTTAATATAACTCCTAATAAAACTTTTACTTTAATACCACCAAATATTGAAAACTTTGAACATAAAATTTCATATATAGTTGGTCTAATTGATGGTGATGGCACGATAGGAAAAAAAACTAATGCAACTGATTTGAGAATTTCTTTAGCTGGCAATGAAGAAATTATAAAATGGTGTAAGTCTGTGTTAGTGGATCTTCTTAAATTAAGAAAATCAAAAAAAATTGCGTATAGTAATAAAATTTATAGCTTTAGTTTAGGTAATAAAAACTCTATAAAATTTATCAATTATGCAAAAAAATTAAATATACCTCATATGGAGAGGAAATGGAATAGATATGGATTACAATAAAGATTATTATAAAATTTTAGAAATTGATAAAAATTCATCTTATGATGAATTGAAAAAACAATATAGAAGTTTATCTAAATTATATCATCCAGATGTTATGAAGACTGGTGATGAGTTTAAATTCAAAGAAATTAATAACGCATTTGAAGTTTTATCAGATGCTAAAACCAGACAAGAGTATGATCAACGTAGTCCACATGGAAATTCCTATTCGCCAGGATTTGGTGGATTTCCAGGATTTGAATTTCATTTTAATCAAGGAGGTGGTGATATTCACGATATATTTAGCCAATTTTTTGGAGGCGCAAACCCATTTGGAGGCGGATTTAACCCATTTGGTCAAAGAGAACAGTTTAGAGAAGATTTAGATATTAATGCTATTATAACAATAAATCTAAAACAGATATATTTAAATGAACAATTAAATATAAAATATAAGCGTAAAGTTCATTGCGATAGTTGTAATGGTACAGGCTTTGATAAAGAGAGTCATTCTGATATGTGCGAAATTTGTAATGGAAGTGGAGTAGATAAAGGAAAAGTTTGTGAGTATTGTAGAGGTGAAGGTAAGATTTATGCTGAAACTTGTAAAAAATGTAAAGGTGAAAAGGTGATGTTAATTGATTCAGAAGTTAATTTGGCAAACATTTCTCAATTAAGAGAAAATATACAGAATTTACATAGAGGTTATGGTCACCAATCAAAATATTATAGAGAAAAGATTGGGAGTTTAATTTTGAATATTAATGTTGATAGGAGTGATGGTTATGAAATATTGAATGGTTATCAATTGAGGAAAGTATTGGATATTCATTTTCAAGATGCTATTGATGGTTCTGAATTGACACATATTCATGTTGATGGTAATGAAATTAAAATTAAATTGCCAGCCAAAACAAAAAATGATGAGGTTTTAAGAATTAGAGAAAAAGGTTTATTAAGACAAGATAATACAAGAGATGATTTATATCTAAAGATTAATATAATAATTGATTATAGTAGAATTTAAAAATCTTCAAGACTTTTAACTAAGTCATTTAATTCTAAATTTAGTGTATTTACATATAATTCTAATATATCTGTTGAAAATACAACAGTTGCAATTTCACCTTCATTTAATTGAATTTCACCAACACCTACAACACCAGGTTCAAATCCTTTTATTGTGAATGATCTTTTGTTTGTTAATTTTTGTACATCAAAAATGGTTTTTTCAAGTTTAGTAATTTTGTCAACGATATTAGCGACAAGAAGTGCATTATCTCTATTCATAATATTTTTTTATTTTATATATTTAAAAAATAGAGTCTCATCAAATAAATCTCCAGTTGATATAATCTAACGCTTGATAGACTTGTAACATTTTATTCCAATCTTTGCTTTTTGTTACAACTTGAAATACAAAATCCTTGAATTCTTTTAATCCTTTACTTTCAAATTCTTTTGTCATTTTTTTGCGATTTTCATATGATATTGGTGTATCTGTAGATTGACCTAATTGTTTTGCCTTGTCAGTTTTTAGATATAATACATATTCTGTACCTTCTCTCATATAATCATTTGCAACTTCTAATGCTTTATCAAAGGCTTTTTCCCAGTCTGGATTAGTCTTAATAAGATTTATAAAATGTCTTTTTGATTTTAAATCAAAAAAATTTGCTAACTGTTGTTCAGAAAAATTGTTTTCTTTTGATATTTTAACAAAATTTATAAGATCACTTGGTTTTTTTATTTGATTTATACTTTTATCTTCTACAATTTCTGATTTTGTATTTGAATCTAATGGAGGAGGTGTCTGACCTTTTGTCATTCCGCCTAATGTAGCTGCTGTCATTAAGGCTCCAGCTGCAAGATTTTTCTTCCAATCTTCATATAATCTAATCTTTGAAAGATTGTTTTCTTCAAAATTTTGTAAATCAATTTTATACTTTTGATCTTTATCTTCTTCATCATCAAAATTATCATAAAATTGAGCTGTGAAGTTATCAATTTCTTCTGATTCGTTGAATTTTTTTAAGTGTTTCATAGGTTAAATTTTATTGCTAATTTTTCTTCTCTGGTTAATGGTATTAAATTTGATTCATATTCCCAAAAACCATCGTCTAGTTTATAATTATTTATATTTCCATCTTTATATCTATCAGTTATCTTATATATTTTATTTTTGACTAATTTTATTGCAGAATCTACTTTAACATGATCTTTTAATTTAAATTTATATCTAGTTGTTGGTTCTTTATAATTCTTATCTATAACTTTGATATTTCTTAAATGTTTCATAAGTTAAATTTTTTAATATTTTTAAGATTCTCAATTTTATCTTTATCTTTTATTGTAAATAATTTGGAAAGAACTTCATTTGATAATCTTCCATTAAATCCAGTTAATTTAAATCTATCATATCCATATTTGTCTTTTTTAACTGTTTTTTTACTTCCTTTTTTAACAAATAATTTATCTCCACTAAGAGATAATTCTCTTGGACACATATATGGTTTTCTAATATAAATATTATGTTTAGCAATTAAAACATCGCCTGGCTCTACAAAATTAAAATCATCTTCAGTTGCTATATAATGTTCCGATTCAAAATCTTCAAATAGTGTTATCATGGTTTAAAATTTGCAAAAGATTGTAAATTTTTTCTTTTATGTTTTTTGTCTTTTTTTAGATTTGGTGCTGATTTCATATATGCACCACTAATGGTTTGACCAATATCTCCACTTCCTGCAATAGAATCTGTCGCATTTACTGAGCCAGGAGTAGCAGAAGGTTGAGCAGCCACAACAGCGCCCATACCACCAGTGTTACCCATAGTTGCTGTAGCATCTTCTTTAATATATTCTTTAAATTTTTTCATATAAATAATTTTTTATTTTTTCTTCAATATTTTCATTATATTTAATTCTTAATAGATTTATATTGTTGTTAATACAAAAATTTGTTTTTATTTTATCATTCTTTTCTATTTCTGGAGTATAAAATTTTGTATTTATATTAAAGTGTTGTCTACCATCAAATTCTATTGTTAGATTATATGCTGGTAAATAAAAATCAAAAGGTAATGTTAGTATATTTTTACAGTTATCAAATCTTTTTTGATTTTCGAAATGAATATTTTCTTTTAATAAAAAATTTATAATTGCAGTCTCACCTTTAGATTTTATCAAACAATCACAACCTATTTTACCTTTTAAATGGTTGTCAGCACTTTGTAAGAATGTTTTTCCACATTTTTGACATTTAATTGTAATTTTTGTTCTATTATTTATATATTCCTGATCTAATATTAAATATTTGTGGTTATATATTATGTTGGATCTATTAATTATTTCATCAATTGTTAATTTTATATTTTTTGCACATTTTGGACAACCTTGTTTCTGATATAAGTGCTTACCGTATTTTTGAGAGAATTCAGAATTACATTCTTTACAATGAATTTTAAGGTTATTGTCATTTCTTTCTACTATAATATATTTGCTATTATTTAGAATATTAGATTTTTCTTGAATTTGATTTATTGTTAATTTACTATTTTTTATTGAGCATAAACATCCTTGTTTACTGTGTATAAATTTATTTGAAGATTTTTCAAAATATTTTTTACAATTATTACAAAAAATTTTAAGTTTTTGTCTATCATTTAAGTATTCTTGACACTTATCTATTAAATATGTATTATCACCATACAATATATTTGCACTTATTTGAATATTTTCTATTGTGTTCTTAACTCCTTTCACTTTTAAATTATTCTTTGTTATTTTTTAATTAAATAGTAATCCAATTCCTTGTATTGGTTGATTATTAGTTTGATATGTGAATTCTTTATATTCTTTACCTTCTTTTATTTCTTTCCAAAATTTAACCACACCTGGGCAAGTACTATCATTTATATCGTGAAACATCACAATTTTAGCATATTGACCAATATTTTCATAGTCTGTTTTTATTCCTTCATAAGAATGATCCCCATCAATAAATACCAAATCAAATTTTTCACCTTTGTAATCTTCACTTGTTCCAATATGTAAATTGATATATTTTTTAATATCTTCTGTCATATGTTTATCTTGTATGTCAACACCTACAGCTTTTAAATTTGGATTTTTTAATTTTAACATTTCTGTTATCAATAAATGAGAACCACCTTTGAATATGCCTACTTCACAATATGTATTTATATTATATTTTAATAATTCTAATATTGCGTCTGCAATTTGTTTAGGTGTTTGAAACATAGCTTCTTCTGTTCTATTATAAACCATATATTTATTCCATTCACCATATGCATCTCTATCTTCAACACATAAGCCATAATCACAAACTAGATTTATAATGTCTGTGTCTTTAATAGATTCTAAATTTAAGTTAGATATATTTTCAACTAATATAGAATTTTTAGTTTTTTTATTTTTGAGATTTTTCTTTGAGTGTTTCATACTTTTGTATGTTTTGAACGTTGGTTCTGAGCTTGGTGTAAATTGAGTTCCAAATTCACCATTATTGCCAGATTTATAATATCCTCCACGAAATGGTAAAGAAGATATTCCTGCTATTCCTGATGCGTTTCCTGTGGAAACTTCTGATTCGTTAAATGTTTTTAAATGTTTCATAAATTGTATTTATTTACTTTTGTATCTAATTTATATTGTTTTATTTCTTCTTTTGTTGCTTTCCTTAATTGATTTGTTTTAAGAAAAAGTTGCAAATTTATATTTGATAATGATGTTATTTTCCATAATAAATCATCTGTATCAGAATATAAATTTTCTACTCCACTAACTTTAAAAATATCATTTTCATATTTTTCATATCCATATGATCCAAAAATTGGAGATTTATCAATTTTAACAATATCATCCATACTGAAAGCCATTTCATCTCTAGATTCAAATGTTTTTAAGTATTTCATATTGATTATATATTAAAATTTAAATCTTTATTTTATAGTAAGATTTATTTTATATATACAAGAAAATAATTGACAAGTATGAAAAAATTGTTCGAAGAATATGTTGAATCCGCTGATTATAAAATAGGTGCATTCTTTAAAGAATTAGAAGCTCAAATTAAGAAGTGGTTCGAAACTGGCTCATTATCCGCACAAGGATGTGAGTTAGATGGTGATATACAGATTTCAAATTATAATCCAATGGAAAAATTTTTAATTTGTAATTTTGTTGAGCCAGTTCAAGAGGGTGAAGAAGAGGATGGATCATCATTTAGATATCGAATGATATTTATGGTTAGACTTGATCAGATGAAAGGTGCAGACGCACAAGCACAAGGCGCACAAGCACAAATGGGATCACAACCTGGAGCACAAGGTGGAGAAAGTGCACCACCAGAACAAAAAAATCTAGAAATTAATAAAGTCTTATTGAAAATACATCAATTTGATGAAGAAAATGTAGAAAAGGGAGAACTTGTGGAAGAAGTTAAAGTTGAAGATATTAAAGAAGATTTTATAATTGATAAACTTGGTCAATTGAAAGATAAATCTGATGATAAAGGTACAGATGAGAATGATCTAAAAGATGATATTTATACAAAATGATAGTAGTTGCAAACACATTTATGCTTAATATTTTTAAGAAGATTTCTATATTCAAGTTGGATCTAGGCAAAAATCTTATGCCTATTAATAGTGAAAGAGTTGAAATTAAAGATCCTTTTATGTTGAAGTATATAAATATGACTGGTAAACAGATATTAACTTATGGCTCAATAGGAAAGCTTACTTTTTATCAAGATTTCACATTAGGAAATACTGAATTTTATATTTTTAATGAAGATAGTATTTATGGATTAAATTATAGTGAATCAGATTCAAAAATAAGTCCAGAAAACTATTTAGCTGATATTGTGCAGGAAATAAATGAGAAAGATGGAATTAAAGAAAATCCTGATAAAGTTGATAAGAAAAAAGATCCAGATATAAAATTACCAGCAGATCAATATCTTCAAGAGATGATTAAAAAAAGAAAAGAAGAAAATGTCAGATGATAAATCAAATATGGTTATTGATAAACTTATTGTCAATAATCATGCATTGTTGAATAAAACACCAAATGGTGAAACTTTATATGGTCCTCCATTTACTGCTTTTGTTGATTATGATAATAAATCAGAATATAAACAGAGTAGAAATAAGACACCAAGTGGTCAGGTAGTTTTTAATCCTCCTTTTACAAAATTTGTTGACCATGACAATCCATTAGAAAAAGGTGATAGAAATAAAACTCCAAATAATGAAATCTTATATAAAAACGCTGAACTTAGTAATAAACTAAAAGATGAAGATGTTTATACAAATATACCATCCAAAAATAAATTAAAAGATCAGGAATTATATAAAAATATATCATCCAACAATAAATTGAAAGATGAGGATCTTTACGCAAATGTTGATTCTAAACGTTCATTAAGTGGTGAGGTTTATGTAAATGTTGATTCTAAACGTTCATTAAGTGGTGATGTTTATGTAAATGTTGATTCTAAAAACACATTGAATAATGAGAGCCTTTATGTAAATTTTGGTTCTAAAAATGATTTGAAAAATGAACAGTTGTTTGTAAATGTCGATTCTAAAAATGACTTGAAAAATGAAGAATTGTTTGTAAATGTTGGCTCTAAGAATCAATTGAATAATGATGAACTTTTCAAAAATACTGAATCTAAAAATACATTAAATAAAGAAATACTATTTGTAAATAAAGATGAAAAACATACTCTTAATGGAGATTCATTATTTGAAAATGTAGGAATAAAAAGAAAAATGGATGATACTGTATTATATGCTGGTAAGAAAGCTGATAATACATTGAATGGCGAGAATTTATATGCTAATGTTGATGATGCTAATACTAAATTGACTAATGAGCAATTATATGATAATAATGTGAAAGATGATAACACTATCAAAGATAATAAGATATTGTATATTAATAGTAATGTCAAAAAATGAAATATTTAAAACAATACGAAAAATTTGAAAATCTTCTTAAATATTCTAAATTAATAAGAGATTATTTTGATTATACTAAAGTGAAGCATGTAAAAATAGATCCATTTTTGGTATATAAAGGTCGCACCTATACAGACATATATTTTAATAAAAAAACTAGAGAAATTACAGTTAAAGATTTTTGGAGTCATAAACCAATTGATCCTGTAATTGATGGAACAATGTTATTAATTAAATTGTATATTTATTTAACAAAAGTTACACCAGAGATAATTCCTTATCAAAAGATGAAAAAGAATGTGGATAAATTTAATATTTAACACCAATCAACCATCTGATATTCTTTGCCGTTGAAATATACTGTATCAAAAGTGTCAAATCCAAAATCTTTCAAAAAATGATTTAATATTTCTGATTTTGTCATTTTAGTTATATCACAATCTTCTAAAAGTTCAACAACATCATTATAAGTGTAGAATGAGTGATCACCTTGTCCGTCATTTAATCCAATAATAATTCTGTTTATTTCATCATCGGAAGAAGAATTTAACCATTCATCTGTGATTTTCTTTTTTTCTTTTTCCCAAAGCATAATATTATGTATTAATAGTAAATCTTTTTCAAAAATTCATTGTGGTGTGTGAAGGCTAAATCCATTTTGACTGCTCTGTTTAATAGAACCCATTTTCCATTTTTAGCATCGTCCCCAAATTTTAGTTCTGCTGAATTATTCATATGAAAAATAAATGGATAAGCAAAGAAATTTATTTCTCTTGGATCATTAGTTTTGAATACTCCAAGTGGCTCTATTCTTTTTATATCATCTAATTTTGCTAATGTTTCTTCTTGCAATTCTCTTTTAGCCGCGTGTTCTGGAGTTTCACCAGCATCAATAAAACCACCAGGAATAGCCCAACCACGACCATCTGATCTTTCAATTAGATAAACACGACCATCTCTAAATGGAATGGCATCAGCAGCAAAATTAGCAGCATAAATTATTCTATCACCATCTAATTCAAAATATTTTGTGACTGATTGTTGGTGACCACCAGAATTGACAAAATTTGCGAATTTGTCATCAATTAGTGTTATTTTACCAGCATCTTCTTTTGGTAAAAAAAGTGTTCTACCATCTGCTGTAGTATAAAGCCAGTTTCCATTTTCATCCTTATTGATGCCAGTAATAGTGACCAATTTGGTTAGGTCAAAATTTGAGAGATTTTCTTTCATTAGAAATTTGTTATATTGTTTAAATTTTATTATCATATAAAGATATAAAGATTTTTTTAAATAAATAATTATTTTCTTATATATAAGAAAATAATTATAAAAATAGAAAAATATGACTTTATTTTATTTATATATACATTATACAATAATAAAAAAATAGTATAATAAATTGAAGATAATTAAATATACATATAAATTTAGGTTAGAACCAACACAAGAACAGGAAATTCTATTAAATAAGCATTTTGGCTCTGTTAGATACGTATATAATTATTTTTTGAATCAAAGAAAAGAAGAATACTTAAATAATAAAAAATCAATAACTTATAATCAACAATCAAGTTTTCTAACTCAATTAAAGAAAGATGAAGAGACAAATTGGCTCAGTGAAATAAATAGTCAGACGTTACAGTATTCTCTTAAATGTTTAGACCAAGCATATCAAAATTTTTTTAACAAAAGAACTCAATTCCCAAAATTTAAATCAAAGAAAAATAAAAATTCATTTACTTCTCCACAATACGTTAGAGTTAAAAATAATAAATTATTAATTAGAAAATTTAATGAAGGAATTGAAATGATAATGGAAAGAAAAATTAAAGGAACAATTAAACATTGTGTTGTAAGCAAAACTACTACTGGAAAATATTTTGTTTCAATTTTAACAGAACAAGAATATAAACCAATTCAAAAAACAAATAAATCAGTAGGCATAGATTTAGGAATAAAAGACTTTTTAGTGTTATCTGATGGAACGAAAATCAAGAATCACAGATTTCTGAAACATTACGAAGGAATATTAACATTAAATCAAAAGCATCTATCAAGGAAAACAAAAGGATCAAATCGTTATGAAAAACAAAGATTAAAAGTTGCTAGAATTCATGAAAAAATAACTAATTCTAGAATGGATTTAATTCACAAAACAACTAATAAACTAATTCGTGATTTTGATATAATTTATTTGGAAGACTTAAATATTAAAGGAATGATGAAAAATCATAAACTATCAAAAGCAATTAGTGATGTTAGTTGGGGTATATTTATTAATATAATAGAATACAAAGCAGTATGGAACGATAAACAAGTTATTCATATTGATAGATTTTTTCCTTCATCCAAAGCCTGTTCTAAATGTGGTTGGATTAACAATAATTTAACTTTAAAAGATAGAACTTGGGCTTGTAAGTGTGGTTCTGTTCATGATAGAGATATAAATGCTGCAATAAATATTCTTAACGAAGGATATCGTAAAAATATATCAGATGGAACGTCTGATTATGAGCGTGGAGCAAAAATAAGACCAGTTTCGACTGGCGCAAGCAACGAAACGCTTAAAAAGAAGGAACTTGTTTCCTGAAACTATTACAGAAATGTAATAGTAGTTCATAAGTTGTTATCATTAAATTATTGAATATCAATTAATTAAAGCACTGGTTCCTATTCTATCAACTATACCAGAAAGTTCTTTTATCTGTGATAAACTTCGAACCCCACCAGAAAACTTTATTTTCATTTCTTCTGGTAATATTTTTCTCATAAATTTAACTTTATCTACTTTAGTTTGGAAAGAATCATCTTTTGGTAATTTTCCAGTTGATGTCATTACAAAATCCACACTAGTGTCAATACACATATTACAAATTGCTTCAATTTCTTGATAATTTAGAGCACCTATTTCAATAATTACTTTAATTGTAACACCTTCACGATGACAATATTCTGATAATTTTCCTATTTCCTCTTTTAATTTTTCGTGTTCTTCTTCTTGTTTAATTAATTTATAATTAACAACAACATCGATTTCTGATGCACCGTTGACAATCGCATTATCAATTTCATCAATTTTTCTCTTTATATCTTCATCACCTTTTGGAAATCCAATTAATGCTGAAATTTTAATTTCATTCTTTAGAAAAGAATTCGCAGTTGCTATAAATTCTGGTAAAATACAAATAGAATAAAATCCATTTTCTTCTGCTTCTTTACACAATTCTTTAATTTTATCGTTACTTAAATTGTCTGATATTTTAGTATAATCAATCAATTTATGATATTGTGCCTTTTCTTTATTTTCTAAATATTCAAATATTTTCTTATAAACAACCATTGTGAGGATCTTTATTTTTTTCTATATATAAAAAAAACTAAATAGATTTTGAGACAAAATATAAATTATATTGGTTCTAAGTATTCGTTATTAAAGTTTATAGAAGAAAATATAATATTGACAGTCGGTGACTTGTCTAATAAGGTTTTTTGTGATTTATTTGCTGGCACAAATATAGTTGGTTCTAATTTTAAAGATAAAGTAAAGCAAGTCATATCAAATGATATTGAATATTATAGTTATGTAATAGCAAAAAAATATTTAAGCAATAAAAATATTGATTGTGGTAAAGAAATAGAAATATTAAATTCATTAGATGGAATAGAAGGTGATATTTTTAATTACTATTCAGAAAATGGCTCATCTAAAAGATTATATTTCTCAGAAGAAAATGGTAAAAAAATAGATGCAATTAGACAGAAAATTGAAGAGTGTTGTGATAAAGATTGTTATTACTATTTATTAACATTATTACTTGAAGCCGCTGATAAGGTCGCAAATACGACTTCAGTTTATGGCGCATATTTAAAACAAATAAAAAAATCTGCCAGTAAACCTATTATTTTAAGAGATATTGAAAATGATATTATTGATGATCAGATTAATATTTGTTATAATGAAGATTCTAATGAATTAGTTAAAAAAATAAAAGGTGATATTTTATATATTGATACACCTTACAATCATAGACAATATGGTTCTAATTATCATATTTTAAATGCAATTGCAAAATATGATTTTAGTGTTGAGCCAGGTGGAGTTGTTGGATTAATGGATTATAATAAATCTGATTATAGCTATAAAAGAAAAGTGAAAACTACATTTGAAGATTTAATAAAAAATTCAGATTTTGAACATATTTTTATTTCATATAATAATGAGGGTATTTTATCTCTTGATTACTTTAAAGATATGTTAGGTAAATACGGTAGACTAATAATTTTTGAAAAAGATTATAAAACATATAAAGCAGATAAGAAAAGAAATAATAAATCGGAATTTGTTATAGAATATCTATTCTATTTAAAAAAATAAAATCCTGATAAATCAGGATTTTGTTTTATGAATTATTCTGGTCTTCTTTGACTATATCCAGTGTGTGCGCCAGATGCAGCTGCACCCATTGCTTCAAGATCAGTCCACAATGGCCTATATTGTCCAGCTTTAATATAACCTCTCCAATTATTGTCTGCAGCGGCTTTTAACATAAGCATTCTTTTCTTTTCAATTCTTTCAGGTGTCCATCCAGCTTCAGATGCTTTTGCTAAATATTCTTCAATATCAGCTTCTATTTTTGCTTTTTTTGATTCTTTATCTTCTCCTGATCTATGACCTGTTGCAAAATTTCTAATGTCTCCACCAAGTTTACGAGCACCACCCCAGAATTCATTAGTTTCTTCTATTGCGTGGTCTTCAAATGTTTTTAAGTGCTTCATAATTATATATTTTATTTTTTTTAATATTGTATATATTAAATTTTTTTTTATTTTTTTATTATTCTATATATTAATATTTTTTATTCAATTATTTTTAATTTAGCACCTGATCGTATTAATTCTTTGATACTATCAGTGTTTAAATTTTCTTTAAATTTATCTGTTTTTTTATCTTTATCTTTTAATAACCAATTGTTTCCAGAATTTGATGTTTCATAAGTATATGTATTTCCATTAGATGTTAATTCAATAGTTTTTGCTGTTAATTTTTTATAAAAATCTTCAACTTCACCTTTAATTGTATAAATTTCAATTGGATACCATTTATTATCTTTATAATATTGTAGAATCAAAAAATTTGGATTATCTAAAATTGACTCATTCCTATCATATAGAAAGAAGAATTTCATATCTATATTCTTTCTTAAGAAATTTTCAATATCCATAGTAGTTTCCATTTCACCTTTTTTAAGATGATCTTTAAATAATTGCTTATTGAAATTTGCATCATCATATAGAAGTTCAATTGGCTTGTGCATATATTCATCATTTGATAAATGTATTGTGAAAAAATCACCTTTTTTATCATTGATACTTGATAATAATCCATCAACGTCTGTAGTCATAGATTCTTTGATATATTCTAAGAAGTTTTTTATCATATTACTTATATATTAATTTAAACAATCAAAAAATTATTTGATATATATAATAATGGATAAGAAGAGTATAATAGATTTATCAAATAAGATTCATAATTTTTATTATGATTATGCCAAAGTTGAGGATTCTGGTAAAATGAATAAAATAAAAATTATATGTCCTATTCATGGTGAATTTGAACAGAGATTGGATGTTCACCTTAAAGGATCTGGATGCATAAAATGTGGAATAAATAGTAGAAAAAATAATATATTTGAGTTAATAAGTAAATTTAATGTAGTACACAACAATAAATATGATTATTCTTTGACTTACTATGTTAATAATAAAAGTAAAATAAAAATTATATGTCCTATTCATGGTGAATTTGAGCAATCTACATCAAAACATTTATTCGGCTCTGGTTGCAAAAAATGCTCAGTGGATAATTCTAAAAAAAATAGAACTAAATCGAAAGATCAATTTATAAAAGAATCAAACAAAAGGCATAATAATAAATATGATTATAGTCTGGTTAATTATGAAAACAATTATAAAAAAATTAAAATTATTTGTCCTGATCATGGTGTTTTTGAACAAATTCCAAATAATCATTTATCTGGATCAGGTTGTTTTAAATGTTTTCATATTTATATTAATAATTTTAATACTTTAGATATATTAGAAATTTTTGATAATTTTAATAATGTACATGGTGATAAATATGATTATTCTTTGGTAGATTATGTGAATGGTGATATAAAAATTAAAATTATCTGCGAGGTTCATGGTATATTCGAGCAGACCCCAAATAGTCATAAAAATGGTTCTGGCTGTCCTCATTGTGCTAATATAAAAAATAGGTTAAAATATATTGATATTTTGAAAAGTAGATTTGAATCCAATATACAAATAACTCCAAATTTTAATAAATCTGCTTGTGCCATATTTGATAATATTATGAAAGATAATAATTCATATATTCAACACGCTATGAATGATGGTGAATTTTTTATTAAGGAATTAGGATATTGGTTGGATGGTTATGATAAAGTTAATAATATTGTATATGAATTTGACGAAAAATATCACTTTAAAAAAGGAGTATTATCACCAAAAGATATAATACGACAGATGGAAATAGAAAATTTATTAAAATGCAATTTTATCAGAATAAAAAATAATAATTAAAAAATGAAAAATCCGTTTGATTATTTTGAGGAAATTTGGGTTATTAATCTGGATTCCAGAACAGATCGTTGGCAACACGCACAAGAGGAATTTAAGAAAGCTGGAATTTTAGATAAAGTTCAAAGATTTTCTGCAATTAGGGAAGACGATGGTAGAGTTGGTGTTATAAAATCAAACCTGGCTATTGTAAAAATGGCAAAACAAAAAAAATTAAAAAATGTCTTAGTTTTTGAAGATGATTTTGAATTTATTGTTGATGATCCTCAAAAGGTACTACAGACATCTATTGATCAAGCAAAAGGAATAAATTGGCACCTATTTTATTTAGGCGCAAATACACATGAAAAACTAATTAAATTTAAGCCAAATTTAATAGCATTAAGAAACGCATTTGCAGTTCATTCTATGGCATATAGTAGCCTTGTATATGATTCTTTTATAAATAAGTATGAAGGAATTAAATCTATAAGAACTTTTGATGATATACTTGATGTTTATTTAGCCAAAAATATTCAAACAAAAGGTGTTTGTCTTATGGTTAATCCTATGATGACTACACAAATGAATTCTTTTTCTGATATTGAAAAAAGAATAGTAGATTACTCTTTCATTGAAGAAAGATATAAAAACAATATAAAATAATGACTGACAAAACACTAAAAACACCATTTGTAATTTCTGATCAAACATTAGATAGAAGAGAAGATATATATGCTTTTTCTGAGTTTGGTAAAATTGTAAATAGATACGTATTAAATGATCAAATATTCTCCGTCGATTTTTGGAAATATTTGAAAGACAATTATGTTATAAAGCCTGAAAACACTATAGTATATTGTGATCTTCGCTCAGATGTTAAAAATAGAATGGAAAAAAGCTACAAATATATTGTTAAAGTTGATAAGCCATTTAAAATGATATTTCAATTTTATGATGAAGAAAAAGTTGTAGATGATAAAATATACGAAACTGAAATTGAACAAAAAAATAAAATTTCAGAGTTAATGATTCATTTTGACTTTGATGCAATTGATCATGTTGAAAAATTTGTTGAAGATGTTAAGAAAATTATGTATCAACCTGCAGTTAATAAAACATTTTTCATTATTTCTTCATCTTCAATGGGTTATGAATTAAGAGCAGCAAATATTAAAGAATTTGACGTACAATTAGATTTGAATTATGGTGAGTCATTTGTTGAAAAATATGCTGAGATAGTTAATAAATTGAGAAATTTCAAACATGGATTATTTTTATTTCATGGAGAAACTGGTTGTGGGAAATGTGTGGACGAATCTACTATTGTTACGTTACGAAATAAAACTACTGGCGAAATAGAAAATATAAATATTTCAGATTTTGAAAAAATAATATGATGTTTTGCCTGTTCCACTCATAATATTTTTATATATAGAACAAAAGAATAATTAATTATGAGTTTTTATGATATTGAACATTGGATAAAAAAAGGTTTGAGTGAAAATGATGCTAAGGAAAAAATAAAAGAAATAAAAGAGAAAAATAATAGATTTCGTGTTGAATTTTGGTTAAGGAAAGGATTTACTGAGATTGAATCTAAAGAAAAAATAAGTGAGATACAAAAAAATAATGCGTCAAAGGTTAATCATAAAACAAAGCCTCAAACAACTAGAATAGATTATTGGATAAGTAAAGGTTATTCTCTTGAAGAATCTAAAATAAAATTAAAAGAGAGACAAACTACATTTACATTAGATAAATGTATATTTAAATATGGAGAAATAGAAGGACAAAAAATATTTAGAAATAGGCAAGAAAAATGGCAAGAGACTTTAAATAAAAATAATGATAAAATTGAACTTAATAAAAAACGTGGTCTATCCAAAGAAAAGTTTATTGAAAAGCATGGTCTAGAGATGTTTAATAAGAGTGTTGAATTAAAAAAATTTGGAAGTAGTAAAGAAGGTTTGATAGAAAATTATGGTTTAGATTTTTATAATAAGAGAATAAATAAAACAAAAATTGTATTAAAAAACAGAGGATTTAATAAATATTCAAAAATATCATTAGAATTGTTTTTAGAAATAGAAAAAAATATAGATTTAGATTGTTTTTACGGTAAAAATGAAAAAATAATACAATTTTATGCTGATGAAAAATATTTTTGCTTCTATGCTGACTTTATGTGTGAAAATAAAATTATAGAATTTTATGGTGATTATTTTCATGGTAATCCAGAGGTGTATAATAAAGATAAAATAATTGGTAGTAAATATAAACATTTTTCTGCTGAAGATGCTTGGAAAAAAGATTCTGATAGAATAAACTTAATTAAAAATCAAGGATATGATATATTAATAATATGGGAAAATGATTATAAAAAAGATAAAGAAAAAATAAAAAATAAATGTGTAGAATGGATAAAAAATTTATAAGTTCGAAAAATATTTCAAATTATGAAATATTAACAGAAGATGGATTTAAAGATGTTATAGCATTACATAAAACTATACCTTATGATATGTATAATTTAGTTCTTGAAAGTAAAGAGTTAAAATGTGCAGATTTTCATATTGTTTTTTTAGAAACTGGTGAAGAAATTTTTGTTAAAGATTTGATTAAAGGTAATAAAATAAAAACTGTTGATGGTGTAGAGGAAGTTTTGGATGTTATAAATTGTGGTTATGAAAAAGAAATGTATGATTTTGAACTTGGTGGTGATAATTTTAAATATTACACCAATGGAATTTTAAGCCATAATACCACATTAATTAGAAAATTGGTTTCTGAATTAGCTGAAGATAAAACTATTATTTATGTTCCATCATATTTTATGGCTGATATTGCTAATCCAGAATTAATTTCATTTATTTCTAAATTTAGAAATTCTGTTCTCTTATTAGAAGATGCTGAGAGTATTTTAACTGCACCACAAGATGAAAGAACACAAGCTGTCACAAATATATTAAATATTAGTGACGGATTATTGAATGATCATATGGATATGCAAATAATTGCAACATTTAATACTGGCAAAAAGAATGTAATTGATGATGCTTTATTACGAAAAGGTAGATTGATGGTTGATTATAAATTTAAGAAACTTACTGCAAAACAAGCAACTAAACTATCTAAACATATTGGTCAGAATAAAGAATATACTGAGCCTAAATCTCTAGCTGAAATTTATGAGGAAAAAAATAGTGGTAAACAATTGGTAGATAATGATGTAAATACACAAAAAATAGGATTTCAATTTACAAAATAATCTAATTTCTAAAAAAAAGAACTGAAAATTTCAGTTCTTTTTTTTAGAAAAGGTTTTTTTAATTTTGTAGGACTTTTAACTACAAAAGAATTAGACGCATGACTACAAAGATATATTAGTTTAATCACACGAAAATAGATATAATAATATTATATATCTATTATGAAAGAATTTTTATTTATGTTTCTTATTTTTGTTGCTAACATTAATTGCTTCTCTCAAAGTACAGCATATGCTAATATTTTTGTGACAATTGTAGAAGCACCAATACAAATTAAAATAACTTCTGATAGTACTGTAGTTAGAAAAGATATTTATATGGCAAGTATGACATCAAAAATGGATACCACATATGTAAATAGAAGGAAAATTGTATTAAATGCTAAATTGATTAATTATAATTAATAATTATTTCTTGTTTAATTCCACAATATTTTTAAATTCTTGTAAAATTCGTGTCTTATTTTCAGATGGTGAATGGTTTATATAATCAATTACCATTTCATTTAATGATAGTGAAGATTCATTTAAGTCTAGAATGTCTTCTTTATCTTTTAATATTTCATTATCAATATAACTCACATTAGCAATATCATGTTCAGATATTAGCATTTCTATTTTTAATTTGTTGTCAACTAATAGTTTTTTATTTATATTCAAACTAATGTAATTATTGATAAATGTTTCAACAGGAATATTTAGGTCTGACTCTGTTTCAATGTTTATCTTTTTGAAGTTCGGACTTAGTTTATTTTGAACAAATTTATCTTTATTCTCATAAACATCTAGAATAATAAATCCTTTTTTATCATCACCTTCAGTGTTGTATGGACCAGCTAAATTTTTGATATTTGCAGTTACACCGTTTTTATCATAGAATCCATTATAACATTTTTTGTACATTTTTAGCTTGTTTACTATAATGTCTCTTTTTGGTGAGTTTACATAATCAAAGTTAAAGAAACAATAGTCAGATTCAAATTTATCAAGATCCTCAATTTGTGTATTTCTTGGAAGTGCAACAAAACTTTCATCCAATAAAATTTCTATTCTTTTAGGTTCTTTTATAATTTCAATATTGTCTATATTTTTAAGGATATTTAATGATAGAGTGTCATTTTCTCCTTCTATAATATATACTGGAAGTATTTTTGATATCTTTTCAAATAAGTCTTGAATGAATTTTAAGACTGTTAAATCAATTGTTTTTGTTTTGCATAGTAGATTACCTAAATGAATTAATATATCATTTGGTTGAGCGTTATTAGTCAAATAAGGCACAAATTCGTTGTAGAAATAGTAGTCCATGTTTTTCAACCATTCTTTTGAAGAAAGATTTTTTGATAGGTTTAAGTTTGTATTGCTTATGATGAATATTTTTGACATATTTCGTTTAATTTTTTTAATTTTTCCACTCTTTCTTGTTTTTCCGTAATAAAATAATTTTTATATAAAGAGCCATTTGCGATATTTGTATTTCCATTATTATTTATTTCATCTTTAGATAAATAACATCTAATATTCCAATCATCATATATGTAAAAATCATATGGTATATTAGACATTCGTACAAGATTATACCATTTACCAACAGTTAAACTTAATTGACCTCTTTTTACACATAAAACTTTATCAAATTTCTGAATGTTCATTGATTTTTTTCAATTTTTCTCTTCTCTCTTTTTTTTGTATTTCAATACATTGTTTTTTGTATATGTCAAGTATTTCTTTTTGAGATAAGCAATGATCATAATGAATAATTTCTGTTATGCCTTCAACATAATTCATTTTTTATCTTTTTCTTTCCTTATTAAGTGTTCAATATATTTTGATTTTGAAACACCTTTTTCTTCTAATAATTTATCTAAAATTTCATCTAATTCTTTATTGATAGATAAAGAAATTGCCTTTTTATGGTTCTCAATTTTAGGTCTTCCCATAGTTTTTTATTTTTATATAAAATATTTTAATATTTGTTTAAAAATAGAAAAATACGACTTTATTTTATTTATATATACTATAAAAAAGAAATAAAAATGCCAAAAATAAAAAAGACAAAGAAGAAAGTTGCCATTACTGTTGATCCTGATATTTATGAATTTTTAACAAATTTTGAAAATAAATCAAAGTATGTTGAGTATTTAATATATAAAGATATTAAGGAATGTGGGTTATTAAAAAAAGAAATTATACTATGATTCATTATGTTTATGCTTATTTAGATACAAGAAAGCCTGGTAAATATATTTATGATGATTTAGAATTTGAATATGAGCCATTCTATATTGGTCAAGGTAAAAAATATAGATGTTCAACTGGATTAAAAAATGGCTCTAAATACAAAGTTCATAAAGTTAATAAAATAATTAAGGATGGATTTTATCCTAAGATAATGAAATTGTATGAAAATCTAAATTTTGAAAATGCTATCAAGTTAGAGATTGAAATTATTTCAAAGATTGGTAGATGTGATTTACAAAATGGTCCTTTAGTAAATTTAACAAATGGCGGAGAAGGAAAGTTAAATTTTAAAATTACAGAAGAAACAAGATTAAAACAGAGATTGGCTAAACTCGGAAAATCACCATCCAATAAAGGTGTATCACCATCAAATGAAACTAAAGAAAAAATATCAAATTCGTTAAAAGGTGATAAGAATTTTAATTATGGTAAGCATTTTAGTGACGATCATAAAAAAAGACTTTCAGAATCAAATAAAACTCCACAAATTAAACCAGTCTATCAATATAATTTAGAAGATTATTTTATAAGAGAATATGATTCAATATTGTTAGCGTCAATAGATAATAAGATAAATAAATCCAGTATAGGTAAATGTTGTAGAGGTGTGGTTAATAAAGCTGGTGATTATAAATGGAAATTTAAAAATCCAAATGGTAATCATAGAAAAAATAATAATGAATTATGATAAATTACTTTGCGTATGGCTCTAACATTTCTTCATTTAGAATGTTAAACGAAAGAAATGTAAATTTTATAAGTAGAAAATTTGCAATATTAGAAAATTATAAATTACTATTTAATAAGGTTTCTAAAAAAAATTGTTATTTGGGATTTGCAAATGTTGTAGAATCTAATGGAGATGTTGTTGAAGGTGCAATATATGAATTAAGTGACTCTGATATTAATATAATTGATAAATTTGAGGGCGCAAATTCTAAACCAAGTCATTATTGTAGAAAAAATGTAGATGTTATTTGTGATGGTAAAATAATTAATGCTATTGTTTATGTTGCTAATCCTGATATGATTAGAGAAAATATTAAGCCTGATAAAAGTTATTTAAATTATTTATTGGAAGGTAAAGATATTTTTAGTGATAAATATTATAATGACTTAAAATCAACAAAAACATTGGATTGATTAATAAAATTTTTTATTTTTAATTTTTATATATACTTTTACAACAAATGTTTAAATAAAGTATGAAAATAACAGCGATAGGGGATATACATGGTAGAGAAACTTGGAAGGATATAGTTACAGACAATCCAAGTTCTCATTTTGTTTTTTTAGGTGATTATCTTGATGCCTATGATATTGAAGAAATTTCTGAAGAAGAGAGTGTAGAAAATTTTTATCAATTATTAGATTTTAAAAAAGGAAATTCAAATAAGGTTACTTTGTTAATTGGTAATCATGATTTTCAATATTTATACTATCCTTTTGGTGCAACAAATGCAATGTCTAAAAAATATTTACCAGAAATTAGAGAAATATTTAGAGATAATAAAAATCTTTTTCAATTTGCTTATCAAAGAAAAAATTATTTATTTCTTCACGGTGGTTTGACCAATTCTTGGGTTAAAGAGCATCTTGATTATTTAACTAAAATTGGACTAAAACCTGACAAAAGTAATATTGGTGAAATAATAGATAAGGCTGGTCAAGAACTAATTGGAAGATATGCTTTGAGTGAAGTTTCTTATTATAGAAATGGACCTAAATTATATGGTGGACCTCTTTGGTGTGATCATAGAGAGCTTGTTGCTGATAATTTAGATAATTATCATCAAATAACGGGTCATAATAAATTTTATGAGATAGAAACTTGGAAAGAAGAGGATGATAGTTCTTCTATCACTTTTTGTGATTGTTTATTTAATAAACTTGATAGTTATACAATAAATATTTAAAAATAGACAAAAATGACTTTTTGTTTTTAATATATAGTATAAAAACAAAAAGTCATTTTATGAAACATTACACAGAAGAAGAAATAGAATTTTTAAAAATAAATTATCCAAAATTTGGTGGTTCTTATTGTTCTTTAGAACTTAATAAAACAAAAAATTCTATTTTAGCAAAAACAAAAAGACTTAATATATATCTAAATGATGATATTAAAAGTGAAATTAAAAGAAATAATTCTTTAGGTTGGTATAATAAAATAGATAATGATTCATATAATGTCGGATATGAACAATTTAAAAATATAAATACTCCAGAAATTGCGTATATTTTAGGTTTAATTTGGACTGATGGTGATTGTCATAAAAATAAATATCACAATGATATTAGAGTTGAGATTATAAAAAAAGATTTAGACGAAATTAGATACATTTTTGATAAAGTTGGAAAGTGGGGATATTATAATAGAAAAAGGAAAAATAAAAAAGAAAGCGCAATTTTAAAAACCTCTAACAGGCCATTATTAGATTATTTATATTCGGTTGATTTTAATAAAAAATCGTTTGCCAGTCCTGATAAAATTTTAGATAGAATACCATCAAAATTAAAAATGTATTTTTTTAGAGGAATTATAGATGGCGATGGCTGTTTTTATAATGGCAAAGGTCTTAAATTGTTTTCTGTAACAAGTTCAATAGAACAAGATTGGAAATATTTGGAAGATTTATTTAATTCATTAAATATTGAATATAAAATAAGAAAAAAAGAACATAAAAATAAAACTGGAAATATTTCACATTCTTCATTAATTGAAGTTATTGGTATTAATCGTATAATAAAAATTGGAAATTATATTTATAATGGTTTTGATTTGGATAAAATAGGATTAAAAAGGAAATATGATAAATATTTGTCAATTAAAAATTAAATATATCCTTCATTTTCTGCTTCTTTTTTTGCGGCTTCTTCTCTTTCTTCTATTGATTTTCTATGAGAAAGTGCATCTCTTTTTAATTGCTTTGCAGTCTGTATAATTATTTCTAAATTTTGTCTTAATCTAATTGATGCAACTTTATAATCTTTTTTATAAAGTTTATAATAATCTACTCTACAATGATTTAGTCTTTCAATAATATCCTCTATTGGATTGTTACTGTCATCATATTCGTCTTCTGTTGTAGACGATATTTTTCCACCTCTTTCATGATTTATCATAATACTCTTTTAATAATTTTTCTTTATTAATTGTCACAACACCAACTTCTTCACATACTATTCCACCAGCTAAATTTGAAATTTTTACAATTTCTTCAATTTCAATATCATTTAATAACATAGAAACAACAGAAATTACAGTGTCGCCTGCGCCTGATACATCAACAACTTGTCTTGCTGTTCCAGGTATTATCTTATTAATTATTTCATTATCTTTTTTATAAGACACAAAAATTCCATTTTCTGAAAGAGTTATAAATACAATTTCTATTCCTCTTTCATGTAATATTTTTGATCCATTTTCTAATAAACTCTGTTTATCAGATTCTATTAGATTTAACCCTTCTCTAAGTTCTTTTAGATTTGGTTTAAATAAATTCACATTTTTATAAAAAGAAAAGTTGTTTTTCTTTGGATCTACAAGAATTGGAATTTTTAAGAAACCAGCATTAATTGTTATTTTGTTTATAATGTTCTCATTTATAACGCCTTTATCATAATCTTGAAATAATATACAATCAATTTTTTGACTAAGTGCTTTATTTATTAATGTTGAAAAATTTTCTTGATCATCTTTATTTAATTCAGATTTAATTTCTTCATCAATCCTTAACATTTGATGATTATTACCAATTACTCTAGTTTTATTTGTTGTTATTCTATTCTCTGTTTGATAAATATAATCAAATGATATATTCATATTTTTCAATAAATCTAAAAATAATTCACCACTATTATCTTTGCCGATGACTGAACATAAAATTGGTGTTCCACCTAAGTTTTTTATATTTGCTGCTACGTTAGCTGCACCACCTAATTTATTTTCCTTATTTGTAATATCTATAATTGGAACTGGTGCTTCTGGTGATATTCTTTCTACATTACCAAATAGATATGAATCTAACATAACATCACCTATGATTAAAATGTTTTTATTTTTAAACAAAGTTTATAATGATTTTTTATGTTATATTAAAAGTTTATAAAAAAGTTTTTAACTACATTGAGTTAGCTGTTTTTTTACTTCTGCTAATGTTTCTTTCATAACATCATCTGAGGTTCCAACGTGTTGATTATAATAAGACCTTCCAGTTTTTGGTGATGCAATAGATGCCCATTCTTTAGCTAAATTTTCTTGAAACTCATCATCAGATATTTTTCCATTTAGCCATTTATCGTAACCTCTTTTTTGTTTCAATAATTGAATCGCCATTTTATCTTGTACTTCAGGAGAAAATTTAACGTCATCCCCTAAATTAAGAGCCTTTTGAATATCTGGTATACTTGTTAATATAATTTGATATTTTCCCATAGGTGTAGATTTTGCGCCATTTTTAAGCATAACATATTGAACTTGTTTTAATTCTCCCAAATTTAAATCTGTTATTGGATTAATTTTTCTACTGCCTATATATTCTGGTGTATATTTACCATAAGCATATGTTATATCATACGCACTATTAAATCCATATTTTTTTGCAAGAGTAAAGGTTGCGCCTTCACCAGTTGAGATTCTATCTAATAATGTTTTTGTCGCTAATTCTACACAAGAAAGATTTCCAAGATAAGCTGACATTTCTTCTTCTTTTTTATCTGGATTTCCTTTATTATCTAATGGTGTTTCACTTTCATCACTTTTATTTTTTTGATCTGCTTTATTTATTCCTTCACATGGTGTATTAATTGAACCTGTTTGTTTTATTGAATAATCTTGACCATTAAGTTGCTGATTACTTGCTAAATTTTGTGTAGAATATAAATTAACATATCCATTAGATACATCGCCTTGTTCGTATTTGGCTTTTAATTGAGCTGTAGTAAATCCAAATCCCATATCAAAATGCCATCTTTCACTTTTTGGACTTCTGAAATGTTTGCCCCATCTAAATCCCAATGATTCTCCAATTGATCCAACTGTGTCCCAATCTCCATTTTCAGGTTTTACGTCTATCGCCAATCCATAATTATGATAACTAAAGCCTGGTCTTGCAGCATTTCCCGTGCTTTGTAAATTCTTTTGATTTTCTATTGATCTGTATCCACTGGTAATTATTAATTTTATTCCAGCACCTTGACATTTATTTACAAATGCAATTACATATGGCTGTATATCAGGATGTAAATCTTTAATTTTATTTTTTGATTCTTTATTGGATATTCTATTTATTGCGTTTGGATCTGTATCGTTTAATTGTATTTTATCTGAAGGTGATGCATTTTTTAATGTTTCACAGGCTTTATCATTTTGTGATTTTATAGATTTTTCTAATTGCATTCTATTTGCTTCGTTTATATCAGGTGGTATTGTTAAATCTATATCATTTTTATTGTTTATTACATCAGGTGTTCTAGTAAGTACTTTAACATTACCATTATCTACAATTTTTACACTATTAGATACGAAATCTGGTCTTAAAGATGTATATTCTTTGCATAACATACTAAGTCTTGGTTTTATAATACTACCTAGTGCGCTATCAATTAATGATCCATTTCTACCCAATTCTGCCACAAATTTATCCATCCATTCAAAAAATCTTGTTCCTAATACTGCGTCTTGATTTGGACGATTAGAATCTTTTCCTCTTGAGCCTAAATTTAATTTTTGTGATTCATCTTTTAATTCAATATTAATAGAAGTATTATTAATTGTAATTTTATTAAGTAATTGGTCAATTGTAAATTCTTTACCTTTTATAAATATTTGTGTTGATTCATCAAATAATAATGAAGTAAAATCAACATATTCTTCATCACTTAAACTTTTAAGTTTATTTTGAAGATTCACATTATAATTTTCAGAATATATGTAATATGGAGAATATAAATCATCAGATAAAAAAAGCACATTTACTAATTTCCCGATTGCTGGAACTTGAAAATCTTTTCCAGCAATTCCACCCCAAGGATATGCATATGGAATATCTTCTAATGCTATATTGTGATATAGAGTTTGTACCCTTACTTTAATTCTACCTTTTCTATTTGGATCTTTGTTATCTTCAACTATACCAACGTAAAAATCTCTTTCTAGTTGCATTTATTTTATTTTATTTTTAAAAATTAGCAGCGTTTCTTGTTGCATTTTCTAAATCAGTTAATAATCCAGAACCAACAGTTTTCCCAAAGTTTTTCAGACTTGTACGATCATTAAAATCTGGATTATATACATTATCTGGTTCTATTTTATTTAAACCTGTTGAATTTCTAAATTGTGTTAAAAGGTTATTTACAGTATTTCCTCTAACATCTCTCAATTTTGCTTCAAGACTATCTAAATAGTTAAGACTATTATTGGCAACTGTTTGTGCAGCTTTACCTAATAATTGATTTGTAAATCCTTTCTTTTGTGGTGGTGTAGAATTTATTCTATCTAAGTCATTATAATATTCTTGTTTAGTGTTACTATAAAAATCATCTGACCAAGGATTTATTTGTGTCATAGCATTTCCATTATTAGATGGATATAAGAGTGGAAATTCACTCCAACGAGTTACAGACTTATAATAAATGTCAAAAGATAAAGTTTGTGGTGTATTTGGTATAGTACCACCATACCCACCTATTACCATTTCATCTTCATAATTTCTACTTTGTTCAAAATTAAAATTACAATCATGTAGGGTATATACAATTTGAGATTTTGGCGATATTGTATTTTTTATTTGATTTTGTGGATCAAAGTTGCTATTATTTTTTTCTGGAATAGTAAAATTTCTAATATCATTTATTTTGATTGTCATATCAAATCTTATCAAATTTTCTGGAAACATATGTCTTTGATTTTTATAACTATAAATAATATTATTATATAATTCTGATAAATACCAAGCTATCATTGATACATCTTCGTTTAGAGTTATTGTGATTTTATCAGCTTCATCTTTAGTATTATAATTAATGAATTTATTGTTTAACTTTTCTAACCCTTTAATTTTTGTAATATAATATGCTTTGTTAAAAAAATTCCTATTTTTGTTTTCATTTAAATCTTTTTCAAATATTTTGAAAAAAACATTTCTAAATTCTGTCCAAAGATTTCCCCTATTTTCATATCCTATTGAATCTATTTCTTTTCCATAGTGATTAATAAAATACATTAAACTATTTTTAGAATCAGAAGTTGAAAAAAATGGAGAATTTTCATCAAAGAATAATTCAAATGCTGGAATAAATGGATCTTCATACCAAAAATCATTTCCTCTAAATCCTGCTTGTGAATACAATCCTTTTTTAAAAGTGTTTGTATCTTCATCATATTCTTGAATCATATTTGCTTTCATTTGAGTGCCGTCATCATAATACCAAAGTTGCTCAGGTTTAGAATCTGATGTGTGATAAGGATCATAATCATCTAATTTCTTATCTTCAATACCAAAGGCTTGTTTGACCAATCCTTTATTAATATTTAAAGAGTTTGCTAATGCTTCAATAGCACTATCTTGAGCATATCCTTTAATATATCTGGCAGAGTTTGTCGCTTTCTTTTTAAAAGAACCAATTAATGAACTTTTTGAAAAATCACCAGAACCTAAAGAACTTGATAATTGTTCACCATTTAGAATATTTTTGTAACTTAGTCCCATATTTTTTTATTATTTTACTAATGTTCTGAAACCGCTCTTTTCGTCATTTCCAGCACCATAATTAACACTTAATTCTCTTCTTTGAAGTGTTATTTCTTGTTCGACACCACCGCTTCTTTTGTATAAATAATTTATTCCAGTTACAAACCAGTAACCAGATAATCTAGTGTTTATATTATTTATAGATGATTTAGTATTTGCAGCCTGTGAAAATAAATCATCTGGATTATATATTTCAACTTTAATGTTTTGAAATCTTTTAATAGAAAAATTAACTTGATTTAATGTTACTATCATTTTCATTTTTTCCATACCATCTAAATGAAATTTGTTTGCAACTTTAGCTAATGAATAATATTTGTGAACATTATTATCAGTGTCAATTTTACCAGTAAAGTATTCATCATTTACATTCTCTTCATATATTTTTGAATTTCTATCAGTTAAGTCTTTTAATTCCTCATGCTCAGTTTTAAGTTCTTTTATAAATTCTTTATATACTGTATTATTACTTTTATCATACCAAGTGGATGATACTTGATAAAATCTTTCTAAATTTACTTTATATGATTGATTGACCAAATTAAATTTACTTATATAACTATTTGTCATATGAAAAGCCGTGTTATTAGTTAAATATAAATTTACATTTCTTTCTTCATCATTTTTTATGGTTTGTGGATTTGTTATAGTGCCTTTTTCTTCTTTATTGAAATAGTTCATTTCTAATTGAATATCAACATAATTTATATTATATTGGAAATCAATAAATGTCCATACAAATGAATCTTTTGAAATAAAAGAATATTTAGTAACGTCTTTAATAAATTCTGGATAAGTATCGCTACAATTTATCCAAGTCATACTATCATTACTTGATTTAACATTAGATGCAAATCCTAAATTCAAATCAAATGCCATTTGTTTTATTACGTCATAGCTTGTGCCTTTTTTTGATTCATACCTTGTATAAAATAATTCATCCACATCTAATATTCCTTTAATTAAATAATTAAAATAATTTTTTTGACTATCATTTTTTACTGTTTCATATGATGTTATTCTAAAATCCATCCTTATTGGCATAGTATTTTCAGAAGTTGATTTAACAAAAATACTTAGAACCATATCGTGATCGTATGGATATAAGTCATTAAATAATATGCCTTTTGAATCATCGCAACATAGTTCAATTTCTGGTAAAAACTTACTATTATGTAGTTTTATATAAATAATATCTTTGGGATCAACAGTTGTACCAATTGTTGTACCTGTATTTGAATCTACCTTACTTATAAATACATATGGCACATAATTAAAAGACTGTACCGCAATATCAGCAGATGTAGGATCATTTAATTGAAGGCTTAATTCTTTAAGTTTTATTTTAGCTTTTTCTATGACTGTTATCATTGAAATGAATTTATTATTTGAATTTTATTATCTTTTGTCACTTTAACTTGTTGTAAATTAGAAGGTTTTACTGTAGGTGGTAAATTTTGATCAGATGTGCCAAAATTTAAATTATTTTGATTTTGATTTGATTTAATTAAATTTTGTCTGGCAACATTTTTTAGATTTTGTAAATCATCTATTGTATATAATTTTTGCAAGTTATCAACTTGACAAAAGTAAATATATTGACCCTCTTTAACTGAATATGGACTAATTATATCATTTAATACCATTAGTTCTTCAATATAACTTGATGATCCATAAATATAATCTGATATTCTATCTAATCTCATTTCAAATTCTCTTGGAACAATATATATTTGAAGAGTCATATTTTTAGAATTATTGACTACATTTTTTTGAAATAAATCGAAAAGATTATCCTGATTAGGGTCTCTTTTTATTTTATTATTTGCTGTATTATCAAAGGATAGTATTTCCATCTTTTATATTATTTTTTAAAATCCTCTAGCCATTTGTCTTTGAATATATGAACTATTATTTGAGTTTGCAATATGTCTAGCAGCATATGCTGCTGTTTCTGCTGGACTAAATGTTGTATCTGCTGTTGTTGTTGCATTTTGTGCCGCATTTTTATTCCCCATAAGTTGTGCACTTTGATTAGAAAAAACCGAACCACCTTTAGGCTCCATTGATTGAATATTTTCTGAAGCTTTTTTATTTACCTCTGGTATTGAATTTACTGTTTCTGTGCCAGGAGGAGGTGTATTATAAGTTCTTCTAAATGTATTATTAAACATTCTCATTAATTCTTGTTTACCTAAAGGTCTTGAAAATCTACAACCAAATGTAGCTTTTAATCTTTGTGGTTGATCATTAAATCCCATTTCATTACTAGTTTCTATGCTACAAGTACTTACAATTATATGATTTGATGCAAACCAAGGTGAATATGGATTACCTAAAGTTAAATACCAAGGTGTTGAACTTATTTTACCACCAACCATTAATTCTAAAGATCCTCTTAATTTAAATCTGTTTATAGATAGTGTGCTTGTTAAAATAGATTGTAAAAATGGTGCAATAAAATCTATTGCACCATCAATTTTCTGTTTTGCTCCATTAAAAACAGATTCTGTTTTAGAACTTGTGCCATCTTGATAAAATTTGTCTAATGCGGCTTGTTTTGATTCTTTTTCTTCAGGTTTAGCATTTTCTACTTCTTTTTTTAATCTAGTTTCTTCTGCAGTTCTATCTTTATTTGACTGTTCTGTTTTAGCAGAATCATTTTTTGCTTTTTCCAAATTTTCCTTCATTTTTTGATAAGTGTCCGTAAAGAATTTTGTTATTACTTCCCAAAATCCAACTAAGATTTTAGCTACCATATCCCACCATGCATTCAGATTATTACCTTTACCACTTGATGCATCTCTGGCACTTTTTATTATAGGTGAATTGTCGCCCCAATAAAATACCATATTTGATGTTCCCATTGTCATAAGATTATCCATTATATCTAACATTGCTGAGCCAGGATCAACATCTCCCAATAATTTTTGTTCATAATTTGTTTCTAATTCAAAAGTAAAATCTGAAGTAAGGTTCTGACTTTCTGGATCTCTCCATGGACCTTGAAGTAAAAGATTAGGATTTCCAACTGGTATATTATTAAGACCCCAAGAATTAGATGTTGTTGCGCCATTTGCGCCTTTATCGGTATTTGTTAAACTATTAGAAGTTGGATGTAAAAATGCATTTGGATCAAAATTTTCATATGTTTCATCTGTAGTTTCATCCACTCCACTTTTATCTAATAAGTGTGCTCTATTATAAAGTTCAAATAACATACCTTGTGCAAAATCTGGTATTGGAACTAATGCTGTGCCTTCTGCTCCACCCATAGCTTTTTTAATAATATCATTTAATACTTGATCAAATCTTCTATCAATTGTTGTCCAAGTTTCACTAAAATTAATTTTACCAAAGTTATCAGTAGGTTTAATCCAACCAATTACAGTTGAAATTGGCTCAATTTTCATTTCATTTAAGTCTTCTAACACGAAACAACCTTCTGGAAATCTTCTGAGAATAGCCATTCTGTTTATTGGGTAAACTCCTAATTCTCTTAGATATGCTAAATCTGCAGCGTTTATTCTTAACCCTGCGCCAGGATTTCCTTGAACTTTATCAAAATCCCTTATAAGCTGTATATATGGATTAATTGATATATTTTCATTTTTATAAACTGTTGTGTTAAGATATGATTTTATTTTATTTGTTCCTGAACCAGATCCATCTTTTGTTTTATATACAACATATTTAGAATTATCAAAAATGTTACGTTTGTTGTCAAAATTATCTAGTTGAGAATTTACATCTTCTCTATTAGTAATATTACTAAATAAAAAATCCATTTCAGAATAATGTGCCATATTTAATTTATATAGTTTTACTTTATATATAAAAAAAATATTCCTCTGAAATAGAATTTTAGTAGTCTCTAATTATTTGAATGGCATCAAATAGTGATATATTAGATAGAAGATTTTCATACATTTTTTGATTGTCTTTGAAATCTTCAAAAAAGAAGAGTAGATTGAAATTAATTTTACCAATTAAATTTTCTTTAATTTGAAAAATATCATCAATTTCTAATGTATTTATTTTATTTAAGTTTGGTATATAGTACACGTCTTTATTTTTCCTAATTGTTTGAGTTATTTTCGTATAAATTATAAGATTGAAATATTCTCGCCATTCAGTCACATCTTCTAGACCATGATCATCTAATTGCTGTTTTATATCTATAATTGTCTTATTTCGTACCTTGTTTATCTTAATATATTTGTCCAATTTTTTTCTATTTTTAACGAAAACTATGTAAAATTCCATATTTTAGATTGTATTTTGGAATTATATATATTTTCAATTGGGTTCTAAATTTATTATATAAACTTTTTATTATAACTTTAAACTAATTTTTAATTAGGTACTATAATAACTTAGAATTTTAAAAAATAATACTAAAATTATGGAATTTGAAGTAGAAGTAAAAGTAGTAGAAGAACCAATTATTAGTGATATAATAATGCCAGAGGAAAAACCTGATGAATTTATAGAATTTGATGAAGAACTGATCAAAGAGTTAGGTTATAAATCTTTAAGATATAGTATAAAAACATTTGATCACAGATTGATTTTGACTTCTGTAGATGACGAAGATATAGTTGTACCTAATGAATTGGTGGAAGATAAGTTGAAAGAATTATTGAATATACTACATAGTAAAAAATAATTATTAAAAAACGTATTCTTGATTGTGTTGTTGATAGTAGAAAAAATATAGAATTGTCATTTATATCACCTGACGATTGGGATGACAGGTTAAACAGAATGAAATGTTTAAGAGAAAAATATAAAGATATAATACCTGTTGATATTATAATAATGGAACAATGTGAAAATTATTTAGATTTAATTGAAAGTGAGAATTATGAAATGTGTAATAAATATATTTTTATATAACTCACACTCATTTGTGAAAGTGTTGAATTAAAAAAAATTAAAATTATGTTAGAAAGATTAAAAAAATTAAATTATGTATCAGTTAAAGAAACTGATAATTTAGAAAAATTATCTATGTTAGTTGTTGAAGAAGATAATAATGTATATTCTAAAACTGTATCAGCGGACATTTTTGAAATTGATAATTTGGAAAATATCCCTGAATTTATTGAAAAGTCTTTTGTTCAAAAAGTTGAAAGTCTTATTAAGCACAAAAAAACAATAGAGTATAAAGATATTAAAGAATCAATCAATCAATGTTTTGATGAATTGAAGCCTTTAAATGAAAAATTTCACAATGAGGATAAATTTATTATAACTTCTAAAAATATAGAAATTAAAAATTTACAAAATATTTCAGTTATTGTGTCTGAGTATTTAGATAATAAGATTATAATTGGTTATAAAACACAAGTAGATCAACCAGGAATAATTGTAATAACAAATGAAAATGGATTAAGTGATAAAAATAATATACAAATAGCAATAATTGATATTGGATTTTATCCTGAAAAAGCATACTATATACTAAAAATAAAATGAAAATAGAATGAAAATAGGGGATAAAATACTTGTATAGAATTTGATGGTATCCAACATTATGAATCTGTTAAATGGTTTGGTGGTGAAGAAACATTAAAAAATATAAAAATACGTGATAAAATAAAAACTGAATATTGTATAAATAATAATATTCAGTTAATTAGAATAAAATATGATGATAATTTAGAGGATAAACTGACTAAATTATTATTGAAAAATTAAACAAAAATAAAACAAAAATAAAACAAAAATTATGGAATTTGAAGTAGAAGTAAAAGTAATAGAAGAGCCGATTATTAGTGAAATAATACTACCAGAGGAGCATCCTGATGTGATTATTGATTTTGATAATGAAATGTCTAAAGAATTAGGTTATAAATCTTTTAGATATAATGTAAATATATCTAATTATAGATTAATTTTTACAACGATTAATGACGAAGAAATAGTTGTGCCTAATGAACTTGTTGAAATAAAATTAAAAGAAGTTTTAGATATATTACATAGTAAGATGTAGAATTTTTATTAGATGTAATTATATAAATACACTTGTGTGGATTTTTTATTTTAAAAAAAAACTTTTAATAATAATTTAATTATAATAACTTAGAACAAATCTAAATAAAAATAATTAAACTAATATGGCAAAGACAACAAAACCATCACAAAAAAAATCAAATGATTTTGATTTCTCAAAAATATCTACACTTATAGAGAATATTTCAAAGAAAGATATAATTTCAATTGAAGATTTTGAGAAAGAAAAAACATTTATTTCAACAGGCATTCATATCGTAGATGCACTTTTATCAAAAAGTATTTTAAAAGGTGGAATACCTAATAACAAAATCACAATTATCGCTGGTCCAAAACAAACTGGTAAATCATTTATCTCTTTAAATATAGCAAGAAATGCACAAAAGATGGGGTATAATATTGTATGGATTGATACAGAATATTCTATTGAAAAAGCTGATTTTGATATGTATGGTATTGATACTTCAGACGCTAACAAATTTATGTTGATTAGAACTAATATCGTTGAGAAGATAAAAATGTTTATGATGTCGTTTTTAGATGCTTTGCAAAAATTAAAAGACACAGGAGTTGATGTGTCAAAAACTATATTCTTCTTAGATTCCATTGGTATGTTATCCAGTGAAAAGGAAAAAGAAGATACACTCAAATTGAATGTCAAACAAGATATGACACGTGCAAAACAAATCAAATCTCTTGTTAGACTTATTACAAATGATTTAGGATATTTGAATATTCCATTAGTAGCAACAAACCACGTTTATTTATGTTTAACTGCTGGACATAAAGTAATAAAGGCTGATGGTAATTCAGAATTAATAGAGAATTTAATGATAGGTGATTCTATACAAACATTAGAAGGAAATAAAACTATTGTAAAAACTGTTGAATATCCTAAAAGTCCAATAATTCAAATAACATTGGAAACTGGTGAGAAAATTAAATGCACTCCACAACATAGATTTTTAGTAAAACCTGATTGGGTTAGCGACGAAAATAATGATTGTTGGAAAAAGGCGGAAGATTTAACTGATAAAGATATAATTTTAGCGGTTGATGAAACTATTAAATAAACTTTATTAGTGGAAATAAACGAGTTTTTTATTTTTATATATAGAATAAAAAAAGATTATGGAATTAATAGAAAAAATTAAAAATAGTAAAAGTATGTCTGGCATCATTAGAATGATTAATGGTGATGATAAATTAAATGATATTGTTATAGATAGAACAAAGTATTTAAATGATGCTTCTATACATGAAAGGTTATTTAATATAAAAAATGATTTTTTTGATAATACTGTTTGTTCCATATGTAATGTAAGTTTTTTAGAATGGAATGTTAAATATAATAAATATAAAAATACTTGTTCTCATAAAGAATGTAAAACAAAATTTTTGATGATAAATAAAGATCCAGAGTCAGAAAAATTAAGAAGAGAAAAAATAAGCGAAACACAAAAAAATAAAACTGAAGAAGAAAAACAAATAATTTTAGACAAGATTAAAAAAACAAATATTAAAAAATTTGGTAAAGATTCTTATGCAAAAACACAAAAATTTAAAAATGATATGATTGATAAATATGGATATATTAGTGCATTTGAATTGAAAGAAACCCATGATAAGTCAAAATTAACTTTACTTAAAAAATATAATTGTGATCACAATTCTAAGATAGATGAAGTGAAAAATAATAAAAAAATTACATATTTAAATAATTATGGTGTTGATAACCCCACAAAATCTATAGTTGTAAAAGATAAAATTATAAAAACAAATAATGAAAAGTATGGTGGCAACTCACCTATGAATAATGATGAAGTGAAAGAAAAAGCAAGAGAAACATATCAATCAAATTATATTGATAATGAATTAAAAATGAATGAGTTGGTTTCCAGAAGAGAAGATACGATGTTTAAAAAGTATGGTGTTAATTATTGGATACAAGATAGTAAAAACTTAGATAAATTAGTTAAAAAAACAACTTATAAAAAATATCTTATACATGATAAAGAATATTTTTTGCAAGGATATGAAGATTGTGTTCTATTTGATATTTTATTAAAAAAGTATGATATTAATGATATTTGTATTTTTAATGATGATATAGAAAAATACACAGGTAAAATATATTATAGAGTTGAAAATAAAAAACACAAATATTATCCAGATTTTTATATAATAAGTGAGAATAAAATATATGAAGTTAAATCTGAATATACGTATAATTCAGATATTATTATAAATACTCTAAAAAAAGATGCTTGCATTAATAACGGAATAGATTTTGAGTTTATTATATTGTCTAAAAAAGAATATAATAAATGGAAAAATAATAAAAATAATAAAAATATATGAAAAATTTTAAAGAAATTAGAGTATCTAAAGTAGAATATTTAGATGAATTAGAAACTACATATGATATTCAAGTAGAAGGTGTGCATCATTATATATTAGAAGGTGGTATAGTTTCGCATAATACTCAAGACATGTTTCCACAAACTATTATGTCTGGTGGTGAAGGTTTATATTATGCTGCTAGTGTTATTTTATTATTGAGTGACGCAAAATTAAAAACTGGTGAAGAAGATGAAATGGATCTTGGTAGATCAGGTTCAATTATCACCGCTCGTTCAGCAAAAAATAGATTGGCAAAACCAAAGAAAGTTAAATTTGAAATTGATCATAGTAAAGGTATTAACCCTTATAAGGGATTAGATTTATTCTGCACTTTTGAAAATTTCCCTAAAATTGGTGTTGCTCAGGTTAAGAAAGAAGTTGACAAAGAGACTGGAGAAATTACATACAAACCTTCTAATCGTTGGTATGTTAGACATTTAGATAAAACATTATCAGCAAACCAAATTTTTAATAGAAAAGTTTTTAATCCAGAAGTATTAAAGGCTATGGAACCAATAATTTATGATTATTTCAAATATCCATCATATGATGAGTGTCTTAGGGAATTGGAAGATATTGACGAGAGATTAAATGAAATTGAAGATAAGGATATGTTATCTTCAGAAGAATTTAATCTTGAAGATGACGCAAATCTCTTCAATTAAGTTTGAAATTCGAACTTTTCCAAAAAATAATATAATACTCATATGTCGGAAGCGATGAATACGAATATGGAAAAGCATTTCTTTATCTATATTTTAGATACACCAGATCAATTTTCCAAAGTAGAACCTTACTTTTTTAATAATTCAGATATACAGTTTGTTTATACTGTAATCAGAGAAGAATATTTAAGAAGTGAGAGTCATATTGTACCAAGTACACAACAAATAGTAGCAATGGTCAAATTAGCTGATCAAGAAAATAAAATAAGTAGTGCAGTTTTAAAAATACTACTTCAATCAGATAACGGTGATATAAGTCAAGAATGGTTGTTACCAAGATTTAAAGCTTGGAAAATTGAGAAACAATTAAATGGTGATATGTTAAAAACCATTGATATGGTTCGAAATATTAAAGGCGAAATAAACTATGATACCGTGGTTGAAGTTGCTCAAAAAATAAAAGGAATTTTTGGTAATGTAATGATGGTTGATGATGATGACAGTGATTTAGGAGATGACTTTGACGATCCAGAATCACATAAACAGTTAATCAGTAAAAACAGCATTCACACAGGCTGGCCTTGTATAGATTCAATATTAGGTGGTGGCTGGAGTAAATGCACATTAAATGTTATTATGGGTGAAACTAACGTTGGTAAATCAATGTGGTTACACAATATTGCTACAAATGCAGCAAATGCTGGAGCTAATGTGTTAGTTATTACATTAGAAATGGCAACAAGAAAAGTAATGAAAAGATTGGGTTCTATGAGACTTAAAATTAATTCAGATGAATATGATGAAAAGTCAAAAGATGCAGTCTTTATGAAACAAAGATTAAATAATTTAAAATCTCAGGGATTTGGTGGCGGAGGATTGTTCGATTCTCAACCAGGCAAGATTTTTGTTAAAAAATACAATACAAGTGATTGTACTGTAACTGATATAGATAACTATATCAAAAAATTTGAAGAAGTTAAAAGGCTTAAAGTAGGAATGGTAATTGTGGATTATATAAATATTATGTCCATTGAAAAAGGCTTTGATATCACTAATATGCTTTACTTAAAGGGAAAACACTTAGCAGAAGGCTTAAGAAGAATTGGAGATAAATATGAATGTGCAGTTGTTACTGCAACACAAACTGATAAAGCAGTTTGGGGAGCATCTGATATTAAATTGGGTGATATTCCTGAAAGTAAGGCTATTGCAGATACAGCAGACTCGGTTTGGGGTATTATTAGAAATCCAGAAATGAAACGTAATAATATCTATAGATTAAAAATATTAAAATTAAGAGATGGTGAACACCATGAAGAACAAGTTAGATTTGATTTTAATACTAAATTTTTAACTATGGAAAACGATCAATTGGTTGGTGCTAAATAATATCTAAAAATAATATTATGTATGACACAAAGGAAGAATTTAGATTTAGATGATGATTTAGAAAATAATTTAGATGAGGAATTAGGTGCAGACTTTATTGATGATGTTATTATAGATGAAGAATTTGGTAACGGAGATATTGTAGAATCTATTGAGTCTGATGAAGATATAGATGATGATTCTGAAGAAGATGTGATGTTTAAGTTTAATACAAATAATCATAAACTTGAAGGAAAACACTCATTAACAAGAGATACAATATTTAAAGGTAAACTTGATGACAATTCTGAACAATCCGATTATTTTAGTGGTAATCAGGAAGAATCTTATAGTTATGATGGATTACCAATAGAAGTTGGCTCTAATTATGAATTTGAAAGTAAATATCATGAAGAATATGTTGGTAGACTTAATTTATCAAGAGATGTTTATGATTTATTAAACGAAAAAACAGAGTTGGATTTTTCTTCAAATAGAAGAAAACCCAATAAACAAGCATTTAACGACTATTATAAGATGTTGTTGGATAATATTGGCAAAGAATATACTAAATCAGAAATCTTTGTCGAATTATCTTATTATTTTACAGATAACATATTCAATATGTTTAAGTTATTAGATAAAGAATATGCAACACAAATTATAGTAGAGCTAAAACAAAGTGGATATTTGAGTCATCTCAGTAATATCAACTTCATATAAAAAATAAAAGAAATAACATGGCTTTTTTTAAGAGAGACGAAGCATACTACGCATCATTAAAATATTTTAAGGGAGATACTTTAGCATCTGATGTATGGGTTAATAAATATGCGTTAAAAGACACAAAAAGTGGCGAGACTGTTTATTACGAACGTACGCCAGATGATATGCATTGGAGACTTGCAAGAGAAATACATAGGATAGAAGCTAAATACCAAAATCCTTTATCAGAACAATTTTTATTTGATTTGATGAAAGATTTTAAGTATATAATTCCACAAGGCTCTCCAATGTCAGGTATTGGAAATAATAGACAAGTTGTATCATTATCAAATTGTTTTGTTATAGGTAATCCTTCTGATTCATATGGTTCAATTATGCAAGTTGATGAAGAACAAATTCAACTTATGAAACGTAGAGGTGGTGTTGGACATGACCTTTCTCATATTAGACCTGCTGGAATGCCAGTTAAAAATTCAGCATTAACTTCAACAGGACTTGTACCTTTTATGAATAGATATTCTAATTCTACAAATGAAGTGGCTCAAGGTGGTAGGCGAGGCGCATTAATGTTAACTTGTTTTTCGCCTGATACATTTGTTCTTACAGATTATGGATGGGATCAAATAAAGAATGTTATAAATAAAATAAAATCTGGAATTGAAATTAAATCTTGGACACATGATGGGTTTAAGAATATTTTAGATATTCAAGAATTTAAAAATAGAGATGTTTATGAAATAGAATGTGAAAATGATAAGATCATAATTGTTACTCCAGATCATGAATTTGTTGTAAGAAATATGAATTCAGGTGAGGAATATTTGAAGGCTATAATTGACGTAGATGTATTAATAGAAGAATTAATATTTTATTTTTAATTTTATTTTCATTTTTCCAGTTTTTTTATTTTATATATACAAATAAAACATCCAGATGAAAATAAAATTATTAAAAATTGAGGAGGACAGAAGAAGAATATTGTATAAAATAGATCAAGAAGAGTACATCATTAATGGTAAGATATTTAAAGTAAAAAAAAGCACTGCTAATCTTAGTAGTTATTTAAATTCTATTGATAGTTCATTAATTAAAATTTTAAATTTATCAGTAGATTGTAAATGTAAAAATTGTTTAGAGTATATTACTAGAAATAGATTTGAAAGAAATGTTTTTATTGCATATAAATTTTGCAATGAGTGTGATAAAAGAAATGTTTTGAATAAATATAATATTGTTAAGTGTATATGTTGTAATAAAGAAATTTTATATAAAGATATTAAATATTCTACTTGTGGAAATAAAAAATGTTTAGAAGAATATAGAAATATTATAAATAATAAAATAAAAGAAACACATTGGACTTTAAATGATCACAAAAATGATATAACGATTAAAAAATCTATAAAAAGAAAAGAAAATGATATTAAATTTTGTAGAAAATATGTGGCTTGGAATAAAGATAAAACTGGAATATATTCTAAAGAGACAATTGAAAAATTAAGAAATGCTGCCATTAATCAAATGAAAAATGGTAAAATTAAAAAAACAGGAATTGAGACAATTTTTGAAGAATTATTAAAATCTAATAATATTGATTATACATACTCGTTTATATATGAAAATAGGCAATTTGATTTTATTATAAAAGATTATAATATTGTTGTTGAAATTCAGGGGGATTACTGGCATTCTAATCCTAAATTTTGGGATGTTTATGATAATGATAAAACAAAAAAGAAATTGTATGAGACTCAGATAATGAAAATAAAAGATGATGTAATTAAAAAGAATATTATAGAAAGATCAAAATATGATTTTGTTTCATTTTGGGAATATGATATTCATAATAATATTTCAGAAGTTGAAAAAACTTTATTTGAATTAATTAATAAAAATAAAATTAAAAATGGAAAAAACTTATAGTAAAATACGTAAAATAACAAAAAAAGGTAAAAGTGATGTATATGATTTTACGGTGGAAGACACACATAGAATATTGGCAAATAATTTTTATACTTCAAATTGCTCCGTAAAACATCCAGATTCTGAAAGTTTTATTGATGCAAAATTAGAAGATGGTAAAGTAACTGGTGCAAATATTTCAGTTAAAATTGCAGATGACTTTATGGAAGCCGCATTAAATGCTAAAATGTACACACAATTATTTCCAATAGATTCAAAAAATCCTATTCATACTAAAGAAATTGATGCTCAAAAATTGTGGAAGAAAATTATTCATAATGCCTGGAAATCTGCGGAGCCAGGTGTTTTATTTTGGGATACAGTAATGAGAGAATCTGTGCCAGATTGTTATCAAGATTATGGCTTTACAACAATTTCAACAAATCCTTGCATTATTGGTGATTCTTTAATTGCTGTTGCTGATGGTAGAAATGCAGTTTCTATAAGACAATTAACAGAAGAAGGTAAAGATATTCCAGTATATAGTACAAATAGTGAAGGTAAAATTGAAATAAAATGGGGTAGAAATCCTAGATTGACTGGAAAAAATAAAGAAGTATGGAAATTAACTTTAGATGATGATTCTGTTTTTGTCGCAACCCCAGATCATAGAGTTTATTTGAATAATAATACATATAAAGAATTAAAAGATTTGTTACCAGGTGAATCAATATCATCTTTTTATTCTTTTAATTCTAATAAGGGATATAGACAAATTGCACAAACTGGTGATAAAATGATCGGAGGTAGATATAGAAATAGAAGACAGTATAGACTTATTCATGAGTTTCATAAAGGTAAAGACATTGATTATAAATTGTTTAATATACATCATAAAGATTTCGATAATCAAAATGATATGATAGATAATTTAGAATTGATGACGAGAGATGATCATAAATTTTTACATTCTGGAAGAATTAAAGGTAAAAATAATCCATATTTTAGAATGACTGATGAATGGAAAGCTAATTTTGCTTCACATCCAGGAGAAAAGAATTCTAAATATATTAATGTTTCTAATGATGAAATGATAATTCATGGTAGAGAATTATTTAAACAGGAAGGAAAATTTACAGCACGAGGATGGATTAAGTATTCAAAAGAACATAATTTGCCACAATCATTATGGAACGAATTTAGATTTAAGACATTTGCAGATTTTAAAAACCAAGTAGTAAATAATCATAAAGTTGTGAGTGTTGAATTTTTTGGATATGATGATGTATATAATATTACAGTTGATGATAATCACAATTATAATGTTATTACAAAAACTGAGGATGATAGATATATAACATCAGGTGGAATTTGCGTAAAAAATTGTGGAGAAATAACTCTTTGTCCTTATGATTCTTGTAGATTATTGGCTATAAACCTTTATAGTTTTGTAGATGAACCTTTTACAAAAAATGCAAAATTTAATTGGGATAAATTCAAGGAATATGTTGTTTATGCTGAAAGGATTATGGATGATATTATTGATCTTGAGATAGAAAAAATTAATATGATCTTGGATAAAATTGCATCAGATCCAGAAAATGAAGAAACTAAAAGAGTTGAAAGAGAAACTTGGATTAAGATTATGAATATGACTTTAAATGGTCGTAGAACTGGTTTGGGTGTAACTGCTGAAGGTGATATGTTAGCTGCTCTTGGCTTAAGATATGGTACACCAGATGCAACAGATTTTTCAACAGAAGTTCATAAAGTATTGGCGATAAATGCTTATAAATCATCTGCAATTATGGCAAAAGAACGTGGCTCATTCCCTATTTATGATTATGAAAGAGAAGTTAGTAATCCTTTTGTTCAAAGATTAAAAGATGCTGATCCAGAATTAGATATGATGTTAAAACAATATGGTAGAAGAAATATTGCACTTTTGACTATTGCACCAACAGGAACAGTTTCACTAATGACACAAACAACTTCAGGTATCGAACCTGCATACTTGGTTTCTTATAGAAGAAGAAGAAAGATTAATCCTACTGATAAAGGTGGTAGAGTTGATTTTATAGATGCAGAAGGTGTAAAATGGGAAGAATATAATGTCTTTCATCATAAGTTTGAAGTTTGGTTAGAGGTTAACGGTTATAATATTGATGAAGTAAAAGCAATGAAAGATTCTGAATTAAAATTAATTATTGAAAAATCTCCATACTATAAAGCAACTTCTAATGATGTTGACTGGGTTGAAAAGGTTAGAATGCAAGGTATGATTCAAAAATATGTTGACCATTCTATTTCAGTAACAGTTAACTTGCCTAATAATGTAACTGAAGAAATTGTTTCTAAAGTATATGAAATGGGCTGGAAGTCTGGATGTAAAGGTATGACAGTTTATCGTGATGGTTCTCGTCAAGGAGTTATTATGTCAAATGAAGGAACAACTCAAAATGTTGTTAAAGAAGTACAAGAGAACAACGCAAAACCAAGACCAAAAAGACTTGAATGTGAAGTTGTTAGATTTACTAATAATAAAGAAAAATGGGTTGGTGTTCTTGGATTGATGGTTGATGAAAAAGGTCAAAAATATCCTTATGAGATATTCACTGGATTACTTGATGAATTTTATATTCCTCCTAGTATTGAAAAAGGTGAAATTATTAAGCATAAAGAAGATGGTGAAAAAAGTAGATATGATTTTGTTTACAAGGACAAAGATGGTTATAATGTTACAATGGAAGGCTTAAATAGAGCTTTTAACAGAGAATTTTGGAACACAAGTAAACTATTGTCAGCATTTTTAAGACATAGAATACACCTTCCTAGTGTGATTAATCTTATTGATAGTTTACAAATGAATTTAGATAATGAAGCAGCTTTTGGTACTTGGAAATCTGGTGTGAAAAGAATTATTAAGAAATATATAAATTCTATCGTTGTTGGCGAATCTTGTCCAGAATGTGGAGCTACAGGACATGATTTAGTGTATGAAAATGGCTGTAAGACTTGTAAGGCGTGCGGTTGGGCGAAATGTTCAGATTAATTAAAAATAAACCACATATTTCACATTTAAGACAACCATATTTTTATATATAGAATATGAGAAAAAAATGTGAAATATGTGGTTTAGATTTTTCATATACAACAGGAAAATTTACAATTCATTTAAATGAAGAACATAATATCTCTTTAAGAGATTATATTATTCAATATGAGTTAAGTGGACAAACACCAAAATGTAAATGTGGCTATTGTGATGATGATGCACCTTTTTTTAGAGGTAAATTTCTTGATAGAATTGGTAAACATCAAAAATATGAATGGTTGAAATATCAGTATATTAAAAAATATGGTACACCAAAATGTGAAGTGTGCGGTGATGATGTTAAATGGAATAGAGATGTCCCGAATAGATATTGTTCACCAAAATGTTTTCCAAATAGATGGAACCAAGAAAAAATAGATATTACTGTTAAAGAAAGATATAATGTAAATAATGTTTCTTTTTTAGATGATGTTAAAAATAAAATATCTAATAGTAATAAAGAAAATTATAAATATAATAAAAAAGAAATAGTAGAAAAATTTTCTACTACTTGTTTGGATAGATTTGGTGTTGATTTTCCAGTTAAATCTTCTGATGTTCAAGATAAAATGAAAATAACATATTTTAAAAATTTAGGAGTTGATCATCCGTCTAAATTATTAATAAATAGACAGAATTCAAGTAAAAGAATGATAAAGAATAATTATGAATTTAATTTCACTAATTGTTATAATATCAAAAGATATAAAGAAACTGAATTGTATTATCAAAGTTTATATGAATATCATTTTTTAGAATATTGTGAAAAAAAGAATATTATTGATAGAGTTAAAAATGGAAATATTTATAATTTTTTACCAGAAGAATCTGATTATGGATTTAGAACTATTACAGATTTTTGTATAGATGATATTGAGATAGAAATAAAATCAACATATATTTTAGAAAAACAAGGTGGTGATTTTGTTATAGATATAAAAAGAAGAGCTGTTGAAAGTACAGGTAAAAAATACTTATTAATTCTGGATAAAAAATATTCAGAATTTGAAAAATTAATTAACAATAATGAATGATATTTATGAATATAAAGGAAACCAATATAGAATATTTGCAGAATCTAAAATGAAAGTTGATGGTGTGTGGATAAAGTGTATTATTTATCAAACTCTTTATTATAATGAAGATGGTTGGATATGGGTTAGAAATAGTGAAGAGTTTTTTAAACTATTTAAAAGAGTTGAAGAGAAATGATGGAAATAAACTTTGTTACTAGATTTAAGGAAGATTATATATTTTTAGATATTGTTGGTCTTTCTGGTGATACAAGAGAATTTTTTGTAGAATATATTGATTTGAACACTAATGAAGTTATATATTCAGATATGCTTAAAATAAACTACTGGTCAAAAATAAATTCTAATCCATCTATGAATATTTTGATTAGAGTTACATCAGAAAATCAAATAGTTTTTGAAAGAAGACAAGATCAGAAATTTAATAGAGTCTATATTAAAATTGGCTCAAATTCTTTGGGTGATAATATAGCTTGGATGTCTTGTATTGAAGAGTATAAAAAATTAAATAATGTAGATGTCGTTGTTTATTCAAATCATAGGCATTTATTTGATAAGGCATATCCAGATTTTATTTTTACTGATATAGTAAATCCAGATTATATTAATGATGTTGATAAGAAAATTAAAATTGATTATGGTCCAGAATTATATAGAATAAATAATATTCCAGCATCAGATCAATGGTTTATAGATACTGAGAAATATGATAATAATTTGGATTATTTTGATTATAGAAAATACGCTTTACAATCAATAGCAAATATAACTTTAAATATTCCTGATATAGAATATGTTTCAAAGATAAATATACCAGAAGATAATGGTCCAAAAGTTAAAGGTAAATATGTTGTTGTTGCAATTCAATCTACATCTCAACTTAAATATTGGAATAATCCATTTGGTTGGGAAAGAGTTTTTGATTTTTTAGGAAGAAATGGCTACAAAATTGTTTTAATTGATAAGAATAAAAATTTTGGTGTACTTGGAAGTTTTAACCAAGCACCAAAATCTAAATATGTCATAGACAAAACTGGGAATTTTCCATTATCTGAAAGGATTACTGATATTAAGTATGCTGATATGATGATTACAATTAGTTCAGGCTTAGCTTGGGTTTCATGGGCTGTTGGTACTCCAGTAGTTATGATTAGTGGCTTTACAAAACCTTTTTTGGAGTTTAAATCTAATTGTGTCAGAATACATAATCCTAATGTTTGTAATGGTTGCTGGAATGATCCATTAATAACTTATGATGCAGCTAATTGGTTATTTTGTCCAAGAAAACAAGATTTTATATGTTCTAAAGCTATACAACCAAAAGATGTTATTGATGGATTTAGAAAATTAATGAAATAAAAAAAAGTCTAACTTGTTAGTTAGACTTTATTTTATTACTTCTTATCATCATCATCAACGTGTTTGAAGATGGCATCACGGAATTTGTTAAATGCTTTAGATGCAAGGAATTTTTCAGCCATTTTATTTTCTTTGCCGTCCTCAGCCAAATTGTATTCAGTATCAAGTACGTGAAGTAGGTAACCTACAATTTCATCATCTGAAATAGTTCCAAGGAACTTTGTAAGGTTTTCAACTTGTTTGATTTTAAGTTGAGCAATTCTACGTTCTTTCATATTTGCAAGAAGTTCTGATTTCTTGTCTCTGTTGAAAGTTTTAACATCACTTTCAATTTCATCATACCTATCAAGTACATCATCCAATGTAATTTTCAAAGTATCTTCACAGTAACGAATAAATCTAACATTAGAAGAACCAACATAACCATGACCAATTTCTTTAATGTCATTGATCCAAGTTCTAACATTAGGGAACTTTTTGAATAGTTTTGGTTGACCTGTGTATTCATCCATAACCTCTCTAATTACATCTACACCATTTTCTTTAATCATATCCTTCTTAGTTACCCATTCACCAAAGTTTTCAAAGATATAATCAGATAGGAATGTCCAAGAACGAGGAGTTGCATAAGCTTTACTTGTTCTGTTTGTAGTATTACGTTCATCTGGTTTCTTGTAATAGTGCTCAGTGTGAGTTTTCAAGAATTGAACAATAACAGGGCAAACGTTTTCGTTTGCATATCTTTCAACCCATTCAGGAAATGGAAGAGTATGTTCAATGTGAATCAAACGGTTGTTAAGAGCCTGGTCAAATTCTTCTACATCAGTACCATCTTCTTCACCAAGGTTACCTGATGCACACATCATGACATTATCATTGAATTTGAAGAATGCACCAATTTCTCTTTCAAGAAGCATCTGAAGAGCGGCATTACGAACTGACAATGTTGAACGGTTTAACTCTTCAAAGTGAATAATAGTTGGCTTAGTGTTAGCCATGTAAGCCCATTTAGGTGCTACGTGGGATAACATTTTTTGCATTTTGCCATTAACTTCTTCTTCGCCAATGGTTGGGAACAAACCAACGTCAGTTTCGTCTACCATTGAAAGACGAATGTCAAAATATTGACAACCCATTTGTTTTGCAACTGACCTCATAATTGCAGATTTTGCATATCCTGGAGGTGAAGAGATATAAAGAACACCACTTTTAGCGTTCATCATTTTGTAATACTTCTTCTCACGGTCAGAAAGATTTTCAAACCCAGTAGGAAATTTACTTGCTGGTTCAAAATTGATTCCTTTTGGAAGATTTAGATTCGTTTTAGCCATAATTTTTATTTAATTTTATTTTTACTTCTTTATTAGATTATAAATATACACCTACTTTTTGATATAAAAAAATTGTATAGATAATTTTAATTAAAATTATCTAACATATTTGGAACATAAACAAATCCTTCTTGTTCCATACTTTTAATGATATCCTCTTTTGTTTTTGATTCAGAATCATTAACTTCCCACATTGCTTCCATCATTTCAGAATCACCAAATATTCCTGCTCTGTTAAGAGCATCAATAACATTTTGTGATAAACTGTGAGAACCTAATTGATCATCTAAATAAGTAGCACCATCTTCAAATAATGCAATAATTGATGGCATTTCTTCTTCTGGAGACACCATAACATCAAAACACCAGTCACTTGGATTTGTTTGTTTTTTCTTCATTTCTTCGTCGTTATTATTGTTAATATTAAAATCATCTTCACCATCAGAAAGGATTTGTCCAAATTCTAATTTTTCCTCTTTATCATTTGATTTTTCCTTGTTTATTTTATCCAAATATTCCTTTTCTCTTTTTTTCTTATTTTCTTTGAAAATTGGAACCAGATAATCAATAACATATTCAAACCTATCAGTTTCGTTTTTATATATCCATTCTGGAATTGATTTAGTGTCAATATCATATAATTGAGCTAAAACATCGTAATCAGAAAGTATTCTTGGGCATGTAATACTATCATCAATTTCAACAGCATCTTCAGTAATTAATTCTGTTTTTTCAAACCTTAATGTTGCAGTATATGATCTTTCATTATCAGTAAGATAAACATTCATTCTATCTTCTAGTAGTGAACAAAGTTCTATTTTACAAATGAATGGTTTATCATTAATTTTAATCCAAGATTCTTCGTTAATGAGACTCCCAACAATTTTTTCTAATTCAGATGTGAAATCAAAATCTCTCTTTTCGAATTCGATAACACCTTCAAAATATTCTTGTAATAATTTCACCAAATTATTATTGTATGCTAAAAGCATTTCTTCTCTTTTGTTCTTTGATTCTTGGTGTTGTTTAATGAAATCTTCCATCAATTCTTTTTGATGTAAATCATATTCTGCTTTTTTTGCTTCTGCATAAGCTTCTGGGTCTTTATTATATAATAAAGAATCTTGAACTTCTAAAATTCTATATTCTCCTTTTACAGTTTCAATAAAGTTAGAAAAATCTTGATCTTCTGAAATTTTATTATTGAGTTTTCTTTTTAATTCAGCAGTATCAAATTCTTTTGTCCAGAATATAGCAGGTGCAAATTTTTCAATTTCAACTGAACATTCTTTTATTAATTCTTGAACAATTGCAGTTGGTGAAAATTCTAATGTTTCCTGATCCAATGATTCTCCATTCTTCATTAAATATAGAAGATGTCCATTTGGATCTATAGTTCTAACAAGATGATAATTATAAGTTTCATCTTGTGAGAATAATTTAAGTAAATTTTGTCTTTTTCCCATTATTATTTTTTAATATGTGGTTTTTATTTATAATTCAAATATAAACATTATTTATAAATAAAAAAAATTGAAAATAATTATCTTTTTATATCTTTTTTTATCTTTTTGACCTTATATATTTTATATATAGTAATATGAGAAAGTTAAAAAATATGAAAATAGACGAAAACTTGCATACTGATTTGAAAAAATATGCAAAAGAAAATTCACTAAAATTAAATGATTGGGTTGAAAAAATTATTAAAAAAGAGTTTGAAAAAATAAAAGATAGAAATGATAATTGAAGAGTATGTTAATGTTGGTGTGAATTCTAGAAATAAAAATCATTTTATATCTTTAGGTTATAATGCTATTGTTGGTATAGATATGATGGTATTATCTATACATTTATGTAAAAATAGTAATTCTTTAATAAAAGCGAAATGTGCGGATTGTGGCTGTGAAACAAATATAAAAATGAGAACATATACAAAATCTTTAAAATCGCATGATTATTACTGTTGTAAAAAATGTTCAATAAATAAGAATATAAAAACAAATAAAGAAAAATATGGAGTTGAACATACATTTCAAAACAAAGAATTATTAGATAAACGAAAAGAAAATAATATAGATAAATATGGTGTTGATAGTGTTTTTAAGTTAAATGATGTTAAAGAAAAAATTAAGAAAACAAATTTAGAAAGATATGGATTTGAAAGTGCCAGTCAAAGCGATGCTGTCATTGAAAAAATGAAAAATACTAGAATAAAAATTGGCATACAATTGTCAGATAATTTACTTTCAGATTTTATTTTATATAAAAGAAATGTCAATAGAATTACTAATAGAAATAAAAAAGCACTATTATTAGAATGGAATGGTTTAGATTATTATGACAATGAGGATATAAGGAGTAATTTTATTTTACGTGGACAAGATCCAAATTATCCTTCTCTTGATCATAAAATTTCTATTTGGTATGGTTATCAAAAAGAAATATCACCTGAGATTATAGGTGATATTTCTAATTTGTGCTTTACAAAGAACTCTATAAATTCTACTAAGAATATAAAGATTGAATCCGAATTTAAATATTAATCTTGTTTATCAATATGCTCAATCTGCTTAATTTTACCATTATCAAATGCAATTGGACATTTACCATCTGTGGATAAAATCAAAGTTTTTGTTCTAATTCCTTGAAAATCTAACGAATCTGTACATCCGTCAGTTAAAATTACAGTGTTGAATATGCTTATTTTATTTTTTTTATCTGCAATAAATTTTAATGCTGGAGTTAAAGTTGTACCGCCAAGACCAAAAATTTTCATTTTTTCTAGTTCTTTTTTACAAGTAATTTTATATACTTTTTTTACTTCTGTGTCTATTTGAACTAAATTCATTTCAATATCGTTTTGGAAAATGTAGGATAATACTTTTTCGAAGCTACCTGACATCGAACCACTTGTGTCTAATATGACGTTAATTTCATTTTTATATTTCTTATTACCTTTAAGTCCTTCAATTCCTCTACGATTTGGACGAACAATGGTTTTTGATTTTTTAGAACCAAAAATATGACTACTCATAGTCCTTTTAATTTCTTTCAAATAGTCCCTTCTAGTTTTACGAAGTTTGTTAAGAATAGCTTCAACTTCACCAGATGATAAACCACGGTTTTTTAACTTGGTCATAATACCTTCAACAATTTCTCTTTTCAATTCTTGAGGTATGTCGTCTGGTAAGTGTGAATCAAGTGTATTCTGTTCTTCTCTTTCTTCACCTTCAAAAATAGTATCAAGTGAATAACATTCAGAATCATTTTTACCATATTTACCATATCTTGGTTTACCTGATGTGTCTTTGTCACCCTGACGAGATTGATTATTCTCATTCTCATGACCACAGTTAGGACACTTGTTACCTTGACCTTCACCATCACCATCTTCATCACTATCTTGGTCACCACCTTGACCACCTTTACCTTGTTTTTCTTTATTTTTTCCGTCTGAACCTGATTTTCCTCCACCTTGACCTTTACCGTCTTTTCCTTCTTTGTCACCTTTACCTTTGCCTTGACCTTCTTTGTCACCTTGACCTTCTCCTTCTTGATCACCTTCACCTCCACCATCTCCAGGTTGATCACCTGGCTGAGGCATTGGCTGTCCACAATTAGGACATTTTCCAGCTTGCTTTCTCATTTGCTGAATTTTGTCCTTATTTTTTTCTTGCCATTCTCTTCTTTTATTTACATACCATTCATATAAATCTTCAAAAATAGCTTCACCTTTATATTCTTTTGGAATCATAAGTGCACTATTATTATCAAACATATCCTTAGGAACAGAAATGAATGGTTTTGGTCCTGAGCCAAGACCACCTTGTTTCATAATTTCATCAACAATGATTTGATTTATAATCATATCTTGTACAATGTTAGCCGCTTTTAAGTCATAACCAACACTTCTTTTTACGTGATCAAACAAAATGTGGAATTCTTCGTGAATTAAAAGAAAATTGACTGCGGATTGAACAAGACTATCCATGAATTTTCTATCCCAATAGAAGTTCATACCAGCAGATGTGACATTTACACCTGCTGTTTTGATATAAGGATTGTTTTTTGATTCAAAAAAGTTGATGAAAAGAGCAAATTCACCATAATAAGGTAGGTTACCAGTTGCCATCATAGCTACGACAGCTTCAGTAAGCTTTTCGTGCATTTGACCTGGTATGACATGCTTGTAAAAATCTAACATATTTTATTTATTTTTTATTTTTTATTTTTTAACCAAACTAAGAATAATACAAAAAATAATGTAATTGGTAAAAAAACATTTGAATTTACTTGTATTGTTTTTTTCAACCCCCACATTTTATATTCTTTTACTAATAAATCACCAATTTTTACTGCATAAACTTTAGTTGTATCAATTTGTGCACTAATTGGTTCAGCACTTTTTCTGGCTTTTTCAACATCAATATACTGATTCTTAGAAAAAACCGAAAATGAAAACATCATTAATAATAAAACAAATATTGTCTTTTTCATAGTCACATATTTTATTGACTACAAATATAGTATATTTTACTGAATAAAAAAATTAAAATGTAGGAATTAATTTTTTTGTCTTCCAGTAGTAAGTAAGTGAGTATCCACCAATTAGACCACCAAGGTGAGCAAAGTGACCTACACCAAATCCATATGATGGATTTATTAATGATAGTAGACCAAATCCAAGTGATAATGCACCAAAACCATAAACGAAATTTTTCATTTTCATTGGAATAATGAACATAAATAGAACTTCTGTTTCAGGTGCAATAAAAACAAATGCTGATACTAAACCACAGAGAGCGCCAGATGCTCCAACTGCTGGACCTGTTCCTAAAAACATCCAAAGTAATGCTGAAGATAATCCACTTATGAAATATAACTTTAGGAATTTATTTGTACCTATAATTTGCTCAAGTTGATTGCCAAATTGCCATAACACAAACATATTAAATAATATGTGTAAAAATCCAGCATGTAAAAACATTGATGTTATTGGTTGCCAAATTGCAAAATTTGGATCTTGAATATTGAAGAGTGCAAATGCGTTCATATTTATAAAATATGTACCAAGGAATAATATTACATTGGCAAGAATTAAATTTCTTACTGAATTAGTTGATAATACAATAGATGTAAATTTATAAATATTTTCTCTTCTTTTTTGAGTTTTTTTCTTTTTTTCTGAAAACTCTATTCTTTCAGGTGTATTGAATAGTTCTTTTATTTTTTCTTTGTTTAAAGAAAAATCATAACCAGCGATTGGTCTTTCTTCTTTCATTTTTTATCATTTTAAAATGTTACACTTAGCTTCTGGATCTTTTCTACCACCTTGCTGACCATATTTACATTCATCACAATCTATTAATGAATGATATTCACAGTCATATTCAACTGGATCTAGTGGGTGATTACATTGATAACTTTTACACTTTGGGTGCTTATTTTTTTCTCCTAATAGCCATACTATATTAGTCTTCTCTTTCATATTTTGTTGAGAATTTATACATTTTGCTTAATTCAACATGTCTTTTAATATCTTTCCAGTTTAATTTCATTTTCTTTTCTGTATCATTATCTAATTGTCCACCTATTAATAATTCAATTAATACTACAGTGTCTAGATAATTTTTGATATGAAGAAAGATGGCATATAAATACCATCTTTGTCTCCACATCTTTACATGCCATTTAGAAGATTCATAAGATATTATGTTCTTCTTCTTCGTCTTCTGCTCCATTGTGATCAATTTCTTGGAATTTTTTCTGTACTCTCTTTTTAATGATATTTCTACCTTTTTTAATTTGAGATTTAATAGTTGAAAGGTTTATATTCAACTCTTCAGAAATTTCTTTATAAGCCATTCCTTCAATTTCTCGCATGATTAGAACTTTCTTATACTTAGAATCCTTTTCAGGTAAGTTATAAATAGTTTCTTTAATGAAATTAGCCTTCTTGACAAATATGTTATATTCATCAATGTGTCGTTTACCATCATCATATGGAATAATATTTGACAGATTGAAATTTTCTGCCATTTCTTTATCCAAAGAATTGGTTGGAAGCCTCTCGCCGTCTTTATGAGCTTTTTTAACAATATTTTCAGCGATCTTGTAAATCCAAGTATTTACTTGCGCACCACCTTCGTCTGGTCTCTTATAAGTACTTATATTCAATAGTGCTTGAATAAAAGCATCTTCTACATGATCTTCCGCAACATCTTGATCTTTGGTGTATTTTGCAATATACCACATTAATCTTGGTTTGTAGTTTTTGTAGAAGTTTTGAAAATTAGTACCCGTGCGTTCCTCGAATTGTATTTCGAGTTCATTCATTGTTTCTTTTTCTTTCATAGATATAATTTAGAACATTTATATAGTAAATAAGTCATTCTTTGTTTACTACATTTATTAAAATAATTTAATTCTTAATGATAAAATCACATTGATTTTTCTTTGTATATCAAATATAACTAAATTATTAGAATAAAAAAAATGCTCTGAACTCTATTCTACTCTTTTTGGAACAAAAGGTTTCAAAAATAAAAAAAGGTGGTGCTAAACCATAGCACCACCTTGTCATTACAAACAATCAACATTAAAAACTATTTTACTAATACATCAATTAATACTTGTAATTGAGATTCATTTATTTCAACAATACTTGTATCATAAATTTTATCTCCTTCTGGATCTTCCTTGTAGTAAGAATACGTTTGCAAATCAACTTCACAATCTTGATCTCCGAATATTGTTGCCCAATGTGAAATTACACATTCACCATCTTCATCACCAACATTTATTTCTTTGTAATAGCCATATCCTTTCTTAACATAGCCATTCTTTAATATTACATCTTTTAGCATTTTTTACAAATTTTATAGTCATTATTAATTAGCCATTGAAAAATTTCACCAATTAGTTGGTTATTAACATTAACTGTGTGATCATCACAACAATCATCACAAACTGTTTGAATATCTTGTTCTTCCATTTTATTAATTTTTAATTGAGTCAAGTGCTTCAATAACCCTTCTGCTCTCTCTTGCGATAACTGAGGTGCTACTATCTTTGAATAATTCAATGTATGCTGAGTACAAAACTTTGGCATTCAATGTGATGTCTTCTACTTTGTTGATGTCAGCGGCAGTAAGATTGCTCAAAGTTGAATAATTTTTTCTGAAACCATATTCATACATCAGTCTTTTACCAAGTGCTGCAAGTTTCAATTCAACGCTTTTTACAACTTTGCCATTCTTGTCAAAAAGAATTGACTTTGCAAATTCGACGATTGTTACTTCTTTGTTTTTCAAATCTTCAATAGTTTTGATATGAAAATCAATGTTCATATTGAAGTTAATCAAATTGTCAGAGAAGGATTTAATTTTGTCTGGCAAAGATGATTTGTAGTGCTTGTTGCTGAAACTTGTCAAAATTGTGGTTGATGTTGCTCTTTTGCCTTTTTCAATTTTAACCAAACCAACATTCATTGAAAGAGCTTTAGATTTGTCAGTTGAGTTGACAATATTGATGGTTTTTTCATACCTTTCATTGTCGATGTATAATTCATCACCAACTAAATTGATTTCTTGCTCACCACTTGCGATTTTAAGTCTGTAAACTTCAGGTGTGAAATATTTTTGAATTTCAGACAAAATTGATTTTGAAAAATTGGTGAAATCAAAATTGTAATAGATTTTAGAAACTTCTACTCTACAAATTTCACGACCATCATACCTTGTAACCAAAAAACCATCTTCAATCTGATTGTCGAATTTGTCGAGGTCATCGTTCAATTTAACTGAATCAAATACTTTTGTAACTGCAACTGTTCTGTTTGGGAAGTAAAATCTTTTCATAATGAATTGTGTGTTTGTTTTTATTTGACTCTACAAAGATAGTGGTTTAAATTGATACTACCAAGGAATTACTAACTTATCTTGCATGTTTTTTGACTTTTTTTCAAAAAATCTTATTAATATATAAAGATGTAAAAAAGACAATAAAATGATTTTTTACAGAAAAAAATTTAATATATATACCATAAAAATAATTTTTTAATTATGCCAATCAAAGACAAAGATTTCGGAAAATACAACAGACCAGATGTCTACATAGAAGAGATTGATAGTAGTATCATAGAACTTCCAGTACAGAACGTTCTAGTAAATTTAGTTCCTGGTTTTTCCAAAAAGGGACCTTTTAACGCACCAATTTATGTTACAAATCCTAACGATTTTACTGCAATTTTTGGTGATGATGATAGAAGGTTAGAAAATAAAGGCTCATTTTTTCATAAAACAGTAAAACAAATGTTGAAAAATGGTCCTGTTTGGGCTTTAAATCTCTTAGCCACAAACCCAAATAGAGACAAGGTTGACTGGCAATCTATCTCAGTATCTTCTCAATATCAAAACGGTGATGTCACAAGATCAGCTTATGAGTCATTTTTTAACCGTCAAGATTTCTGGGAGAGAGATTCTGACGCATTCTTAAATGTAGTTAAAGCTAACAATTTTGGTGTTCAAGATAATCAAAAACTTTTCCACATTACAAATATGGGTGATAAAGATATTACTGTATTTATGTTTAAATCTAGTATTACTGGATTTGATGTAACAGCAGAAGAATGGTATGGCGATAGAACAAAAGTTCCACCATATATTGATTATAGAGAATGGATTTCAGATTACCTAGTTGAGGTAGTTGTAGTTGCTGGTGATTGGTCAGATTATAAAACTTTGAGCAATGATACTACATTTAGTAAATACTTCAATAGAAATGGTTTAATGAAAACACAAGTTAATAACTTTCTTAATGAGAGAACAGTAACTGTTTTAGGTAAATATGATGTTTCTTTAATTCCATATTTCAAAGATATTAATAATAGAGATATGTATATAAAGAGTATTATTAATAATAATACTGATACAACTGGTTTATTCTGTACATATAATGAAGATTCATTATTAGAAGCAGATTTTAAACTTGGTAATCTTGATATTATAGGTGATGTTATTGTAGGAGAAGATATTAGTAATATTAAATTTATGTCATATGAAGCAACTCTTAAAGAAACATTAACATATGCTCAAAAATATCTAGATTCAAGCAATAATGTTATAACTAACAATGTTGATAGTTTATTGCCATCAGTATTTCCAAATAGAACTGGAATTTATACTAATGGAAGTACTTTTGGTATTTCTTTTGATTCTGGTGTTACATTAAGCGGTGGAAGTATAGGAAGTACAATTCTTGTTGGATTTTTAGGATCAGCATCAGCACATTTTGTTTTGAATGGTGTTGTTACAACAGGATTTACAGGTGATATAGTCACATTGAGTGCTATATCATATGCAACTGGTTCAAGATATGATGTACTTTATCTTACAAGTGATAAAAAAGTTAATATTTTGTATGGCGCTGCTTCTAATACCACAACAGGAGCAAAACAACCAGATTATACTTTTAGCTTAGATAGTACAATAATTTTAGGTTACGTTAAACTTGTAAATTCAAGTGAAAATTATACTTTGAATTATTACCCAGTAACTGTTGATACAACTGGATATCTTCCTTTGAATCAAATTCCTGGATATGGAGTTAAAGCAGATGGTAGTGGATATGATACATTGGGAACATATGTAAAAGTCGAATTTACTGGAACATCAGGTAAAACTGGAACATATAATGATTATGGCTATTTAAGAGCTATGCAAGCTTTTAATGAAATGTATGATAAAACCACAACTCAAAGTGTCATGGTTCAATATTCTGGATTAACATCATTGACATTTATGGATGGTATTAAAGTGCCAGTCACTTCAATAATGCCAATAGACGCAACTTCAACTTCAAATGCAAGTATTAAAATTTATGTTGTCGATGCAATTAAATGTGCAACAAGTGATACATTCTTACTTTATTATGTGGATGATGAATTTTTATTCAGCAATATAGGTGACACAAATACATTAATAACTAGATATACAGTTGCTGGTGATACACTTTTACCTTTAAAAGGTGTTGTTGCAACTTATTCACAATTGTATCAAGATTATTATAATGGTATAATAAATAATTTAGATTATTTCTATGAAAATAATAATAGTGGTGGTACAACTAAGATTTTCTTAAAAATGTTTTTAGATCAAAACAATGTGTTGACAGTTAATTTCTTATCAACTGTAAATCCTGATACTCAATATAGCATATCTTATTCAAATTGGGAAAATTTATATTTATTTGAATTGGATATTCATTCAAATAGATCAAATTGGGAACAATCAGTTGAAATTGAAGATTGGTTTGGTGATGATCTTAATACTTGCCAACAAATTTGGGTGAATAAGAATAGATATTCTGAAATTACTAAAGGTAGTTTCTTAGCAGCTTATTATGATGTTGCTTATTACGAACCACCAAGTGGACAAGGCTATTTAGATGGTGCTGTACCAAGGAAATTGACTAGAATTATTAATGTTAAGAATGATCCAAATAATGTTGATCTTAAAATTCTTTATACAGATGCACCTATTATGATTTCAAATTATAATATTTCTGTAACAGGCGGAACACTTGTTGATTATCAAACATTTACATACCCATCAATTGATGCTTATGTTGATGAATATAAAGCCTTGAAAATTTCTCCTTTTGTTGTACACACAGACTCTATTCCTAATGGTACAGATGCAAGACAAAACTCTATTCTTAATATTATTGGTATGGATACTAACCTTGCAAAAGGATTAGCAGACAAAAATAAAATTTCTTGGAGATACCTTGTAGATTCATTTGGCTTAGGACTTGTTCCAATGGACGGATTTGGATCAAAACAACAATTAGCTGACCTTTGTGGTATGAAATTGAATTGCCTTGGATTTATTAATATGCCAAGTGCAAAAATATTCAGAGAATCAACTAATCCTTCATTTGTTAATGATGATGGTTCACTTAACCTTGCATATGTAAAAGCAGGTGCTGATGAAAGCAAGAATCCAGATTTTTATTACCAATTTGCACAAAAACATGGACAAATTGATGGTAGAAGCACAGTAGGATATTTCTTCCCATATATCAGAATTTATGACAATGGTATTCCTAAATGGGTTCCACCATCATCATATGCCGCAACTACTTATATGCAAAAATTCACCTCTAATGTTGCAGGAATGTTACCTTGGACAATTTGTGCAGGTATCACTAATGGTAGAATCCAAAATATCACTAAAACTGAAATGGATTTCACTAATACTGATCTTTCTAACTTACATCAAATGAACGCAAACCCAATTGTTTACAAAATAAACAATGGATATTGTATCAATGATGAAGCAACAGCACAAGTATTTCCATACAGTTCACTTAGCTTCTTACATTCAAGAGAAGTACTTATTGAACTTGAAAATAGACTTTATGATATGTTATTAAGATATCAGTGGAGTTTCAATACACCTGAAATTAGAGCAGAGATTAAATATCGTGCTGACAAAATCTGTAAGGATATGTTAGATAATGATGCTTTCTATGATTTCTGGAATGTATGTGATGCAACTAATAATACTGATTATGTAATAGATTTACAGATGGGTGTGCTTGACACATATGTGGAAATTATTAAAGGCATGGGAATTATTGTAAATAATATTACAATCATGAAAAAGGGTGATATTCAGTCTATGGGCTTCAAATAATCAATATATTAGATTAAATAAGAAAAGGAAGGATTTATTCTTCCTTTTCTTATTTTAAATAAACTTCATATTTTTTTATTTATATATAAGGAATAAAAGATACTTATGATGAATATGAATGTAGAGATAATAAAGAAAGAAAATGGTCCTTCTGGTAGGATGTATGTTGAAAAATATGTTAAAAATAATTATACAGAAATTTATGAAGATATTATAAAATTTTGTGAAGAAAAATTAAATGATTTACCTTTTAAAGAGAAAGTTTATCATTATGTTAACAATGTTTTAGATGCAGTTTATTGTAATAATCCAAATTGCAATGAATTAGTTAAATTTAAGAATTCAACTATAGGATATTATAAATATTGTTCAAATAAGTGTGTTAGTAGAGATCCTGGTATAAAAAAAGAAAAAGAAGACAAGTCGTATGAAAAATATGGCACTAAAGCTCCTGGGATGAATAAAGATGTAAAAGAAAAAATGATAAAAACAAATAACGAAAAGTATGGTCATAATAGTCCTTTACAAAATAAAGAAATTAAAGATAAAGCAATAAAAACCTTAGTTAAAAATTATGGGGTTGATAATCCTGGTAAATCAGAAATTTTAGTAGAAAGAAGAATACAAAGTTTTAGTAGAAGTATGAAAAATAAATACCTAGAAATATTAAAACCTTATGGTATTAAAGATATTGATTATAAAAATAAAATTATGTATTTTAATTGCTCTGAGTGTAGAAATGATTTTGATTTGCATTTAGATCTTTTTCATAATAGAAAAATAACAAGTACTATATTATGTACACATTGCAATCCAATAGATTCTCATATATCAGGCCAAGAAATACAATTACAACAATTTATTAAGAATAATTATAGTGGAAATATTCTTTTTAATAATAGAGTACTATTAAAACCTTATGAATTAGACGTATATTTACCAGATTTAAAATTGGGATTTGAATTTAATGGTTTATTTTACCATAGTGAAAAATGTGTAGAAAGTAATTATCATTTGAAAAAAACAGAATTGTCTGAAAGTAATGGTATTAAATTAATACAAATATTTGAGGATGATTGGACATATAAACAGGATATTATAAAATCAATGATTATGAATCATATAATGAAAAACGATAAAATATATGCTAGAAAAACAGAAATTAAAGAAATAGATGATACTGAATTATTAAGAAATTTTTTGGAAACAAATCATATTCAAGGATTTATTGGCGCACAAGTGAAAATTGGATTATTTTATAATAACGAATTAGTCTCTTTAATGACTTTTGGTAAACAAAGAAAAAATATGGGAATTAAAAGTTTACCCGATACATATGAATTGTTAAGATTCTGCAATAAATTAAATACAACTGTGATTGGAGGAGCGTCTAAATTATTTAATTATTTTATTAAAAATTATAATCCAAATGAAATTATCACATATGCAAATAGATTTTTTAGTAAAGGTGATTTATATAAACAATTAGGATTTGAATTTGTGCATAAAACTCAACCGAATTATTATTATATAATAAATAAATTAAGAAAAAACAGGTTTAATTTTAGAAAAGATGTTCTTGTTAAAGATGGCTTTGATAAAAATAAAACAGAAAGAGAAATAATGTTGGAAAGAAAAATTTATAGAATATATGACTCGGGTCAATTGAAATTTATTTGGAAAAAATAAAAAAAGGGAGAATTAATTCTTCCTTTTTTTGTGCCAAAACAAAAACAAATCTATTTAGAATTATTATAAATAAGAAAAGAAATTTAAAAATAATTGAATATTGTCATAGATGGGCTCGTCGGATTTTTATATATAGAATATGGAAACAACTTATATTTATATCTTAAAAGATCCAATAACTTATGATGTTCGTTATGTTGGCAAATCTAATAATCCAAAAAGAAGATTAATGTCACATATGAGAAAAAACAAAGATTTAGGAACTCATAAGAGAAATTGGATAAATTCACTTAATTCCAAACCTATATTGGAAATTATTAAAGAAGTTCCAAAAAAAGAATGGCAAGAATATGAAAAATATTATATAGAATATTATATATCACTTGGTTGTAATTTGGTAAATTGGGGTGATGGTGGTGAGGGATTAACTTATGGTAATCAAACATCATTTAAAAAAGGTCATAGTGGAAGAAAAGTTGTTGCTATAACAAAAGACGGAGAATTGTTCAAAGAATTTGATAGTGGAAAAATGCTATCAGAGTATTTTGATAAAGTTGGAAATGGTGGATTTTATCAAGTTTTAAAAAAGAATAGACGGTTTTTTGTTGGTTATAATTATTTGTATTATGATGAGTATATAAATATGAGTGATGAGGATATGAAAAAACATCTTGATTGGTTAAATAATTATGCAGATAAGAGAGAAATCGGTATACAGAATGGATTTAAAAAGGGTCGTAAAACTTGGCATGGCGCTAAATTAAACCTTGATATAATACATAATGGAAAGCAAGTTGAACAGTATTCATTAACTGGCGAATTTATTAAACTTTGGAAAAATACCGCAGTTGCTTGTAGAGAATTAAATATGTCACGGGGCTGTGTGAGTAATTGTGCAAATAATAAAGTAAATACTGCTGGTGGATTTAAATGGAAATATAAAAATAAATAAAACAATTATGGAAGTTTCAATCGAAGGAACAGTGGGTTCGGGAAAATCCACCTTTGGTAAATTCTTATCAGAGAAAATTAATATAAAATTATATGAAGAATTAGTGAATAGTGATACACCAGTATTATTAGATAAATTTTATAAAAAACAAAAAAGATGGTCATTTGCATTACAAATTCATTTTCTAAATGAAAGATTTAGAATGATTAAAGAAATTAATAAATTAGAAAGTGGAATTCTTGATAGAAGTATATATGGTGATAGTATTTTTGCACAACTTCTTCACGAAGATGATAAGATGTCAAAAGAAGAGTATAATACTTATAAAACATTACTTAATAATATGTTAGAACATGTAGAGCCACCACAATTAATGATATATTTAAAATGCTCAACCGAAACAGCAATTCAAAGAATAGCAACAAGAAATAGAGGAATAGAATCTGAAGTTCCAATTAATTATTGGATGAGACTAAATGATAAATACGAATCTTGGTTTAATGAATATAATTTATCAGAAAAATTATGTCTTAATGTTGATCATTTTAATGTCTTTGATGAAAAAGAACGAGAGGGATATCTAAATATTATTGTTAATAAAATAAAAATATTTTGACTATAAAGATGTTTGATGTATTTTTTCCAATTTTTGTTTTCTAATTTCAGAAATAGTTAAAAACCAATCTTTTGGACATAAGCAATACTCAGAATTATCATCATAAAAAAAATACCAATCTAAGTATAATTCATTATCTTTTGTTACTACATTATATATTTTATTAATGGTTAAACCTTCTTTATAATTATGTTTATTTATATTATTTATACAGATTGCTTTCATATTTTATTTTTTTGTAATTAATTGTGATATATTGTTCCTGGATGTAATATCCATTTTTTATCAGTTACTATATTGCCACATTCTTCAATAGTGTAATAAACGTTAAAGAAAAAAATGTATTTATCTTTTGGTTTTATAATTTCTAATTTTTTTCCATTAATAAGAGTCAATTTAATTGGTTTATTTTTTTTCCCCATATTTTATTTTTTATAAATTATTTATTTTTTAAATTAAAGCTATATTTTCATCTTCAACTTCTAATGTTTCTATAATTTCTTCATCTTTTTTAAGATAAATTTTATTATCATCCCATCTCTGATATGCATCAAAATTTAATTCATAACCTTCATAATCCCCATAAGGATATATTTTTTGACCCTCTGTTAGAGTATATTTTTTTGTATTAGGACCTTGTAATAAATTGTAACACATATTAGCATTTGTAGTTATGTTATTTATTATAACTTTATTTTCATCTTTATTATCTATAATTTGATTTAATTCTGATGTTAATTGATTTAATGCTTTTGAGTACGATGTTTCTGTAATTTTTATTGTTTTCATTTATTTAATTTATTTTTATTATAATAAAATATCATTTTCATCTTCAATTTCAATAATTTCAATAATTTCATCTTCCTTTTTAAGATAGATTTTATTATCGTTCCATTTTTGTAATTGATCAACAATTAGTGGTAAATTATAAAAAATGCCAAGTTGAAAAAATGGTAGTGATTTATCATTTTCATCTCTACTAGATTTTTGGGAATTAAGAGAATAAAATAAAGAATCTTGTAATATAGAAGCAATATTACCATTTGTCACCATACTATTTATTATATTCTTATCTATAATTTCATTTAGTTCCGTTGTTAAATGCTTTAAGGACTCTGTGTATTTGCTTTCTGCAATTTTTATTGTTTTCATTTTATAAGTTTTTATTTTTATATATAATAAATTATGAGTTATGTTTAAAAATAATTATAAAATGAAAACTTACGAACAATTTACACAAAAATCAGATTTAATTAAATTAAAAGAATATCAAGTTAAATATATTTCACCTTTTTTTAAGAAATTAGGTTATAATGATATTGAAGTTAATTTTGAATTGTGGGAAGATTCAGGTAAAATAGATCCAACAGAATTTGATAGTGAGAAAGATATGATAAAAATTAAGCCAGAATTTGTAAAATATATTTTATTAAAAGGAGACACTTGTGGCTGGTTAATTCACGAAACTGCTCATCATATTGCACATATTAAAAATATAATTGATGATAATGTAGAATATCCAGCAAATAAGATAGAAAGATTTACATACTCTTGTCAATTTAAATATTTACAAGAAAAAGGATTAAAATCTATTGATCAATTAAAAAACGATAGATATTTTAAACATGAATTTTCTGGTGGTTCTAATAATGACGAAAAAAGAATGCCAATATTATCATTATATTGGAAAACCCCAGATGTTTGGATTAAGAATCCAGATAAAATTACACCAGAATTACAAAAATTAATAAATATATGAAAATACTAAAACTTAATGAATCTTTATATAGTGGTAAAATTGATAATCTTTATAAAAAATCAATTTTATATGAAAGTGTTAAATTAAAAGAAGAATCATTAAAAATTATTAATGAATATCTTGAATATAATTTAGAATTTAGAAAAAAATATTTTATAAATTATAAAAATACATTTAATAATGTATTTGGTGGTGGAAGTATTGTAAATCCAACAGACATTGAAGATAATGAAATTATTGAATTTGAGTTGGAAAATAATAGATTTTTATTAAATAATAAGAGAGGAACTAAACATTGGTTAACACAAAAAGAGACATTAGAACTTTTAAGTTTTGTAAATAATCCAGATTTAATAAGTTTAGTAAGATCACAAAAGAAATACAATATTTAAAGTCGGTATATATAAAAATTTTTTTTTAGAATTCTGTTTTTTCTAAAAAATCCTTAACCAATATATTAAAATTAAGGAATATTTTTTTATATATCTTATTTTCAGAGGGAAGAGATAGATTTTTATATATAGTAAAAAATAATCATAAAGATATATGCCATTAGCACACTTTACAGCAGTGGAATCTCACAGAGAAAAGTGGGAACCTATACACCTTAATTTATTTGAGGCAACAATTATTTTGCCTCAAGTTTTACAATCAATACATCCAAATGCAACACATTTGCTTTTGGAAAATACAGTTGAAGCTAATATGCCAACTTATCCAATACTTGCAACCGCAGAACAAAGATTTAAGTATTCAACTCGTCTTTTTGTTATGATGCCAGAGTCAACATCTATTAAGGATTTGAAAATTAAATTCAATCTTAATCAAAATGATGATTATCAAATATTCTGTTTTAAAATGCTGAAAGATTGGTATGATTTAGCATGGAATAATGAAACTGGTACACTTCATTATAAGAAAAATTTAGTTGGTGATATTATTATACATCAACATGATAAAGAAGGTAAAGTTATTAGACGTGTAACTTATCATAATGCAATGATGTTAGCATTCTCTGGAATGGAATCATTAAATTGGGCATCAGGCACAGAAATAATGAGTCTTGATACAACATTTGCTGCAGACTACTGGGAAGATTTCTACTATTAGGCCCAAGTGCCTTATTTTAAGGTACTTTAAGAAAAGATATAATGAAAATTATATCTTTTTTTATTTTTATGATTATTGGGAACAACTTTTTATTTTTTATAAACTATATAAAATAAAAAAGATATGGAGAAAATATGTAGAATTTGTGGAAAGCCAAAAAATATAGAAGAATTTCATAAGAAAAAAGATACTCCAGATGGACATAGAAATGAGTGTAAAGAGTGTGTAAAAGGCATTCAAAAAAAATATAAAGAAGTTCCTGGATTTAAAGAAAAACAAAAAGAATATGATCAGAATTATTATTCTGAAAATAGATTAAAATTATTGGAAAATAAAAAAGAATATCATAAAGAAAATAGAGACAAAATTCTTGTTCAAAAAGAACAATATAGAAATGATCCAAATAATGTTGATAAGATTAAAGATTATTTGAAAAATTATAGACTTGAAAATAAAGATAAATCAAAAGAATGGAGACAAAATAATAGACCTATATTAGCAAAAAATCAAGAAAATTATAGATTAAATAATCCTCATATAGTTGCCTGGAGAAGTTTGCTTTATTCAACTTTAAAAAGGCTTGGTACTAAAAAACAAGGTCACACTATAGATATGTTAGGATATTCAGCATTACAACTAAAAGAACACATAGAAATCCAATTTTTGCCTGGAATGACTTGGGAAAATCACGGTGAGTGGCACATAGATCATGTAAGACCAGTGACTAATTTTCCAACAACAGAGGATGTTAAAATTGTTTGTGCATTAGAAAATTTACAACCTTTATGGGGATTTGATAATTTGTCAAAATCAAGTAGATATTAAAAATCGCTTATTCAGTTTGTGTTTCAGGTGTTGGAATACTTTTAACTTTAGGTTTAACAAAGCACATAATAATAAGAGCTAAAACTGCTAATCCATCAGCAATAAGTGCAGCACTTTTTTGTGCATAGGTAAAATCTGTTCCACCAGACATTCCAATAAAAAGTCCAAGAACAAATGCACCAGCCATAGGTAGTAGTGCGTACCATTTCCATCCACGAAACCAAGCGACGATTGTAAGAATAATTTGTAACATAATGAGTGATTTTAATTTGATTTTTATATGAAATATTGTATAAAATGTTTAATATTTTCTGTATATGTAGGTGAATAGTGTCAATCTGTCTATGAAAACTGTCAATCCATCTATTTATCAGTTATTTATCAATAACTTATATTAAGTTTGTGTATATATAAGATATAAAAACAAATTTAAAAACAATTAAAAGATTATGAAAACACTTAGCACAAACACAAAATTGGTTCTAGCATTTTTTGCTGGAATGTTATTCTTACTATTAGTAAATGTAGGAAGAGGTCACAACAGACACGAAAAATTCAATCATGAAAAATTCGCTCAAGCTGGAAAAGTTGAGATGAAAAAAGATTGTAACTGTGAAGGTAAAAATTTCAGATTTGAAGGTCGTCAAAATTTTAGACACAATGGACCTGAGATGAGAGGAATGAGAAATCCTGAAATGAGAGGAATGAGAAATCCTGAAATGAAAGGTAGATTTAATCCTGCTATGAGAGATTCTAATATGAGGGATCATAGATTTTCATATTATCATATGGAAAGACCTATTAACAGAGTTCCTATAATGTTGGATGAAATTGTAATTACAGCACCTAAACTTAGTTATGTTCCAACAACAAATATGATTGGTGAAGTTGTTGTTTTTGCACAAAAACTTAGTTAATAAAAACTTAGATACATTAAAAGCCTCAATTTGAGGCTTTTTTTATTTTACATATATGTCTAATGTATTTGGGAATTTAACTGAATAATCTGACCATGCTGAATAGAATGATAGATATGCTGAGCCAGTTCCATACCACATAATATCAACTTTTGGATATCCGTATGGTGGATTTGTGCCATAAAATTGCATTACTTTTCCATTTTTAATGTTAAAAGAATAACTAATTACATCTGTAGAATATTTTGGAGGTTGTCCTGTTTGATCATATTGAGGTATTAACGTATATGTTTCTGTTGATTTTAGTGTAGGAGTTTTATTACCTTCTATTTTCCAATATGGTCCTTGCTTATAATATAGATTCAGAGTTTCTTTCCAAGAACCAAGTGTTAGGTTTAATTCACTATAATTCAATCTAGTGATGCCTGATATTATTGGTTCTCTTGTTTTTGTGACCATTGGCATTAGTTGGCAAATTACTTTTGCACTATTTTGTCCAGATATAATATGAAATGGAGGATCTACTGTCCAAGTATAATTTTTTGGTCCTGGTTTTGATAATACAAACCCCTCATAAGTGAAGCTGTATAATATTTGTGGATCTGAATATCCTGGCGGTGTGTTTGGATATGAATGTGCAATACCATTGTTATCAAAGTCATAAACATATTCAATATCATTTATATTATATGTTGGTATAATCATTTTAAGAGTTTTCTTTTATATATTAATTTTAGGGGACAGAATTGTTTTAATATATAAAATAAAAATTTAATAAAGATGGCTGATAATTTTAAAAATAAACAAGAACAAGAAGCTCTAAAGTATTTGGAGCAGAATTTTGTAGGTGATCAGGACAATAGTTTGGATAATATACAAAAAGCTGATTTATCTTATTTGGATAATGTACCTTCTAATGAATATATGGTTATACCATTGGAAATTTTGCCTTGCGGATTATTTTATAAACCTGGCACAAAGATTAGTATTAGAGCTGCTAAAGTTCAAGAAGTTCAGGCTTACTCTGTTGTAGATGATAAAAATTATTTAGATATAACAGAAAAAATGAATGGTATTTTAAGTTCTTGTGTTAAATATGTTTATGGAAATGGCATGCAAGGATCTTATAAAGATGTGAGAGATGGAGATAGATTGTTTTTAATTTTTATGATAAGAGAATTAACATTTCCAGGTGGTAAAAATTTAACAAAAGATGCAGTTTGTGAAAATTGTGGACATGAGTTTAAAATGGAGTTGAGGGCAACTAGTTCTAATAAAGTTCAAAAAACATTTGTGAATTATGAGATGCCAGAAAAACTTGTAAAGTTTTTTGATAAAAATGAAAGAGTTTTTGTATTTAATATTGATGGTGTTGATTATAAATTAGCACCTCCAACTATTGGTATTCAAGAAATTTTCTTTGGTGATATTAAGAATAAAATTCAAATAGATAAAAATCCTAATGTTGCATTTTTGAAACTTGCATCATTTTTACTTCATGATAGAATTAAAATTACTGAAGAAGGTATAAAAGCTAAAGAACAGGAGTTTAAGAATCTAAGTATGAAAACATTCCAAATTTTGAATCATGCAGTCGGTCAAATATTATTTGGTATTAAAGAAATGAAATGTGATTGTCCATCGTGTGGTCTGGAGGTCCGCACCGATATGAGCTTTCCCTCAGGAGCCTCAGACATTTTCGTTATTCCAGATGCCATTGACGAATATTTTGGATAGTAAATTTGGGTTTATGGATATTCAAGGTATTGCACCAAGATATATAAATGAATTATCTTGGTGGGAATATGAAGAATATGTGAAGAGGTTAAATGATAAAATTGAGAAGGAAAATAAGCAACAACAAGAGTCTCATAAAAATCAACAACAAGTGCCTAATATGTCTGATTATTCTAAAAAAATACCAAATGTTAGTTCTATGATGAATAATTTAGGAAAATATAAACCATAACAGTTGAAAATCAAAGGAGTTTCATAATTATATGTGAGACTTTTTTGATTTTAAATTATAATATATATAGAAAAACAATCACAACTATGAAGAAACTTAAAAACTATGATCAATTTGTAAAGGAGTCCTTTACATTAACTTTAGATCAATTGCCTACTATTGGCGATATTGTTGATAAAGTAAATTGGAAAGAAGGTGAAAAAATCGCTTTTATAGATTTTAAAGGTATTAAAAATATACCAGTTCACATTGCAGGCAAAGAAGCTGAGATGGATTTAGAAATTGAAAATACACTTGAAGTAGAAAAAGCATAATTTATATATATTTTTATGGGAAATTCTAATGAAAAATTAATGGAAGCAACAGAAAGCCATAAACTTTCTGGTGTTGTACTTATTTATAATAATAAGATATTGTTGGTGCGCCCTAAGAAATTCAAAAGAAAAATGAGAAAATGGTCTATTCCAAAGGGACATATAGAAGAAAAAATGACAAAAATTCAAACAGCATTAAAAGAATTGAAGGAAGAATCAACAGTAAAATTGAAAAAAAGACATTTGAAGGGTAGTCCAAAGGTGATTATCGATTATTTTAAAGCTGGTGCTTACAAGAAATTAACTTGCTATATTGTTAGAATAGAAAGAGAAGAGATGAATGTTAAATTATTTAATGATATGATATTAGGTAATTTTTTGAAAGGTGAAACAGTTGAAGCTGGATTTTTTTCAAAAGAAGATGCAACAAAGATTATAGAAAGACATCAATTAGATTTATTAAAATTCTTAGATTAATATATGAGTAGGAGATTGACAACTGAGCAATTTATAGAAAAATCAAATGAAGTTCATAATAATAAATATGATTATAGCCTGGTTTGTTATAAAAATAATTTTACTAAGGTAAAAATTATATGTCCTGAACATGGAGTGTTCGAACAAAGACCAAGTGGTCATATTTATTTAGAACAAGGCTGTCCTATATGTTATGGAAATAAAAAAATAACAAGAGATGAGTTTATAAAAAGTGCAATTGATATACATGATGATAAATATGATTATAGTTTAGTTGATTATAAAAACAATTTCACTAAAGTAAAAATAATATGTCCAGTTCATGGTATATTTGAACAAAAACCAAATAATCATATAATACAAAAACGTGGTTGTTTAAGATGTTCAGGTAAAAATTTGAAAACTACAGAAGAGTTTATATTATTTGCTAAAAATATTCACGGAGATTTATATGATTATAGTTTAGTAAATTATAGTAATAGCCTTACAAATGTTAAGATTATATGTAAAAAACATGGTGTATTTGAACAACGACCAGATTCTCATATTTGCAGAAGTCATGGTTGTCCAATATGTAAAAATAGTAAAGGTGAGCAAATTATAATTAATGCATTGAATGATAATAATTTTTCATTTGTTAGACAGAAGGAATTTTTGGAATGTAAGGATAAAAAAGCTTTACCATTTGACTTTTATTTACCAAGCCAAAATTTGTGTATAGAATACGATGGATTACAACACTTTGAACCAGTTGAATTTTGGGGTGGTATTGAAAATTTAGAATATGTCAAAAAGCACGATCAAATTAAAACTAATTATTGTAGAGATAATGATATTAAATTAATTAGAATTAAGTATAATAGGAAATTAAGTTCTATTGATATTTTAGAAAAAATATATAATTATGATTAATAAGGAGTTATGTTTTTTTGACTTAGATAATACACTTTGGTATATAAAGAGTGATATATGGGTTATTGATAAAAATAAACCAGCAGTTCCAATATTTAAGATTTCTCCTATTGAATTCGCTTTAATTAAAAGTGGAATTTATGTTAAAGATGATATTCTAATTGAATATAATAATGAAAAATTTTATATCTCTAAAGATATAATGGAGAGAATTTTAAGAAAAAATAAAAACACCAGATTAGGCAATTTAGGAATATCTTACAGTGAATATTTTGATGATGATATTTTAAATAAAAAAGATGTACAACTATTACTCAATAATGTTAAACATCTTATAGGTAAAAATATCGAGATTGGACTTTTAACAGCCAGAAGTGATAGAAAAAAACACACACCTTTACTTAATAAATTAAGACTTAAATTAAAAGAATACGGATTAGAGATAGATAAAATATATTTCGTTTCTGAATCTATTAGAATAACTGGTCACCAAGATAGAGTGTTTTATGATAAGAATAAAGTTCTTTTGAGTCATTTAATTGGCTTAACAATAGATAATGATAGATTTATGCCAGTTAAAAAAGATGCTTATAATAAAGTTTATTTTTATGATGATGTTAAATCCAATACTGCTAATCTTAATAATTTACAAGATTATTTTGATTATTTAGTTAGAAATAGTGATAGTGAGTGTGTAGAGTTCATAAATAATAGACTTGACAATAATGAATTAATTTTAGTAAATAATTTGATTACAAATAATGAAGTAAATCCTTTTGAAACAAATGTAATTAAATTAAAATCACCAGTTAAGTATCCTATGAGAGTTGAAGATAAGAAACTTACTGTAAAATTTGAAAATTTTAGAAAGTATTAATTTCTTGTAACTACAACTGTTGAAGTTTTTATTGTTCCTTTACCATCTTTTACTTTACATGTATATGTTGTTTCTGGTAATCTGGCTTTTAATGGATTATTATAATATGGAATATTTGGTATTACAGTTCTAACTCCATCATCATCTCCATCTAAATCGTTTGGATCTCTTGGTATAATATTTCCATTTATATCTGTCCATTCATATGAGAATTGATAATCACTTCCAGACGCTTCAACTGATAATTTTACTTCTTTACCTTTACTAACAACAGAAGGTTCTGCTTTTGCTTTTACTGTTAGTGAAATACTATCCATTTTCTTTTTAGCTTTGTTTAATGCAGATGTTACTTTATTTAATAATCCTAATACAACTGTAAGTGCAGCTAATATAGTTACAAATATTCCAAATATCATATTAATTTGTGCTATAACTGGTTGAGCTTCTTTTGGTAATAATAAACCAATAGTGTCAATTATTACTAATAACGGTAATATTTCTGCTGTTTTTTGTTGTAATTTTTTTATAGCTTCCATCATTGTTAGTACAGCAGTCATAGCAGTTGGGATTCCTGCACCAAATGGTAAAATAACTATTGACGATACTAATGCAGCTATTGATGTTGCTATGGTTGCTATAGTTGTTGGTATTGCTATTGTGAATTCTCCTAATTTAATTCCTAATTGTACTAAACCATTTTCTAAATCTTTTATTTGCTGGTTTATTTTTTTCCACATTGGATGATTTTCATCAATTGGTGGCTGATAATCTTCATCTCCAGGTTGTGCTACGCAAGCAGGATCTATTTTATCATTATCATATAGTTTACCATTCTTATAATAAATTTTACCATAAATACATAGTTGTGCATCTTCTTCTGATAATGGGGGATTAAATGATGCACCTTGCATTATTAACATTTTTTTTGCAATTTGTCTTTGAGTTAATAATTTTGGCTTAATAGCTTTGCTCCAAATGTCTGCTGGAACTTTTGATACTGGAGGTAATCCAATTACTTGTAATTCTGTTATTTTTTTCTGTAAGTCATCTTTAGATTTTGTTAATTCTGTTGTTGAAGCTGTATTAAATGTGGTTCCGCTATCTACTGTTGATTTAACTGGTGGAATTGTTGTATTTTTTGTTGTAGATGAATTTGTTGTAGTTAGAGTCATATTTTCAACACCAGGATAAGAATCTTTTAATCCTAAAATTGCCTCTTGAACTAAAATATCATTTGTAGCTGCGAATGATGGAGTACCTGAATATATTTGAGTGCCATTATCATATACTATTACCCATTTTTTAGGACCAAGAGTACCAAATTTATATGTAAATGCCATGAATTAATTATTTTTTATTTATATATAAAAATGAATCATTCTTAAAATGATTTTTAAATTTTAATATATAAAAAAAAATAAATGATAAATATGAAAAATTTATATTCTAAAAATGATTTTTAAATTTTAATATATAAAAAAAAATAAATGATAAATATGAAAAATTTATATTCTAAAAATGAGTTCTTAAATCTTCAAAAAGAAGGTGAGATGATCAATGAAGGTTTTATTGGTAAAATGTTCAAAGGTTTATATGCCAGTATTGTGAAATATTCTAAAAATGTTAAAGGGTCAAAAGAGATAGATAAAGTTTATGTTAACTATCAAAAAGAAGTAGATAAAGCTTTTGCAAAATTTGGAAATATTGGTACAGCGGAAGCAACTAATACTGCTATTAAAAATACTAATGCTGCACCATCAGGTAGAACCGTAGATAATATAAATATATCTTACGAAATTTCTCAAAAATTATACGAGGCTGATGCTGGCACAACTCCGCCAGAGGAAACACCAGAACAACAGGCAAAAAATACTGAAGAACAGAAAACTCTGGCAAATTTAACACCTCAAAAATTAGAGGAAATTTCTAAGCTAACAAAAAATAGAATTGAAGAATTAAAGAAAGAATTAGAAACTGCAATAAATACAATTGTCTCAAAATTGTCTAAAAATCCAGATTATTCATCAGATAAATTGTCAAAATATGCAACTATTAAAAAAAATGAATTTAATTCATATGTTTATAATCAATGGTATGGTGTTTATCAAAAGACTGGTGATCAAGCAAAATTAGAAGAAATAATAAAATCCAAAAAAGCTGCAGAAGCTGCTCTTAAGCAATCAATAGACCAAATAACTTCTAATATATCTGAAACTCAACTTGAAATAAAATTAGGTGTTACATATTTATATAAAAATTCAGAAGGTAAAAATATTCAAGTAAAGGTAATTGGTAGATCGGTTGGTAAAAATCAAGACAATGAAGAAACTACAAATCCAGAACATAAAACAATGTGGAAAGTTGGCAAAACAGCAGATGAGGTCACTCCAGTGGTAATAAAATTAGATGAAGTTGTGCCAAATGTTAGATTCTGGGTAGCACCATCAACACTTAAAGCGATACCAACACCTTGAACAATTTAACACCATATAGTGAATTTTTAACAGAAGGCAACTTGTCTCCTGTATCTATTTTTTTAAAAGCTCAGTATAATAATATATTTAAGGAACCAAATCAAAACTTGAATAATTTATTTACTACTTTTATAAAAAAAGCAGATGTAGATAAAAATGTTCCAAATTTATATCAAAGATATGTCAGGGCAAGTCAGACAATAATACAAAATGAAATAAATAATGCTGAAACAACTGATGCTATTAATAAATTAGTGACAGATGAAATAAAATATTTTTATTTTTCTCTAAAATCTGTTATAAATAAACTTCAGAATGATGAATTTACAATGAAAGGTATATTTAAAGAATCTGGTGATAGAGCATTACAATATTTGATGTGTGGTAGTGATGAAAAAGTTGATATGATGCCAGAAGACCAATTTGCTAATGCTGTAACTAATTATATTAATAAACCAAAAAGTGGTTCAGATCCTGGTGGCGCTATTGCCCAGATAAAAAATAAAGTAGGTTTAGACACCCAACCACAACAGGCAACACCTGCAACAGAAAGTATTATGAATAATATTTATAAGATTTTAGAAGCTGATGAACCAGCAACAACAGACCCAGCCGCAGATTTAGTAAAATATAAAAAGAGTGCTATAGAGTGGGTTAATAAGTCATTGTTTGACTTATTAAAGCCTAAAATTCAAGTATTAACCAAGTTAGGTGCAACCAATAGCAATAGTGTTGATCAGCTCTCAAAACAGATGAAAAGTACTACCAATGACAATGCTAAGAAAATGATTATAAATAAAATTATGAATATGGATAAAGTTGAATTGTCAGCGTTAGCAAAATCATTAGGATTTAGTGAAGAAGAAATAGGACAAATATAATATGGAAATTAAAAAATTTGAAGCTTATAGAGGACCAGATTTGATGAATTTGAATAGAGATAAATTTATCAACGAACTTATAGATCTTTTTACTGATTGTGAAATATTTGGATACACAAGTAATGGAACTAGTTATACAACTGATGAAGAGATTTTAATTGTTTATCTCACTAAAGAGGTAAAACCTGGTAAATTTGTTAATAAAGCGGTAAAATTGGATCTATCTAATCTTGGAATAGAAATAGGCACTCAAGAATTTGATGATGAAAAAGAAGATTTTAATGATTTTATACCAGAAATTAATTTAGACACACCATATGCGCATAAAGTTAAAGAATTTTCTGAACCACTTAGAAAAGAATATGTGCCAATTAAAAAAAATGTAGGTAAATTTAATATTTAATTTTTTATTCAAATTTTATTATTATCTTTGTATATTAAATCAAAAACTATGAGCCTTTACTTAGAACAAATTGAACATCTTGAAAGAGCACTTGGTCGTAAGTCCAAGTCTAGAAAGTGGCACAAAAACCAACGTAATCGCAAGATTCGTAGAGTTAAACAAGACGAAGTTCCTCATATAAAATATAATGGTTGGGAATACTAAAATGAAAATATTTGATTTTAATTTATTTAAGAAAAAGAAAGAACCAAAACCTAAAACAATATTGAGTGACGAAGAAAAATTCAATGTTGAAAATTTTAATGATTGGTTTAATACTATTTACGATGGCTATACTGGTCGTCCTGGTGCACCTGGAATATTTTTGAGAACTGATAAACTTGGAAATAATATGATTGAAGATTGGTTTGAATATCTAAATGTTGAATATTCATATGCAGAAGTTATTAAAATGCATGAACTGGTCAGATTAAATTGGAAATCACAATACTAAAATGAAAACATATTCTAAATTTATTGAATTGACAAATAATTTTAAAATTCAAGACTTTCCTTCTGAATTAGTTAATGAAGGTTTAATAAGAAGTTTTGATTATAATATATTTGTTGATAAATTAAATAAACTGTTTAAAAAATATGGTAAGACCGTTTTAATTGAACAAAGTCATCAAGGAGTATTAATAACTTTTGAAAATCATGTTTTTAATAAACATTTATATACGGAACTACTTTCATTATTAAATGTTTGCGGCTATGTTATGTCATATTATTATTATGAATATTTTGATTTTGATAAAGTAAAGATTGGCAAGGCAGGTGAAAAAGAGATATTTAATAAAAAGTATGATCTAATGATGATAAATATTATAAAAAAATATGATATTGAAAATTATAAAGGCTTACCAGAATATTTATATCATGTAACCGAAAAAAAATATCTAGAAAAAATACTAAAAAAAGGATTAATACCAAAAGCAAAAAATAAAATAGAAGAACATCCAGAAAGAATATATTTTACAGATACTATTGATGGCGCAGAAGATTTTAGAGAAATACTTGAAGATAGATTAAATTTAAACTTTGATGATATTATCATATTAAAAATTAATACAAAACTATTAAATAAAATAAAATTATATTACGATCCAACTTTTTTCGAAACCGAATATGAGTATGAAAATAATTTATATAAAGCATTTTATACTTACGATAATATCTCACCTTATTCAATAGAAATTATATAACACTAAAATAAAATGGAAAAACTTACTTTTAAATTTATTAGAGCCGTTGGTTCTATATGGTCTTTGCTTATACATACCATATTGTTTATTGGTTCATTTTGTCTGTATTTTTTAGGTGCTAATTTACAAAGCATTTTACTTGTTCTTACAACAATTGTTTCACTTGAAGCTATTTATTTGGCTATTTTTATTCAAATGAGTGTTAACTTTCAATCAAAAAAATTGGATTTGGTACAAGAAGATGTTGAAGATATTCAAGAGGATATGGAAGATATCCAAAAAGATGTTAAAGAAATTCAAAAAGATGTTGATGAAATTCAAGAAGACGTAGAAGAAATTCAAGAGAATGTAGAAGAGGATGAAGACGAAGATGAGGATGATGATGATTCTGATCTTAAAAAAATTAAAGAAACATTAGAAATTCTTATGAAAGAAGTTATAGACCTTAAGAAACAATATAAAAATAATAGAATTATTAAAAAAGGTGGCAATGAAGATAAAAAAAGTTAATGAAATATCAGATTCTTCAGATATAATTAAAATTGAAGGTAAAAAATTTAGTGATAATTCTATTCCAGTAACTAATAGTAGAAAAGTTTTAGATTGGATTGTTAATACTCAATTCAAAACTGAGAAAAATTTAATGCAAAATTTAATTGTTGAATTGACTGAACTTTTTGGAACATATAATAGAGGATTAAGGTTAGAGTTTTTAACAAAATTGTGGATTTTAAAATATAAAGACATAACATTTAATGTTTTTACTGCAAAAGGTAAAGGAACATCAATTGAAATTGTTGATCAAGAATTTGAAGATATTAGATTTGGTAAGAAAGACAAAGAAATTATTGAATTTTTAGAAAAATTAACAATATTAGTAAATAAAAAATAAATGATAAAAGAAAAAGATAGAGTTATAGTTGACCTTGAAGTATATGATAAAGTAAAAGAATTTGGAAATCAAAATGAAATTATAAGTAGAACAAAAAATGGAATAAAGGCAACTGTAATTTTTCATAACAACAAAAGAGGATACGCAACAATACAATTTGATGATGATTTTTATTGTGGAATTGATACACAAGCATTAAAAATAATTTAATAATATGAAAATTAAAAAAGTAAACGAGATGAAAAATTCTGATAATTTCATAGAATGGATCAATAATAGATCAGATAAAGATGAAATTATTGACATTTTGCAATTAGAAGGTGAAGAAGTTAGTCCAAATGTTTATGATTTTTATGGTGATATGATTAGTGGTGTAAAAATTGATGTCGACGAATTAGAAGGCTTTGGTACTTCTTGTGGTCGAAAAGATAATACCTGTTTTGATAATGAAATTATAGATTATCTTAAAGAATCTGGTGTAGATTATATTGTATCTACAATATTTTTAAATGAGCCAAATAAACTTGGACACTGTTTAATACCTTTTAAAAATGAAAAAGCGGCAAGAAAATTTTCAAAAATGATAGATGCTAGACTTGGGTCTTTATCCAGTCAAGGTGAAGTTAACGATGAATATTTTTTCTTTGAAACTGAATAAAAAATAATTTATAAAAAAACACCTTTTTAAGGTGTTTTTTGTTAAACTAATGTCAAAGAACCACTAGTAAATTCATATTCAAATGGTCCTTCATAGATAGATTGTTCATCGCTGTGAATATATACTACACTAGAAGTCATAAACCAAGTACAACAAACCAAATCTCCATCAATTGAACTGATAGTCATTTTAGGACCACCAGAGTTTAATGTAACAACATCACCTACTTTAAATTCATTCATAATATTTTTTATTTTAATATATAAGATATTATTTATAATGTTTATGGAAAAATAAAATAAACTTTTAAAATTTTTCAATATATACTAAAAACAATCAAAAATAGAAAAAAATGACTTTTTTTGATAAATATATAGAATTATATTTTTTTATTTGGAAAAAGTCTTTATCTTTGTACAGAAATTAAGAATATAAAAAAACAAAACAAGATAATAAATAGAAATTATGAAAAACATTAGGACAAATACAGCGACAGTGGCAACGACAACAACAGCCCCCGTAGGAGGCAGACCAGTCAGACTACGCTCAGGTGTATTGTACCTAATTTAATATATAGTTTAATTAGTTATCAAAAAAACCTGAGTTGTCAACCAACTCAGGTTTTTTGTTTTTAGTAAGTTATCTAATAGTGGAGGAGTCAGGTTTACCTCGCTTGATTTGGGATCAAGAGGCAACGAAAGTTCATACGTGGGTTCGAATCCCACCTATTAGACAAGCTAGACTGTTAGAATTTCATAGACCGTTCAGAAAACGGAAGCTTAGAAATTCAGTTATCGGGGTGTACTGCAGCTGGTTATACTACGGTGTTCTGGAAACATCGGTCCGCAGGTTCGAATCCTGTCACCCCGACAAAAAATGGTCCTGTATTGGCTCCGCCTTCTAAGCGAGATGTGCATAATGGAAATGAAAATGTGGGTTCGAGTCCCACCTGGATCACTAAAAAATAATTGTTATGAATAAAGATGAATTTGTGAAATGGTTAGATGAAGATAGTAGTTTTTCAAGATCATATATAAATGATAATGATAATTGGGAAGAATTACAGAATTATGCAGAATTTATTTTTGACTATTTGGAAGTAAATGAAAATTCTGCAACATTTAAATGGGAAGAATGGTATTGGGGTGGTAGAGAATATAGATCAACAGAATATTCATTTGACGAATTTATTGAAAGATATAATAATTTTGAATTAAGAAACTAAAAATTTCTTGTTCTTTGACATATTTAAGATTTAGAATTAGTGAAGATGTGAATCTTCACAAATTGGGGACGTAGCTCAATTGGCTAGAGCACTTGATTTGCATTCAAGAGGTTGGGATATCGTTCATCCTCGTCTCCACCATGGGTCATTGGTGAAGTTGACTATCACAGGAGTTTTGCACTCTCCAGTCACGGGTTTGATGCCCGTATGTATCCACGATGTAGGGTTTTACGATTTTATATTTCCTTGAAACTTTTATAGTTGAGAAAGAAAAATCGAATTTGCAATTGTAGTTCAGTAGGTAGAATGCATCTGTGGTATAGATGATGTCGTGGGTTCGATTCCCACCTTTTGCTCTAAAATAAAGAAAACAAAAATGCTTTTTTGTTATATATAATAATAAAAAGTAAATATGAAATGGATAAAAGAATTAGATGAAAAAATAATAAATTTGGTTAAAAATGGCAAATCTTATAATGAAATTTCAGATGAAATTAATATGTCACCAAATTCTATTAGAAATAGATGTTTTAGATTAAATATAAAAAGTAGTAGTTATAAGAAAGATAAGACAAAAAAATTTTATTGTGTAGAATGCAATAAAGAATTTATTGATAATAAAGATAAAAATAGAAAATTTTGTAGTAATAGTTGTTCTGCAATATTTAATAATAAAACAATAACTAGAAAAAAAGTTACAGAAATTAAATTATGTTTAAATTGTAAATGTGAACTAGTTAATAAAAATAGTAAATATTGTTCACAAAAATGTCAAATAGAATTTCAAACTGATAATCTTATAGAAAAATGGAAAAATGGTGAAATTGATGGTAACACTGGTATTAATAAAGAAGGTTTGTCTGTAACAATACGCAAATATATTATTAAAAAATATAACAATAAATGTTCAGTGTGTGGTTGGAATGAAGTTAATATTTTTACAGGTGTTGTCCCATTAGAGGTTGACCATATTGATGGTAATCATTTAAATAGTAAAGAAGAAAATTTAAGACCTCTTTGTCCATCTTGTCATTCATTAACTGAATTTTATGGTGGTAGAAATAAAGGTAGAGGAAGAAAATATAGAAGAAAATAATTGCGAGAGTCGCATAGTGGTCGATTGCGCCAGCCTTCCAAGCTGGAAAGATAATATCACACCGAGGGTTCGAATCCCTTTTCTCGCTCGTTTTGCAGTAATCTCCTAGTGGCCGATGGAACTGGGTTGCCAATCCAGTTAGTGAAAGCGCATCGTGGGTTCGAATCCCACTTACTGCTCCAAATTAAAATTAAAAATTATGAGTTCTAAAAACAAAAAAAGAAAAGAAAAAAATTGTTATTCAAATCATGGCTTTGCTTTGAAAGTAAGCGATATGAAATTGAAAAGATTACTTTATTTTAATGCTTCTATGAGAAGAAAAAATAATAAATTTGAAATAGAATAAAATATTAAAATGCATCCTTCGCTTAGTTGGTTTTAAAGCATCTGTTTTACACACAGAGGATCGGCGGTTCGAATCCGTCAGGATGTACAAAATAAAAAGCAAATAAAAGACAAAGATGTGATTTGACTTCAACTTTTTTTATATATAGTAATAAAATATGTATGGAAAATATGGAAAATAAAAAATGTCTTAATTGTGGTTGTTCACTAACATATGAAAAAAGAAATAATAAATTTTGTGGAAGTTCATGTGCCGCTATTTTTAATAATAAAAATAGAAAAGGTAAATATGTTTATAATTTAAGTGAAACTGGATTAAATAACATTATTGAATCTAATAAAATTAATTTTCTTAAAAAAAGAAAACCTAAATTGTGCAAAAATTGTCAAAGTCCTTTTTATAACGAAAAAGGTGAAAAATTAAATTTTTGTTCTGATGATTGTAAAAAAGAATATAAAAAAGAAATTAAAGTTATTTCTGATGAAACTAAACAAAAGTTATCTAGTTCTTTGAAAAATTTTTATAAAACAGATGAAGGTGAAATAAATAAACAGAAATTAAGTTTATTATATATTGGAAAAATTTTTTCTGATGAATCTAAATTAAAATTAAGTATATCTGCTAAAAATAGATGTGAAGATATTAATGAAAGAATAAGATTGAGAGAAATCGGTAGAAAAGGAGGATTTGGTAAGAGTGGCTATACTATTAATGGTATTTATTATCAGAGTACTTTTGAAAAAAAATGTTTTGAGTTTTTAGAAGAAAATAAAATAGAGTTTGAACCTCATAAGAGTTTGCCAGATTCTAGCAAAATATGTGATATATATTTTTCAGATAAAAATATATGGATTGAATTGGATGGAATTAATAGAGAAAAAAGAAAAAAATGGTTAAGTAAAGAATATAATTATTGGTTAGATAAATTGAATGAATATAAAGAAAAAAAATTAGATTTTAAAATTTTTTATAATTATAATGAATTTATAGATTTTTTAAATACAAATGTCCCCATCGCTTAGTTGGCTATAAAGCGTCTGTTTTACATGCAGAAGATCCAAGGTTCGAGTCCTTGTGGGGATACAAATAAATTTACGGATAGTTCAGTAGGTCAGAATACTTGTGTGACATGCAAGAGGTCGTGGGCTCGAATCCCACTCCGTAAACAAATTGTGATAAAATAATCAATATATTGTAATTTTTCTCACATTTTATATATTTTTTGAATATTTGTGATTTTTTTATCAATATATTTTATGCAGTCTTAATATAGTTGGTTATTATTCTGGCTTTGTAACCCAGGTACGTGAGTTCGAATCTCACAGTCTGCTCAAAAACTATTTTAATTTACGCTTCTGTAATTTAATGTAAAATGCCGAATTCGTAACTCGGAGAATGCAAGTTCAAGACTTGTCAGAAGCTCAAAAACAAACAACGAGGTTTTGGGGAGTCAGGTCACCCCGCCACATTTGGGATGTGGAGCAATTATCGCAGGTTCGAATCCTGCAACCTCGACAATATTTAGGTTCAAATAGTATAAACTTGATATATTTTTATTACTATATACTATATGAATAATTATTTAGGATCAAAAGAGCATAAAGACAATGCAAGAAATTCAATTTTATTAGGATTAAAAAAATTAAAAGAATTAAAGGTAGAAAGAATTAAAAAATATTATTCCGAGCCATCTTTTTGTTTATGTTGTGATAAAGTATTAAGTTATGAAAAGAAGAATAATAAATTTTGCTCTAGTTCATGCTCTGCAAGTTATAATAATAAAGGACGAATAGTATCAGATGAGCAAAAAAAGAAAGTAAGTTTAAGTTTATCTGGCATTAAAAGAAACGAAAAATTAAGCGAAAATATTAAGGAACATAAAAGAATATGTTCATATTGCAAAAAAGAGTTCATAGTATGGAGACTTAATAACAATACTTTATCACATAGTAAGCATTGTAGTTCTGGTTGTACTAATTCCAGTATGAAAGAAAAAGTTAGTTTGATAATAAAAGAAAAAGTTAAGAATGGAACACATAAAGGCTGGCAAAGTAGAAATATTGAAAGTTATCCAGAGAAATTTTTTAAGATAGTTTTAGAAAATAATGGGATAAAATATAAATTCAATAAAGTTATTTCAAAAAGAAGTTTAGGTTTAGATTGTGATGCTAATTATTTTTTAGATTTTTATCTGAAAGATAAAAATATAGATTTAGAAATAGATGGAAAGCAACATAATTATGAGGATAGAATAGAAAATGATGAATTAAGAGATTTTACATTGATAAAAAATGGATTTATAGTGTATAGAATAAAGTGGAAAGAAATACAAACAAATGACGGTAAAAATTACATAAAAAATGAAATTGATAAGTTTTTAGAATTTTATAATAATGCCTTCTTCGCATAGCGGTCGATTGCACCTGACTTGTAATCAGGATCTGAATTAAGACACGTCGGTTCGAATCCGACAGAAGGCTCAAAATGGCTTCATAATTTAAGGGATAAAATTCGGGATTTCTAATCCCGCCATCTGAGTTCGAGTCTCAGTGAGGCTACTATAACGCAGAAGAAGCTCATTAGGTCGAGTAGGAGATTTCAATCTTCAGGTAGCGAGTTCGAATCTCGTCTTCTGCTCAAAAATATGTCGGGAACGGGAACGCACTGCTGGCGAGCAGCCCGCCGACACCATGCACCTGTAATGGCGGAGTTTCCTAAACTCTATGTGCATAACGGAATGAAAAATGTGGGTTCGAATCCCATCTGGTGCCCAATTCTAAATCTTAAATTAATCTCTCTAAAAATATTAAACTTTTATATTTTTTTAATTTATAATATTTTATAAATAAATTTTCAAAAATGAGAGAGATAATTTTTAAAAACACAAAATTGAAGCCAATTGTACAGCAAACTGAATATGGTCATGAGTGTACATTTGAAACCCTGTTCTTTGATGAAAGTAATCCTGATCTTATACGTGGCAAATTTAGTGATATTGTATTAAACAATATTTCTGGATCTGTATTGCATAGAAATTATGTTGAATATCTTAAAATAGCATATAATAATGATTATGGTATAGTTATTAGTCCTAATCATATTTGGTTCACAATTCTTTGTAGTTTGGCAAAAATTATTAAAGATGATGCTGATCTATTTAAGAAGTTTTTTACCAAATCAGAAAAAGAAGAAAAAACAATAGTTGAGTTAAAAGAAGGTGGAGTAAGTATGATTGAGATGCCAATTGAAAAAATGATGGATTTAATTCTTAAACAATTACCATCTAAAATAAAAAAATCATATATTTTACCAAAAATTAGTACCACTACACCAGAATTTGAATTGGCTTGTGCAACTGCGTTTCTTGATACTTGTTCTCCTTATTATGATTATCGTTTTTATGGTTGTGGTTATAATAAAATAAAAATTCTTGGCACAAAAAAGGATTATGAAGTTTTATCTAAATCATTTAATGATTTGATTAATAAACTTATTCCAGGACATTACAAGATTGATAAGATAAATAAATTTTATGATTCTGTAAGTGAAACATTTCATAAAATTGATAGAAATTATGATGATGATAAATTTTGGGAAAGAATTCTTTGGACAGAATATGGATATATATCACAAAATTTAGATGGTTGGATTATGCCTTTGCAATTGCGTGATGCTCATTATGCAATTTGTGAATATACAGAAATATTATCAAATAAAAAATATGCTTTTAGCACTGGTATATTTTCTTCAAAAATTGAGGATGGATATTTAATTCCTGAATTTGAAAAATTTATAGTGAGTTTATGACAGATAAAATACGCAATATTATTTTGATTATATTATTTATTATTGGAATTTTAGCAGTAATATTGATTGCTACGCTTGTTGAAATTCTTGCTGATATAGGAGCAGTTATTATTATTTTTTCTGGGTTTGCTGCATTTTTTGTGTTGCATTGGGATTGGTTTTCTAAGAAAAAATAAAAACATAATTTAACTAAAAAAGCCTGAAAACCCTGAATTAAACTTTCAGGGTTTTTTTATTTCTGTAGGATTTGGATTTTTTGTTCACTAAAAATATTACAAAAATTTAACTAAAAAAGCCTGAAAATAATTCATTTTCAGGCTTTTTTTGTACTTATTGTATTTTTTATTTTTATATATAAAAGTAAAAACTACGGTGAAAAATTACAAAGAGAAAAAGGTATTGTTTATACTAAAGAAGAGAGAAGATTACGGTCCTAAACATCATGATCATAAAAGTTTAAGTACTGGTTTATATAATTCTGCAAGATTTGTTAATGAGATGTTGGTTGAGAATGGTATTAATTCTCATATGGTTGTTGTTAATGATAATAATGATATTGATAGAGAGGTTACTAAACATAGACCAACTCATGTTGTTATTGAAGCACTTTGGGTCGTGCCAGAAAAATTCGCAATTTTACATAAACTTCATCCTAATGTTAAATGGATAATAAGAATGCACAGTGAGATTCCATTTATAGCAAATGAAGGAAATGCGATGACTTGGTTGGGTGAATATGTTAAATATGAAAATGTTAGTATTGCATTTAATGCAAAAAGAATCTTAAAAGATTTTAAATTTTACATTAAAACAGAAATGAGTTGGTCAGAAAAAGAAGTTGATCATAGAGTATTATATTTTCCAAATTATTTTCCACAAGATTATAAGGTAAAAAAATATGATAAAAAGAAAGAAGTCCTTAATGTTGCTTGTTTTGGAGCTGTTAGACCTTTAAAGAATCATTTGAATCAGGCATTAGCTGCATTAAGGTTTGCAGAATCTCTTGGTAAGCATCTACATTTCCACATTAATGTTGGAAGGTTTGAAATGAAGGGAGATCCAGTTTATAAGAATTTGAAGGGTATGTTTGATCAACTTTCAAATAGTCATCATAAGTTAATTGAGCATGAATGGATGCCTAGAGAAGTTTTTTTAGAATTATGTGAAAAAATGGATATTGGAATGCAGGTTTCTTTTTCTGAAACTTTTAATATTGTTGGCTGTGATTTGATTAGTCAGGGTGTTCCATTAATTGGATCTGCTGAAATTGTTTGGATGAATAAGTTATATATGGCTGATCCGACTAGTACTGATTGTATGGTTAATAAATTAAAACGTTTATATTTTCATCCATATTTTAATGTTATAACAAATCAACTATTATTAACTCGTTATACTAATACATCTAAAAATATTTGGGTTAGTTATTTTAAGTAAAATGTATTTATCATTATAGAAAAGCCTGGAAAAATTTTCAGGCTTTTTCTGTTTTCTGTTTTTAGAAAATTATATATATGTTTATAAAATAAGGTGAAACATGAGCGAATGGATTTTACAGTATGAAGAAGGTGAACCAATAAGAAGGAAATTAAATGAATTAAAAAGCACTGTTGATTTTATAGTTGCATCTGGTCTTACTTATACTTCTGGTACTTCTGGAACATCAGGTTCTGATGGAACTTCTGGTACATCTGGCACATCTGGTACATCTGGCACATCTGGTACATCTGGTAAAGATGGTGTTTTTTTAGGAAGTTCAGGAAGTTCAGGCTTGTCTGGTGTTGATGGAACTTCAGGAACATCAGGCACGAATGGAACAGATGGAACATCAGGTACTAATGGGACGGATGGAACATCGGGCACTAACGGAACGGATGGTACATCGGGCACTAATGGAACTGATGGTACATCAGGTACTAACGGTACGAATGGAACGGATGGAACATCGGGCACTAACGGTACGAATGGAACTGATGGAACATCAGGCACAAATGGAACAGATGGAACATCAGGCACGAATGGAACAGATGGAACATCAGGTACTAATGGGACGGATGGAACATCGGGCACTAACGGAACGGATGGAACATCGGGCACTAACGGTACGAATGGAACGGATGGAACATCAGGTACTAACGGTACGAATGGAACGGATGGAACATCGGGCACTAACGGTACGAATGGAACGAATGGTACATCAGGCACAAATGGTACATCTGGAACTAATGGTACATCAGGCACAAATGGTACATCTGGAACTAATGGTACATCAGGCACAAATGGTACATCTGGAACATCAGGAACGAATGGTACATCAGGCACGAATGGTACAAATGGTACAAATGGTACATCTGGAACGAATGGTACATCTGGAACGAATGGTACAAATGGTACATCTGGAACGAATGGTACAAATGGTACAAATGGTACATCTGGAACGAATGGTACATCTGGAACGAATGGTACAAATGGCACATCTGGAACGAATGGCACAAATGGTACATCTGGAACGAATGGTACATCTGGAACGAATGGTACAAATGGTACATCTGGAACGAATGGTACATCTGGAACGAATGGTACAAATGGTACGAATGGTACAAATGGTACATCTGGAACGAATGGTACATCAGGAACTTCAGGTGTTGGTATTTCTGGAACTAATGGAACATCAGGATCTTCTGGTATATCTTTAAATCCAAATGAATTAATAAATATACAATCAACTGGTGTATTGACTGGTGGTATTTTACAAATACCTTCAACTGGATCAACTGCTACATATTTTAATATAACAGATGGTACTGGTTATATAATAAATAATTATACTGATCCATTAAATCCAATTAAAACTATTATAAGTTGGAGTGGATTAACAGGAATAACATCAGAATTTAGTTGGTTGGATGGTGAAGAATCAAATGTTGCAATTGATATAAATGGTAATGTTTTTCAACAAGTAAATCAATTTACAGATGCACAAAGAACAGATTTAATTGTATTAGGAACATTAGGACATTATGATGATGGTGGTGATATTGATTATGTTATACCAGAGCCAGTATCAATAACAGAGCCATTAGTTAAATTAGATAGTTTTTTACAAATGTTTGGCGCATTTAATGTTACTGGTAATGTTTTTTATGCTAATGGATCAAATTTAAATGTGAGTAAAACTGCTGGTGAGACATTTGATAATAATAACAATTATTATATTGATAAAAAAACACCATCATTAGTTATTAGTGATTCGATATCAAAGTGTTGGTTTAATTATTATTTTAGAAGTGGTTCAACTTGGGAATTTGGTGACTACACACAAAGCATTGACCCTAATAGATATGATACTGGAAATGGATTAACTGGTGTAACTGCTTCAGGATATACTATTCAAATGATATTCTATTATGCTCCATTAGATAATGTTAGCCTAAATGTGGATATTCAATATGGTCAAAAGGTATATACTTCAAAAGAAAACGCTTTAGCAGATATAAATAATATAGTTGCAATTAATCCGTATTTAAATATGGATACATTTAGAGGATGGTTAATTGTTAAACAAGGTGCTACTGAGTTAAATAGTGATAATCAAGCAAGATTTATTTCAGCAGGAAAGTTTGGTTTAGTGTCAAGTTCAACTGGAACAGGAGTAAGTGGAGGTATTACAACAGCTTCAAATATAGGTTTATATGGTCAAGGATTATTTCACGATAAATTGGGTGTAGATTTAAGATTTAAAAATATAAATGCATATTCTGGTATAACAGTTATTGATAATCCTTCAAGTAATACATTGGATTTATTTTTAACAAATATAAGTACTGGAACATCAGGCACATCAGGTACTAATGGTACATCTGGTACATCTGGAGTAGGAACTAATGGAACATCAGGTACATCTGGTGTTGGAACAAATGGAACATCAGGTACATCTGGTATAGGTATTTCTGGAACTAATGGAACATCAGGTACATCTGGAACTAACGGAACCTCAGGTACATCTGGAACTAACGGAACATCAGGCACATCTGGTATTTCTGGAACTAATGGAACTTCTGGCACAAATGGTACAAATGGAACTAATGGAACATCAGGTACATCTGGAGTAGGAACTAATGGAACATCTGGAACAAATGGAACATCAGGCACGTCTGGAGTAGGAACAAATGGAACATCAGGCACGTCTGGAGTAGGAACAAATGGAACATCAGGCACGTCTGGAGTAGGAACTAATGGAACAAATGGAACATCAGGTACATCTGGCGTTGGAACTAATGGAACATCAGGTACATCTGGAGTAGGAACATCTGGAACAAATGGAACATCAGGCACATCTGGTGTTGGAACAAATGGAACAAATGGAACATCAGGCACATCTGGTGTTGGAACAAATGGAACATCAGGTACATCAGGTGTAGGAACATCAGGAACTAATGGAACATCAGGAATAAATGGTGTTACTGGTGGTGTTACTATGTTATTTAGATTTAGTGGTTCTACATTAGCAACTACAACAACTGGGTATACTCAATTTAATAATTTGACATTATCAAGTGTTACTCATTTATATGTTAGTGAAACAGATAGAAACGGTGCAAATATAGATAAATATTTAGATTCAGTTGGTGTAGGAGATTATATTAAGATTTTTTCGGAACAAGATAATACAAAATTTCATTTATTTCAATTAAGTTCTGGATTCACAAGTGGTGCTGGAGTAGATGATATGCCAGTAACATATATAGTAGGAAATGGAACATTTGCATTAAATGAGTTGATAGGATTTTCAACTGCAACAAAAGGAAATGCTGGTACTTCTGGCACAAATGGTGTAGGTATATCCAATATTACTTTTTTATTAGCAGTAGGAACTATATTAACAACTGGTACTAATAAAGCAAGAGTTACAGTTCCATATGTAGGAACAATATTAAAAGCATATGCAAGTTCTGGAACTGGACCACAAGGTGCGGACGATATTTTTGATATATATAGAAATGGTGTGAGTATATGGAATATTACGCAATCTAACAGATTAAAAATTTTAAGTGGTCAGACCTATGGAACTCAATCATCTTTTGATATAACTTCTATTGCAGAAGGTGATATTTTATCAATAGATGTAGATCAAGTTGGTAGTACAACACCAGGTGGAGATATATCAGTTCAATTAAAAATACAAATTTAAAAAACAATAATAATAACATGGCAAAGCAATGGAGCACAATAGATTTTACAGAGTCGTATACAACAGGAAATACATATGATTCAACAAAAAATAGTATTTTTGGAGGTTTGGAAGTTACTAATGGTGTAATTCGAGTACCATTACCAAGGGTAATTCCATATCTTGAACAAGGTAATGGCGCATTACTAGCCAACTCCGTATATGCTGATTCAAATTATATTTATACAGTTACTACAATGGCTACTGGTTTAACAGTTAGAGTAAACAGATGGAATAAAAAAACACAGATTTGGGCTGGATACATTATTATGACTTTATCTAAAGCATCAGAAATAAATACTTGTAGAGATATTTGGGTTAATTCTGGTTCTACAGAAGTGATTGTTGGTTTTACAGCAGCAACTGCATTACAAGGTGGACTTGCTTGGGTTTATGGACTTACTACAAATGATTGGGCTGGTGTAACTTTGCTTGCTGGTATTAATACAATTGCACCAAGAATGTGTTATTTAATTAGATCAGGTGTTATTGATAGAACAGTTGTTGTTGGTTCTGGTACTAACTTTCAGTCTTATTCAACTCAAAACGGTACAACACTTGCTACACAAGCAGGTGCTGCTACATATACAGTTGCAACAGCAATTTATGCTACATCAGGATGGGCTGTTGCTTATGGAGGAGGATTATGGGTTTCAGCAGGTGAAGGAACAAACTCATTAGCTTGGTCTTATGATGGTATAACTTGGACAGCGATTGCTTCTGGTGTTGGTAACTTTTCTACAAGAGGTAGAGGTGTGTGTTATGGTGAAATTCCTGGAGTTGGTGGTAGATGGGTTGCTGTTGGTGTAGGTACAAACTCTATTATTTATTCTAATGATGGTGTAAACTGGGTTATTCCCGCACAAGGTATTACGGCTACTGGTGTGTTCACTACTGGCGCATATGGTGTGTGCTGGGATGGTACAAATTTCTGGGCAGTTGGTCAAGGTACAAATACATTAGCATCATCACCTGATGGTATAAACTGGACTGGCTATGGTCAAGCTGCTGATGGTGGCGCAAATCACTCTCCATTCTCAACCGCAGGTTATGGCATTGCATATAATGGTAGTCAATATGTTGCAATGGGAATTGGTGGTATGACAATGGCATATTCTTCTAATGGTACTCAATGGACAGCATGTGCTTCACCTCCATTTACACAAGGAAACGCTGTGTGTTGGGGTGCACAAGTAGGTAATATAGTTACACCAGGTACAGCAATTACACCAAGATGGTGTGCTGTTGGTATTGGAGCATCACATACAATAGCTTGGTCAACAGATGGTATTAACTGGACTGGTGCTGGTGTTACAATGTTTCCAGCAATTTCTGGTGGTAATGGTGTATGTTTTAATGGTACAGTATTTACAGCAGTAGGTACTAAGGGCGCTGGTTCATTTACTGCGGCATATTCACATGATTGTGTGACTTGGAACGGTGTTTTAACTAATTTACCTCAGTTAATTGGACAAGCAGTTGGATGTAGTCCTGCTCCTAATATGTATCCTGCTAAAGTTGGATCTACAAATAATGTACTTTCAACTATTTCTAATATTGCATTGGATAATACAAATAATACTGGTGTGAATAATGGTAATTGTAAAGTATATATAATACAGTCAACAAATTCTGTTGCTGCTCCTGCACTAACTTTATTAGATTTGAGTTCAGGATTAACTTCACAAAATGGAATTATAACTGTTCCAGATACTTCAAGATTTAGTTCTGCAATTATGACATCAGAATATGCTTCTAACTTACCATCTGCTACTGTTTCACAGATTACAATTGCGTCACCAGGTGCTAATCATCCTGTTGGTATTTCAGGAGTCACTGCTTTATTCCTTACTCGTGGGACTGCGGCTGCAAGAGTCGGAAGAGTTGTTATAAGTAGATTTACTGCGGCAACGCCAACTACAAGAAGATCAAGACTTAATAATACCGCAACATTAACATTTGCTTCACACAACTTTACTGTTAACCAAAGAGTTATTGTTTATGGATTTACTGGTGTTAGTGGTGTGACTTATAATAATGGTGGATTTGGAAAAGAACCAGGTATTCAAGTAGTTATAACATTTGCTAATGCAACAACGATTCAATATGTAAATATTGGACCTAACGAAGCTGATATGCCTGATACAAATGGAAGAGTAATCGCAACATTAATTGGTGAAGATGATTATATAACTGATATTCCACCATTAGGTGCAACAATTCAACAGCCTGTAAATAACTGGGCAGGACTTGCATATGATTCGTTTAATGATTATTTTATAATTTTAAGTAATGGTTCATTTAGAAATTATAGGGGAATTTATAATCCAGGTTTACCATTAGAAAGATTTTGGGGTATAGTAAATTTTGAAACTAATCCAATTGCTGGTGCATATTTACCTGCTGTAGCTGCAACGATGCTTTCTGTGAGAATTGGCTATGCTGATAGAACATTAATAGTACCAAGACAAGGTTTGACTGCCGCCGTTCCAGCTGCTCAACAATTATTATTAATAGAAGTTGGAGCACAAGGATCTTATGTTATAACAAAAGAAATTCTCACAACTAATGCGACTGCTTTTTATAGAGTATATACATCTGAAAAAAGAGGTGGTAGTGGAAGTTATTCAAAAGAAAGATATGATATTTATTATAGAACAACTGGTATTTCTGATAATTCAGGTGCATGGACTATAATTAATGACGAAGCATCTTTATATAATGTGACAGCGGCGGCTTCAATTCAGTTTAAGATAGTTTTTGATATACTTAATTGGACTTGTATTTCACCTGAGATTACTTCACTGGGCTTAACTTGGGAAGATGGTGTTACTTCTGATAGTCATTATCAACCATCAGTTGGTAAATCATCAGTGTCAGGTAAACAGTTTGCTTGGAAATTCGCTACACCTTTTGCACTTTCTGGAGGTACTATTCCAAATTTAAGAGTTAGATTATATGATGCTGTTTCTGGTGTTATGCAATGTGATGATAATACTGATACTAATCCAGCTTCTGGTAGTTTTCAAATAACAACTAATGATGGCGCTAACTGGACTAACTGGACAAATGCAGATAAAGGAAATGAAACTACTTATTTGAGATATACACCTGCTTCAACGGCAAATAATATAATAATTAAGGCAGTATTAACATTATTATAAAAATAAATATAAAATATGATACATAATCTAAAAATAGATAGGGATGCATTTATAGCAATTGTTGATGGTAGAAGAAAATTTGATTTTAGACCTAATGATAGAATATATGATATTGGTGATACAATAATTCATAGTGATGAAATTAATAATACTTGTGAGAGTGTTATCACGTATATTATGTATGATAGTCCTCTTTTATCTTTAAGTGGATTTATAATAATATCAATTGAATTGAAATAATTATGGCAATATCTGATATAGTATATACAGAATCTGATTATTTTATAATGGAATTGACTGGTATCACTGGTACGGTAAATGATATTGTATTTGATAATCCATTAATAGATGAAATAATAGGCGTAAATGGTACTGCAAATGATGTTTTATTCGATGATAATACAGTAAGTGAGATACCAAATGTTTTGATTACTGATTTTGGCTTTATATAAAAATAAAAAATAGAGTTACTTTTGATGGAATCAATGTATAAATTATAAATTAAAGTTTTAATATATACTTTATGGAGTATTTAAAAACTTTTGAGTCTTATAATGATGATTTAATTTTAGAAAGATTGGATCTTCAGCCATTATTGAATTTATTAAAATCATCAGTAAATAAAAATGCTATTGCAACATTAATTGTTGGTAGTTTATTGGCTGTATCAAGTGTTGCACAAGCAACTAATTTTATAGAAAATAGAACAGATTTGGATCATAAAGATAAAGTTGTATTAGTTCAAGCTATTAAAAAATATCATGATCCATTAACATTGAGATTAAGTCATTCTGGTTGGGATCATATAAGAAAGCACGAAAAATTAAAATTGCAGGCGTATTCAATTGGTGATGGAATGATTACTATTGGATATGGTCATGCACTACCAGTTGATGAGTCTAAATATAAAGTTGGAGATAAGATTTCTGTTAAAACTGCAAATAATTTATTTATTCAGGATATGAATGTTGCAGCTAAGGGTGTTAAAAGAATATTTGAAGAATGGAAAGAGCAGGGTATTAATATTAAACTTACTCAAAATCAATATGATGTGCTTGTGAGTTTGGCATACAATCTTGGTGTCACCGATTTACGAACAAGTAATTTCATTCAATTTATTAAGGAAAATAAACTTACTAGAGCTGCTAAGCAAATTAGAATTACTGGTATCAGTGAAAAATTTCCTGGATTGGAGAAGAGAAGATTAGAAGAATATAAAATGTTTATATCTTAAAATCGTTTTCGAGAATATCCTTGATTATAATGATTTTTAAATAGGTCTCCAAGTAATCCTTTAGAATGTGCTGCGTTCTTCCGTCCAATAATTACGACTTTCAAATGTTTTTAGATATTTCATTTATATCTCTTAAATATTAAATTTTATTGTTTGTAATTTTAATTTAAAATTATCAATTTCTTCTGTTGTTAATTTTCTTTCAATTGAAGTTCCAGGTGTATCATCATAATATTCTTTTATTCCATTTTCTTTTAGTAAGATGAAAGTGTGCATATTTATAATATCAAGTTTATAATCTTTTCTATATTTAATTGTTACAATTTTTCCTGGTATATAATTTGATTTATAATTTTTAATTAAAACATAATCATTTTCTTTGTAAATCTGAAATTCTATTTCTTCAAATGTTTTTAGGTATTTCATAGATTATATTTTATTAATGTTTCTAATTCTTTATCATCGTCAGAATAAGCTACGACATCACTATATTGAAATGAATGATAGTATAATGGGTTATTTTTATCCATTTGAGAATTACCCCAAGATGAAAAATGATTTAAAATATTATTTGGTATATTTTTATACTTAACATGAATAAAAATAGATTTTGTATCTATAATTTTTCCTATATTAGTATTTATAAATTTTTCAAATTCTGTATAATTAGATGAAAAATTATTACGTTCTCTGCATTTTATTATGACATAATCACAATCTTTCGGTCTATTACTTCTATTAAATGAGAATACAACTTCTTCAAACTGTTTTAGATGTTTCATAGATTAAATTTATTTGAAATTTGTTTTAATTTTACAGTTTCTCTATTTTTTAATCTTTGTTCATTGGTTCTTTTTAATTTATCAACGAATTTTTTAACAAAGTCTTCAACAGAAATATTTTCTCCAGAATCATATCTAGATACTAAATTACCATTTCTGAATTCATTTGTTCTTGGATTATTTTTTATACTACGAACTTGTACAATAAATTTTGTGTTATATCTGTAAATTCCTCTATTTATAGTTTCAATACTAAATATTTTACATCCATAATCATCATCTAATAGGAATATTGTTTCCTCTACACAAAGACTTGATGATGTTTCTTTTAAATGTTTTGAAAATTCTTCTTGAATTTTTTCTTTTAATTTATCTTTTTCTTCTTGTTCTAAATAATTTTCTCTTTCGATTGGATTAGATGAATCTTTTCTAGGATACTGCATAGATTCGTTTTTAATGAATTTTTTAAATTTAGTGAATATTCCTTGTTTTTGAGAGTCAGTACCGAAAGAAAATTGAGTTTTTTGTTCTGATTTATAAGGTTCTGTAATGTCTAGAATTACAGGAGGTTTTTTATTACTATATAGTTGACTTTTTGAATAATTATAAAAATCAAATTGCGGATTTTTTCTTTTTATTTTTTTAAGTAAATCTTCTGTTATTTTTTCATTTTTTTTACTAAGATCATTATAATTTTCTGTAGATATACCAATTGCAAATGCATTTTCATTTCTTAATCTATAAAAGAAAACAAATTTTGTATTAAGGTCATATATTCTACTACCTTTTTCTACCAGCTCTAATGCTTCTCCCATTGTGCTATGATAAAATGACATATTTCTTTGTGCAACATATAAATCACCATCAGATGTTCCAATAGCTCTTACATTATCTTCAAAATTTTTTAGTGTTTTAGGATTTTTGAATAGTGCTATTTTTTTATCATAAGGATCTTTAACATATGCAACTGGCGGTATTTTAGAGATATAGTTTTGATATTTATATTCAAAATCTTTATTAGGATTTTCAAAATAAAATCTTTTTTCTGCATATTCGTCAGCTACACCTTCATTAAATTTTTTAATATGATTCATATATTATATTTAGCTAAATTTTTTTTGTATTCAAATTTGAATATTTCTTTCGGTTTTAGTTTTCTTTTTATTTCAGTATCGACATTATTAAGAGTTACTAATTTGTTTTTATCTAAATCAAAAACTTCAATTTTATATTGAACCTTGTTTTGCCCATATAAATATTGTAATCCAATTACTTTTGCATAATGATCGTATGGAGTTCCACCATCAAAATATACATAACTATAATTATATTTTACAGGTATGTGTGGTATACTAGTTTCAAACATTTTTAAATATTTCATACATTATATTTATTAATTCTCTCTTCATAATCATATTTCTCTATTTCTTCTGATGTTAATAACCTAACTATTTCTTTTTCTTGTATTGCATCTTCCTCACCATTCGGATATTTAATATAATATGGAGACTCACTAAATCTTGAATAATCTATATCAATTATTTTTGCAAGGGAATGTGGTGGAATACTTAGATTGTTTAAGTTTTTTGTTAGTAACTTAACATTTATCAAAATATAATCATTAATCTTATATCTTCTATATGCTTCAAACTTTTTTAAATATTTCATATAATATCTATATATAATTTTTTATGTATAAAAAAATGATTACATTTGCATATGATGACACGATTACAAGAATACTTTGAAGATCAAATTAGAATTTTTAATGAACATCATTCCAGATTGCTCATAGATGTGACTGAGGAAGATATTCATAAGATAAGAACTACACTTAAAAGACTGAAAAATTTTAACATCTTACTAGATGGCTTACTTTTCAGAGATAAGGATTTCCCCACGGGCTTTACTAATTTATTTAAACTGTCAGGTGAGATCAGAGATATTCAAATCCAGCAAAAGATTTTAGCAGATTATAAAGATCCTTATCAATTATATCTTTCTGAAATGCTTGAAAAGAAACTAGAGCTTTTTAAGATTAAAGAAAGCTTTCAAGAAGAATTTAAACATTTGAGTGATAAATTGGATCGAATAGAGGAATTTCATATTGATGAACAAATCCTAGCAAATGTTAATTCTAGAGTGGAGATTGGACTGTCTGATATTTGCAATATAGAAATTACACCAACAAATTTGCATGAGATAAGAATCAGATTAAAGAGAATTTATTATACTCTTTTAATGTTGGATGAAAAGTCTAAGATTAATAAGATAGATGATATTCAGGAAACAATCGGATTGTGGCATGACCATGATGTTACTATTGAGAGAATAACTGAATTTGATAATGATTTAGAAATAATTGATTCTTTATCAAAGAAAAGAGATGATTTTTATAAAAAATCTTTAGAATTACTTAAAGAATTATAATTACATACTTATTTTATCTAGTTCTGAAATTTTATTCCAATCTATTGCTAATAAAAATTCTATATCATCTGTTGACGGCCTTACTGTTGATATGTATTTAATAAACAATTCATTATCAACTGGACTATTCATATCCTTAATATATCCTTTTTTTACCATATAACTTTTAAATGTTTTCCATCTAGCGAATATTTCTGGCGCTGATGATAAATATTCAATATGATTTATTGTTTTATCAGATAAATCCTTAATTAATTTTTTTATTTCTTGACCACTTTTATTAAATCTTGCGCCAAAAATAGATGCATATTTCCTATGTATATAATTTTCATCTTTATCTTTTACACTTTTATCAATAAATTGAGGTAGATTTAATTCTACACTTAAATCACCTTTTTGACCTAATAAAGCATCTACGTAGTGATAAATTTCATGAACTAATGTATTAACTAAATCATCATCATTTTCATACATTTTATTAACAATAATTATATTTTCAGTTGAAGTTTTATTTAGTTTAAATAATGGATAATAAATTGGATTTCTGCCCATTGATTTTTCAAGATCGCCAAGTTTCATATACAATGCAACAGTAGTTTTTTTAAGTATGTTTTTGCCAGTTGGATTAGCAAATTTTATTGTTATATTTCTCAATGAATCTAGAATGTATGATTTTACATCAGATTTAAATCTTGGTGAAATTTTAATTTGTTCTATGATGTTTGTTTTTAGACTATCTATTTGGTGTTTTTGATCAGATGTGCCGTCATATGATGCTGAGTTGACTATTGTATATAAATTGTTTATCTCACTGTAATTATTAACTGTAGTATAACCAGCATATAACATAGTTAAGTACATTGCAACATCCCAAAATTTTATCTTTTCATCTATATGTTCATATTGAGTAAATTCTTTAATGTATTTCATATAATATATATTAAAAAAAATTATAAAAAAAGAGATTCAAACTTTGAATCTCTTTTTCATTTTTAAACATTTGCCTATTACTTTATGCGGATCAAATTTTTTAGTTATTTTTTTATATGTTGGTTTTTGATGAAAAGGTGTCGCACCAGACGAACCAGATGTTCCTGTAGAAAAATATATCAATGGTTTATTATCACCATAGTTGTGAATTATATTTTCATCATATAGTAATTTGAATAATTTGATTATTTGACCATTAGTTGTGCTTATGTTTAATAGTTTCAACTTCCTAATATTAGTTGATGATAAATGATAACATGTTTGTACAACAATACCATTTATTGAATCTTCCACAATTTCAATTTCAGGAAAAGTGTGAATAAATTCTCTAATTATTTCATTGTTACTATTTACTATTTTAAAATACATTTTCTATTTCAAATTTTAATTTTTCAATTAAAATATCAGCAATTGACATTTCTGGAGTTTCACTAGTATTGATATTTAGATCGAAATTTAAATCAGTAGAAGAAGGTTTTGAACCACTTGATCCACTTGTTCCACTTCTACCATTTGTTCCACTAGAACCAGTAGTACCAGATTCTTGATAAAATTGAGGTTTTTCTTCACTAAGAGTAATTAACTCTTTATCGTACAATAATGTTTGCAATGTTTTCAATCTTTTTTTTTGCAGATTCATCATGCAAACTTAGAATTTTAATTTTTCTAATTTGTTTTATGTCTAGATAATAGTAATCCATAATTGGATGTTTAAATCTATCATCATTCATTTTTTCTACTTCTGAAAAAGTACTGATAACTTTATCAATTTCTTCTTTTTCTTGCCATTTTTTAATTGTAAAATACATAAACTTTTTTTATTTTTTATATACATAATCTAACAATTAGTTTAGATAAAAATATTTTGAAAATAAATTAAACTTTTCAATTTTCCTAAACTATAAACTTATTACACTTTTCTGAAAAGAAAAAAGTTCATTGGAAATAGAAAAATATGACATTTTTTAAAAAATATATAATAATGTTGAAAATTTCTTAAACTTTTTAATTTTTTTGAAATAACAATATATTCGTTCTTTGACAAAACATAAAAATTATTGATGAATACATACAGCGACAAAAAACCCTTATATGGAAAAAATCGTATTCAGTTAATTTTTATAAAAATATAATACTCATAAAGAATACATTCTGCAAAATCTAAAAACTAGATAAATAACAGAAAAGCTGTGAGTGTGTAAGTGTTTTTAACTTTTCTAAGGTTTCCACTTTGTTTGCACACCACTATAAATAGGCTAAAACAGAACAAAAAATTTTGAAAAGAAAGTTTACTCTGGGTTTTTGAGAAAAACCCTTGTATTCTGTTGAGATTTTCACATCTAGACCTATGGATCTGTACGGATTCGGCTGGCCTGGAACAAATCCTAGGTTTTGATACCTGGGTGAAGATCCCAACTAAATGAATTTTTAGTTGGGATTTTTTATTTAATAACAAAAACAAAAAAAAACAAAAAGGAGGTTTATTATGCAATCAGCATCAAATTTAGTAAATGTGACAAGACAAGAAAATACCTTAACAAATAATGGTATGGTAACAAATTCAACCAGTTTGAATTCAAATGTTGATATGTTCTTTTTAGCGGGAGCTTCAAGGAAAATGTCAGAAAAAGATATTGAAACCCTTTTCCAAAAGGCGATTGTGGAAGATCCATCAGTTGCTTTAAAACTTATGTTCTGGTCAAGAGACCCAAGAGGTGGAGCTGGAGAAAGAAGGTTCTTTAGAATTTGTGCTATGTTTCTTCGTAAGAATTATCCAGAATATTTACTTAAAAATTTGAAACATATTGCTGAATATGGAAGATATGATGATTTGACTTTTTTGTTGAGCGAAGGTGAAAATGATAAAGTGGATAAAGAAATTCTATCATATATAAAAGAAACTTTAGAAGGTGACAAATGATTATATTGATTTTAGTGTAATTGACTCTGAATTAAAAGCATATTTAATTGGATTTTTTTATGCTGATGCTACTTTATCAGAGTATGTGATTTCAGTTAGGTTATCAATAAAAGATAAAGCACATCTTGAGAAATTGGCAAATATTTTAGATAAGCCAACTTCTATTAAAGATGTAAAAAATAAAAATGGTAAAATTTATAAAGCGATTGGTTTTAATATATGTAGTAAACAAACTGTTGACTCATTGAGAAAAATTGGATTTGTTGTAAATAAGACTTATCAAATTGATGATGTTGTTTTTAATAATGTTCCTGATAATTTAAAAAGACATTTTGCCAGAGGATTTTTAGATGGTGATGGTACTATATTTTTTTCAAAATGGAAAGATAAAAAACATAATTGGAATAGAAATCCAAGATGCTCTGTCGGTTTTGTTTCTTATAATAGTAGATTATTAGAAACTATTAAAAATTGGTTACAACAAGTTCTAAATTTGGAAGATAAAAATATTAAAAGTGATAATTTTGAAGATTTAGAAAAAAATGAAAAATATTGGAGACTTATTTATAGTGGAAATAGAGTTAGTAAAAAAATATTAGATTTACTATATGATAATTCCACAATTTATATGGACAGAAAATATGAAAAATATTTAGAAATTGCTGTATATACACCTAAAGGTTATCATTTTAATACTGCTGAAAAAGTTTGGAAGGTTCCTTATAAGGATGAATTTAATAAACAAAAAGCAAAGAGATTTAAAGATGAAGTTGATGCACAGAATTTTTTAAAAGATATAAAAAACAATAACAATAAAAATAAAATTAAGACGTATGAAAAATTTATTAGCAAAATGGTTAAGTAGAAAAGGATATGAATTTAACAAGGTTCGTAAGTATATGGGATTATCCCCAAAGGAATATCGTAAACTTGTTGTTGGTTTATCAAATACTGTTGAGCAAAAAATGTGTGCAAAGGATTGGGAAGAAATTACCTATTCACATGTACCTTCAGTTGCTATGAACAAGTATAGAAAAGCATTCTTAAAGAATGATATGGGCCGTTTCAATGAGTATATTGAACTGGTACACGAAGGTAAGGAAGAAATCAAGGCTGGTGTTTTGTTTCCACATATGTTATATGAAGCTTGGAAGAGACATGAAGATAAAAGAGCAGTCGAGGCACAATGGAATAATCTTCCAGACTTCATGGCAGATTCGAATGAGAGAGTCATTCCAGTTTGCGACGTATCAGGTAGTATGTCAGGTCTTCCAATGTCAGTTTCAGTAGCATTGGGTGTATATATGTCTGAAAGAAATAGAAGTATTTTCAAGGACGCATTTATTACATTCTCAAGTGAACCAACAATGCAATATTTGAAAGGTTCATTGTATGAAAGACTTCGTCAGTTGGAAAGTGCTGAATGGGGTATGAGCACTAACTTAGAAGGTGTTTATAAGTTGATATTGAATAAAGCAACTAAGAATAACCTTCCAGAGAGCGAAATGCCAACTAAAATATTGATTATTTCTGATATGGAATTTAATCAATGTGCTCAAAATGGAAATGATACTGCTTTATCAATGATAAAGAGAATGTATTCTGAGGCTGGTTATAAATTGCCAGATATCATTTTCTGGAATGTTAATGGTAGACTTGGTAATGTTCCTTCAAACTTTAAAGCAAAGAATGTAGGACTAGTTTCAGGATTCAGTCCAGCAATATTAAAATCTGTTCTATCAGGTAGCATTGATACACCAGAAAGTTTGATGTTGAAAACTATAAATAGTGAAAGGTACCAACCAATCACAGCTTAAATAAAAAAAACCTCTTCGGAGGTTTTTTTATTTTAAATATTTTTGTATATTTGTTGTAATAAATATGTAATTATGAAAAAAAATAAATCTGATAGAATCAAACAGGAGTTTTCAGAAAATAAAGATGGTTCAAGATCACCATAATCTATACCACAAATAATCGCCATTAGTATTCGTTATTCTTAATATTTAATTTTTCTTGTAATTCTTCAAGTGTGTATTTATTATATGCTGCTATTAATACTTTTAGTTTTAATTCATCATTAATATTTTCTGGTTTAATTCTAAGATCATCAGGCTTACTTCTAGCCCATCTTCTATTTTCACTTGTAATCATATTGTTTAATTATTTTTTGAATAAGTCTGAAATAGATGCGTGTGTATTTACTCTATTTATAGACTTTGCTATTAAGTCTGCTACACTTATAACTTTTATTTTATCTGATTTGATTGTCAATGGAATTGTGTCAGTGATTATAATTTCTGTAATTTTAGATTTTTCAATTCTCTCATATGCTGGACCTGATAAAACTGCGTGTGGAATACAAGCTCTTACACTTAATGCTCCTTTTTTGTTTATTAAAATATCAGCGGCTGTAGTAATTGTTCCAGCAGTGTCAATAATATCATCAATAAAAATAACATTACAACCATTAACGTCTCCAATAAGTTCCATTTTATCTATCGTATTTGCAACACTTCTTTCTTTATACATAAAGATCATTCTAGTCTTAAAGTGCTCTGCATAAGGTTTTACTCTTTTTCCGCCACCTTCATCTGGTGAGCCAATGACCATATTTTTAAGGTTTAATGTTTCAATATATGGCATAAAAACATAAGAACTTTTTAATGCGTCAACTGGAATATTGAAAAATCCACTAATTTGATCTGCATGAAGGTCTATTGTTATGATTCTGGTTGCTCCTGCGGTTTGAATTATGTCCGCTAACATTTTAGCTGTGATTGGAACTCTTGGTCTATCTTTTCTATCTTGTCTTGCCCATCCAAAGTATGGAATAACTGCAACAATGTCTTTTGCTGATGCCCTCTTAGCTGCATCAATCATTTGAAGTAATTCAAAAACACTGTCAGATGATGAGATGAGATATTTTAGATATTCTCTGGCTTCTTCTTGTTTTTCTGGTGGTATAAGTTGTACTATTCTCTCAGCTTCATTATAAGATGAATATAGAGAGGATATGAGGAAGACCTTATCACCTCTTACATTTTCATCTAAACCATGGCAAAACTCACCGTCTGAGAAAACTTTGAAATTACTTTTGCTTAGTTCGACACCATATGAAGAAGCTATTTGTTCTGCTAAATAGATTGATTTAGAACTTGAAAAAATTTTTACTGACATATTTTCTTTTAATTTGGGGTTTATATGAAAAATATTGTTAAAAGTTTTGTTCGTCACGCAATATAAGAATCTTTTTTAAAACAAAAAAAATTCAGATTTCTCTGAATTTTTTATTTTAACATTATTTATTAAATACTAACATCTTTTATAACCCAAAGGTCATCTGCCAAATTATTATTTGTTACATAAGCATAAGGTATAGTGAAATAGCCTTTCATTCCCCAATTTGGACCCCAACTATTTCTAACAATGAATCTTTGTGTAGAATCATCATAACCAACACAAAGAACAGCATGACCACCAAGCACAGTTTCATTTTTAGCTGGCATTGGTACAATCCCAGTTTTTGCAACAGTATCAGATTCAAAACTTGTATAGACTGTAAATCCAAATACAAAAGGATCACCAGCAGCAAGACATTGTTTAAGAGAATTCAAATCTTGTGGTACTCTTGAATAAACTTTAGATACATATTTTAATCCTTCTTTAAATGCCGTTGTTGATGGCTTTGTTTTAAATTTTGAAATAACATATGGCCAAGTTGTTTCATTGCAAGCACCTTGTGTGCTCACAGCTTTCATACCATCACGTATCATTGCACCAGAATCTTGTTTTACTGTATTTTCAATAACTCTTTCGTTATAATATATAAATAATCTAGATGGCACAAAAGGTTTAGGGTCTTTTTTCTTTATTTGTTCATATTCTATTGAGCCAGCGATTGCATTTCCTGTGCATGATCCAAGTTGACCTTGATCATAAACTGGTGGACATAAAGGTGATAAATCAACCTTAGGCGGCAAAGTAATGGGAGCCATTACTTTATAAGTGTAGTCTCTTTGATCTGGTAGATCAGGCTTCCAACCATAATTTTTTTTCATAAGTTTTTTTTTATTCTATATATTAATAAACAAAAAATGAAAAATTCACTAAATAAATAAAAATAATAAATAGACATTATGCTAAGTTTTTTTGGTGGTAAAAGTAAAATGGGAGAATGGATATATCAATTCATTCCAAAAGATATAGCAACGAAAAATATTGTTAAAAGTTTTTTATACTGAACGAATCTACGGAACTTTTTTAAAACAAAAAAATCCAGATTTCTCTGGATTTTTTTGTTTATATTTTTCAGATTATTTGCCTCCTGCGTTATAAACTGGTGTTGCACTACCAAAGATGAAGGTAAGATTTGCATCTTTTTTATCTTTAACCAATTCAACTTTTTCTTTCTCAATTTCAAGATGCCTTAAACTTAGATATTCTGAAACTGACATACCCATTTCGTTTTTATATGCCTTGTCAGCAATAGCCTTATTGATTTCTGCTTGTTTCCTTGCGAATTCGGCATCTGCCCTTGCATTCTGTGTTAGAATACTTTGATTTTGTGCGGCTGTTAATTTAGTTTCTGTTAATACTTGTTCTGGTGGTGTAATAGCACCAATGGAAACTTGAAGAATTTCAACAGGCAAATTTAATTTCTTTGCATAAGCAGTAATGTCTGTAAAAATGTCTCGTTCAAGTTGTGCAGAAATCTCACGTTTACTTGCCAAGTCAAACATCTTAAATGCACAAGCCTTGTCTCGTACCATTGTTCTAAATGATGCTTGTAAACTATGTTTATACCATTCTGCGGAAAATTTTTCATAAAGTACTGGTGTATTACCACTTTGAACTAGAACTTTAAGATATGCACTAAATGAAACTGGTGTGTTATCAGAAGGAATCATATTTACGAAATCTTCTGTAATTGTTTCAGGAGTGATGGCGAACTCTTTATGATCTGTAGTGAACACACACCAAGTAGAACCTGCTGAAACTGGAGTCTTGTCAACACCACCATGACCAAAGAACATAGGCTTGTAAATCAACACAGATTCAACACCTGCATCTGGCTGAACTCGGTAACAACTTGTCAATGACAATGCAAAAAGCAACGAAAGAAATAGAAACTTAAAATTTTTCATGTTTAGAAATTTTATGTGAATAATGTTTATAAGAATGACTACAAAGATAAAACTAATTTTTTAAATAAAAAAGGAATTTCCACAATCTGGACAATATTTTTCATCTATTTCATCTTTTGAAAAAGATTTATCATAAGTACATTCGCCAACAACATCTTCAATTTTCAGATCATTAAAACAATAAGGACACTGCATTATAGCATCCTGTTCCCTCATTGTATCTAAATCAAAAAAACTCATAATATTTAAGTATTTATTATGGACAAAGATAATTAAAATATTTCAACAATACAATTATTCTCGAGCTTTTTTTATAAGAAATTCAATATATTCAGATTTGCTTAATTTTTTTTCTTGTAGATATTTTTCAAGTTTTTCATTAAGTTCTTTATCTATTGTTATTCCAATAGATTTTTTTTTTGATTCTGATTTTGGTCTTACCATTTCATTATGATTTTTTTTTATTATAGTCAAAAAAATATTTAAAAATGGAAAAATATGACTTTATTTTATTTATATATACCTATAAAATACCTATTTTATGAAAAAGATAAAAACTAAAGAAAAGATTTCAGTTGCTTTAAGCATTGAAATTAGAGAATATTTAAAAAGTAATATTGAAAACACTTCAAAATATATTGAATATTTGATATATGAGGATTTGATTAAAAATAATGCAATTGAAAAAAAAGAATATTATAGTTATGAAAAAAATATGTAAAAGATGTGTTGAGGATAAGAATGTTGAGGAGTTTAGAAAACATATAGGAATTTGTAAAAAATGCGAGGCTGAAAAATCTTTAGAATACTATAAAGACAATAAAGAAAAAATAAAAGAACGGTCTAAAAATTATAACAATACATATAATGGTAGTGATAAATGTAAGGAAACTAAAAAGAGATGGAGAAAAACCAATGTTGATAATATAAAGAAATATAATAAAGAAAAACATATAAAGAGTTATCCAAATAATAAAATAGAAATATGTGAAAAAAATAGAAATTATCGTAGTAATAATTTAGAAAAATTTAGAAATAGAGAAAAAATAAAAAGGGATGATGATTCATATAGAGAATATAGACGAAAATATATTAAAGCACATTCTGAAAAAAATCCTCATGTCTATGCTTGGAGATCGTTATTAAGAAATGCTTTAAAAAGGCTTGGTATGAAAAAAGAAGGTAAGACTATTGACATATTGGGATTTTCAGCATTAGATTTAAAAATAGTCATAGAAAATAAATTTACTACAGGAATGACTTGGGAAAATTATGGAGAATGGCACATTGATCATATAAAGCCAGTTATATTATTTGGTTATGATACTAATCCTTCTATTGTTAATGCTTTGACTAACTTGAATCCAATGTGGTCTACAAATAGAGTTATTGATGGAATTTTATATGAAGGAAATTTAAACAAAGGAAAGAAATTTAACTAAATAAAAATAAAATCTATGGCAAAAACACCAGCACTTCATTCATATTTCGGTGGAAAGAATCGTTTCGAAGATTACATAAAACCTATTGTACCATTAAATTATAAAGTATATCTGGAGCCATTTGCTGGCTCGTTTGGCGTTTATTTTTTTCTTGATATGCCAAAAGATACTAAGGTTATATATAATGATATAAATAGGGATCAGGCAAATTTAGTTGCATGTTCAAAGCAGTATGAAAAATTTTATGATTATCTGAAAAATGAATTAGATTCTGTCACAGGATCATTATATTGTAAAGAAACTGATTCTGAATTGATAAAAATTCATTATAAAGAATTATATTATTCATTAAAAAAATCTAACTTTAGAAATGAAACTTTTAATATTCCAGATTTTAAAAGAGCATCATTATATTCTTTTCTTTTGACATCAGCATTTTCAAGTTGTTCATATACTGCAGCTGGGTTTAGTGGATTTAAATTGAAAACTTTTTTGAATAAATTGAAAAATGTAGAATTACAAAAAAAATTAGATAAAATAAATATATTTGAGACATTGAGTTTTGAGGAAATTATAATGAAGTATGATTCGCCAGATACATTTATTTATTTAGATCCTCCGTATAATTCCGTTGAGAAAAAAGGATCAGATGATCAAAGAGCTGGTTGGTATGGAACAAAAGATGAATTTGGTCAAAAAGAACATATCCAATTGTTAGAATTGTTAAAAACAACAAAATCAAGATGGGCTCTTTCTTATTATGATTTCCCAGCATTATCTGAGCACCTTCCAAAAGACAAATATACTTGGTTAGAAAAAGATTTTTTTAGATCATCTGCAAGTTTTTCAGATACTAAAGATACAAAAGGTACGGAATTACTAATTTTAAATTATGATCCTAAACTTATTACAAGTTCAACTCCTATTTCTGAGAAATTAGTTGATGAAATTGAAGAAGCAAATGGGGGAGCTTTTATTGCACCATTAAAAGAGGATGTGAAAATACTCAAAGATTTTGTAGAAAAACTTGTATCAAATCAGAAGGATCTTGAACCAGAATATGCAAAAGTTGTAAATGATCATTTTTGGGAATTAGTTGAAAAGAAAGACTTGAAAGTTGAAGAAGTTAAGAAGGATTTGAAAGTTGAAGAAGTTAAGAAAGACTTGAACGTTGAAGAAGTAAAAAAAGAAGAAATAGATGACTTTTGGTTATGAGAACAGAATATTTATTGTTGTGTAAAAAGAATTACTATTCTGATAGTGGAAATACTTTTTTAAATTTATTTAAGAAGCCTATGTTTGTAAAGGGTCAAAAGTATAAAGTTGTAAAAGAAGTTATTACTTTTCCATATTCAACATCAAATGCTTCTGCATATTCAACAACATCAACAACACCTAGTTCTTCTGGTTCAACATCAATATTAATTGCTAATCCTCCATCATATTCAGGATTAACATCAACAACCACAACAAGTATTGGATCAACAACAACAACGACTACATCTACAACATATCCAGCTAGTTATAATTGGACGAGTTATACTATAAATAGTACTCAAATTTCTGAAACATTTATATCTGATTATTTTTACACATTAAGAGAAGAGAGACAAATTAAATTATCTAAATTAAAGGAAGTCAATGAAAAAGAAGAAATATTATAGAAAAATAGTTATTGATAATAAAGAATAATTTAAATCCTTGTATATCAGAATCTGGTGGTTTTTATGCTGCTTGTTTAGAAGATGCTTTTACTTATAATGATATGATAGAAATGATAATAAATGATGCATTAAGATGAAAGTTGTGTGTAATTCAATTGATCGCTATTCATACAACAAAGATGAGGTTTATGATTGTGAAATAATTTACTATAATAATAAATTGGTTTATCATGTATTAAATCCAGAATGGCATAAAATGATGAGAACATTGTGTAAAGGTGCAAATTATGGATGTTGTGATAAATTTCAAAAAGAATATTTTGATAAATATTTCATAGATATAAAAGAACAAAGAAAAATAAAATTGGAAAGAATAAATGCAATTAATATTTAGAAATACTATAAATTATTTTGATAAATATGTTATTAAAGAAATAGTTGAATCAACTGGTTTCTTTTATGACATTGAGATTCCTATTGCTGTTGGACTTGTAGAAAGTACAATTAAAGATGGCGAAGATTATAAATTTTTATTTGCTGAAATTTATGGAAAAACTGTGGCTTATACTTGTTATGGTTCAATTGAAGGTACTATTGGAGGCTATGATTTATATTGGATAGTCACCCATAATGATTACAGAGGTCAGGGCATAGGCAAATTGTTATTAGAGGAAACTCATCATCGGATAAAGGAAGAAGGTGGAAGGTATCTTATAGCTGAGACGTCATCAATTGAGAAGTACTTACCAACTCACAAATTTTATGAAAGTAATGGATATATTAAAGAAGCAACCATTAGAGATTTTTATAGAATTGGTGATGATAAAATAATTTATTTGAAATTGTTATGACAGAAGTTATAAAAATAATTATACCATTTGGTGTTAAAAATAAACTTAATAGGATTTATACCAAGGAAAATTTTGAGCCACACATTCAAAAATTTTTAGACAATAGACCTAAATATGGAACTTTTATGGATTTAGTAGAGTCAGGAAGTATAGATATTAGCAAAATTTCACATTCTATTGATGATATTTGGGTTAAAGATGAAAAGCTGATTGGTAAGATAACAATATTGGACACTCCTTACGGAAAAATTCTTCAAAAGTTATATGATAGTGATGAATATTTTTCTGTAAGACCAATGTCTTTAGGCTCTGTTAATTCTGATTGTTTTGTAACGATTAATGAGTTGATAACATTCAATATTGCGACTATTGACAATGATCCATACCTTGCAATAAAAGATATTAGAAGAATAAAATTAAAAAAAATAGAAAAAAATTATGAAAGTTAAAATTGTAAACAAATCGGAACGTGGTGAAGGCGGATTTGGAAGTACAGGAAAATGAAAGAAGATATGTCAGCATTTATATTGGAAGCAGTTAAGAAAATGAACAATTATCTTAAAGATATTATCGTGGTTGAAATTTTGGATACTGAAATGACAAGAAAATATCCAGATAATTACGCAAAATTTGGATATTTGGGCGCTATAATTTTATTAACTTGTAATAATAGAAGTCAAAAAATTTTTCTAAAACATAGTTATGCAGAGAATATGTGTTTTTATCCTAGTATGATAGATGGCTTTATGTGTGATGTTACTAGAGATGATTTGCAAAAAATTATACTTAAATACGACAGAATTAAAAAATTAAAAAAAATAAATGAAGCCAATTAATGCAACCTGGACACAGCGAATGTACGAAGATGTGAAATATTTTGGTATTTTTGAATATAAATTTGAAAGTAAAGAAGAAAGAAAAATTGTTGAAAGACATTTTAATGTTGAACATATCCTTACAGATAAAATCTATTATTCAATAGATAATAAAATATTGCGTAAATTAAAACTTTTTAAAATTTCTGATAATGAGATATATAAAATAATTCAGAAAATACTTGACAATTCAACCGTTGCTAATTTATCGTGGAAACTTAGTGAAGAATTAGCAAAAGAAATAGATAAGGAAATTATAAAAGAGTTATTTAAGTTAGGAAAAGTTTAATACTTGAAAAATGGATTATCTTTTAATGCATCAAATCCTTTTTCATATCTTTCACAAATTTCAAGAAAATTATCAACTTCATTTTCTTCGAGATTAAACCATTCACCTTCCATTCTGTTTATTTTATAATAACGATGTACGGCAGTTTCTAATTTTCTATTATATTTCGTAGGGAATTTATATAGTTCGTATATTTTATAAGGATTGCCAGTTTGTAGAGGTTTTATTCTACTTTGAATTGTTCCTGTGGTGAAACCAATTTTGTAAACTGTATTTGAATCATTTGTGTTTTCTAATATATAAACAAATCCCATAATTATAAAGAATAATTTTTATTATATATTTATAATTATGGGTTTAATTTTTTATACTGGTTGAGAATCTGCTTTAATTTTATTAATAGCAGTTTGAAGATTTTGTTTTTCTTGTGGACCTAATTGATTAGTATCAGCACAATATAATTCTGCGCTATGTTTATAGAATTGTCCGTCTTTATCTATTAAAAATCTAAGTTGTCCAGTGCCAGGTCTAAAAATAAGAACTACAAGATTTCCTTGAAATCCTCCTTCTAATTTTATTCCTAAATCTTCTATTTCCTGTTTTACTTCTGGACTGATTTCATTTATAAGAGATTCTTTAACGCTTTTAACATGATGAATTTGCTTATCAGAAAATCCTGGTTCTTGAATAACATCACCACCTAATCTCATTTTTGCATTATAAGCATCTGTTTTACTAGGAGTTTCAATAATTATTTTACCATCTTTTTGTTTTAGTTTACCTAAATTTGGTCTATCTGATGTTTCTAAATCTGTTTCGTCTATATTAACTTTAACAAAACTATCTTCATATTCACCAACAGATTCTAAAAATTTTCCGAATGTTTTTATCTTTTTCATATTATGATTTATTTTTTCTTGTTGTATTCTTGGTTGTGCAGATACTGGCTGTTGACTTGCTGGTGGTGTACTATGTACTTTAACTGTATCTGTTTGAGGTACAGGAGCTGGTTGAGCAGTTGCAACTGCAGCTTGTTGTACTGATTTTTGTTCTTCTTGTTTTTTTACTTGATATTCATCTTCAGTGTATTCTACAACTTTAGGATCTATTTTAATATCAATAAATTGACCACCTCTAATTTCACCACTTTCTATTGTACCTTTAAAAAATTTACCTTTATATATGATACCTGATTTGAATGTTCCATCTCTCCAAACTCCATTGTACCATACTCCATTTTGCCAAGTGCCGTATCTCCATTCTCCATCTCTCCAAACACCGAAATACCAAGAGCCATTATACCAAATACCTGCATTCCAAACTAATGTATTTTCAAATATTTCAAGTCTTGCATTTTTAATTTCAGCATTGACCATCCAATTAAATTTGTTTTTAATTAGAATTTCGTCAATCTTCCATTGCTCTGTGTAGGTTTGACCGTTGAATTTAAGTTCGGAGTAACGATTATCAGACATATTTATATTATATTTTTATTATATATAAATTTTTAATTTTAATTTTTACAATATGTTATTATATATAGTTCTGTAATTTCTTACATTCTTTTCCTAATTCTATGACTGAACTAATGTTCTGGTCTTCAAAGGCGTTAATTTGGGTGAACTCAACCCTATTTTTAAAATTCGTTTTCCTTCATTTTCAATATTCTTTGCGGCATTAAAATCTCTATCGTGATTTGAACCACATTTTGGACAAATCCAATTGCGATCATTTAATGTTAAATCATCTTTCTTATATCCACAATTAGAACATAATTTACTTGAAGGAAACCATCTATCTATTTCAATTATATCTCTACCATACCAACTTGCTTTATATTTTAATATTTCTTTAAATCTATATAAACTTAATTCATTTATTGATTTTGCTAAACAATGATTTTTAATCATTCCTTTAACATTTAAATTTTCTATTACTATAACTTGGTTTTCGTTAAGTAATTTATTTGTAATCGAATGTAGATAGTATTCTTTTTTATTATTTAATTTTTCGTAAAATCTTGCTAATTTAATTCTTGACTTTTCTTTATTCTTGCTATTATTTTCTTTTCTTGAATGCAATTGATGAAGTTTTTTTAACTTATCTTCATTATTTCTTCTAATCTTGATATTATCAAAATTAATTCCATCAGAACCAACAATGAAAGTTTTTATACCAACATCAATTCCAATTACTTTATTAGTATTTGGTAATTTTTTATTATTATCTCTATCAATTAAAATAGATAAATAATATTTATTTGATCTTGTTTTTGTTAGTGTTATTGATTTTATCTTTTTTTGATTTTTATTAATAAATTTTTCATCATTTTTTGAACATTTATAATGAATACAATTTAACGACCTAGTTAAATTTATCATATTGCCTGTTATTCCAATAATAGCATCACTAGGAAATCTACAAGATTGTTTGTTGTCTTTTTTTGATTTAAATTTTGGAAATCCATAATCATTTTTGAAAAATGATTTATATGCGCTTTCTAGATTTATGAGTGTTTGTTGAATAACTTTAGAATGACTATCTCTAATCCAAATATACTCAGTTTTTAGTGATGTTAGATATTTTCCAACTTCCCCAAACGAAGTAGATTTTTTATTTTCATTATATTCATTTATTTTATATGATAAGCAATTATTATAAACAAATCTACAAGTACCCAGCATCTTATTTATATAAGATTGCTGATTTTCGTTTGGATAAATTTTTATTTTAATTGCCTTTAACATAAGTATAATAATTTTATACTCTATATATAAATAAAATAAAGTCATATTTTTCTATTTTTGTAACTTTCTTATAAGGGAACCACTATAAGAATATATATACTTAAAAAATAATAATTTTGTTATGTCAAGTTTTTATGTAGATAAAGCAACTGGTGAAAAAGTCAGTATAATAAGTGAGGATACGAATTTTTATGTATTAAATAATAGTGTTAGTATTAAGAAAGATGTCTTTGCTAGAAAATATGAGCAAGAAGTGGAGATTGACCCTAATAGTTTTTTTAGTACTAACTATTCAACAGATCCATTATTAAATATTGCTAATCAAATCAGAAATATAGATAGTAGTAAAGTGAATGAAAATCAAGGTGGTGGTGCTAGTGTTAAATTTGTTCAAGCACCAGTTATTCTTTCTGATACATCATTACCACCAGGAGGTGTTGTAAAACAACCTCAAATGGAAGGTGAAATTAAACTGTCTAAGGAACAAAAAGATGCTATGTTGGCTCAATGGAGACAAAGTATGCCTGGCGCACAAGGTGCTCCAGAACCAAAAAATTGGGATGATGAAGAAGAAAGACTCTTTAATGAACTAGATCCTGTTGCAATTCAAGAAGCACAATCAAGACCACAACGTGTTAAACCAGTAGAACAACCAAAAGTTGATCCAATTCAAATGATGTTTAAAATGTTTAAAAATAATTATCCAGTTAAATTAAGCGTTTTAATAGAAGAAAATATACCTAATCCAACATTTATTGGAATGGTTCAAGAAAATGTTGAAGCTGATGCTGTTGAATATTATGCAAATTTAATATCAGACAAATTATTAAAAGATCCTTCTAAACTTAAAGATCAAATTTATAATCAACTTAAAAGTATTATAAATAAAGAGTTGGGTATTGTAGAGGAAGAAAAAGAAAAAGAAGAATAATATGACGAACATAGACAATGAACTTATAAGACTTAGAAAGTTTAAGGAGTTTCAAATGAAGATAACCAAAATGTCTGGATATCTTGCTGATTATTATATTGATAGAGCAATAGAATCTGATGATTATTCTGATATTTCTAGTTATTTGATAGATTATTTTGAAAGTTATGATATTGGATATTTGGTTTCTAAATATAACGAATTTGGATTAAATGAAAAAATTGAGGATTTTGATTTTGATATTTCTGAATGGTATAAAGTTAGAGATTCAAAGGAAGTTTTAAGTAACTGGACTGAGACCAAAAATATGGATGAAGACGAATATATTCAGTATATGATTGAAAAAAGAAAAAATGAAACAGAATAATGATTGCTGAACAATATATTAATGAAGGTATAAGAATAAGAAAAGCATATATTCAAAACTTAAAAGAGATTTTAAAGCAGGAACCTATTATTTTAGAGAGAAAGAATTTTTTCGAAAAAATAAAAGATGAAATGGAAGCCACTGTTAAGTCTGATTTAAATGAAGTTAAAAAAATGTTGGAACTTAATAATAAGTTGATAGTTATAGAGAAAGAAATAAAAAATATTCAAGATATAATTAAACCATATTATGATAAAATAGAGAATTTAAAAACAGATAGAGATAAATTGTATTTAGCAATAACAAGCAAGTATCCTGGAATTAAACAGGAAGAGATAGAAAAAGATATAATGTCTAGAGTTGATGAATGAAACATTTTTTAATTATATTAGTATTATTATTGTGCAGTTGTGCAACTATGAAGAATTTCTATTCTCAGTATGATGCATATTATATTATAAAGCAAAATAATTTATTATTTGTTCAATTAACATTAAATGATAAACCTACATTATTTTTACTTGATACTGGTTCAAGCAAATCATTTTTAGATATAAATAAAGCAACAACTTATCATTTCACTTATATAGATAAACCTATTGAAAAATATGCTGGTATTGGAGGTTTGGAAAATATTTACACTGTTGTAGATTATGAAATTAAAGGGATGCATATTGCATTTCTTGGCATCAGTTTAGAAGAATTAAATCCATATTTCAAAAAAGATAATTTGAAAATTGCTGGTCTTATTGGATCTGATTATTTGATTATTAGAAATGCGATAATAGATTATGAAAATTCGATACTTTATTTAAAAAGGGGAAATATATGAATAAAATAGATAAAGTTAAAGATTGTTAAATGATGTTAAAATTATATTAAATTGACCTTTTTCGGTATATTTTATTTATATATAATAATAAATAAAAGTATATATACTTGAAATTAACTGAAAGACATATAATAACAAAATATCATCCTAACTTTAAAGAGTGTGATGATTTATGTTTTAAATCAAAAAATATCTATAACAGGTCACTATATCTAATCAAAGAAGACTTGAAAGACAATAAATATGATGTTCTTAATAAATTATTTAATTATATGAAATCAGAAGATTGTTTTAAGGAATTACCTATGAAAGTTGCGACAGCAACCACAATTCAGGTTCAAAAAATATATAAATCATTCTTTAAATCAATGATATATTATGGTAAAAATCCTACAAAATATAAAAGTAGGCCAGAACAACCAAGGTTTTTAAGCAAAGAAAAGGGTAGATTTATAATATCGTATAATTATCAAGCAATATCAAAAAAAGTATTTAAGGCAGCAAACAAGATCAAACTATCAGGAACAAATATTGAATTTACTACCAAATTAAAAGATTTTGAAACAATTGATTGTGTTAGAATTATACCAAGATTAAATCAGTATATTATTGAAGTGTGCTATACTTTTAATGAAAGATCACAGGTTAGAGACAATAAAAGATATGGTTCTATTGATTTAGGTGTAAGCAATTTAGCAACATTCACATCAAGTATTAAAGGATTTCAACCATTAATTTTTAATGGAAAACCATTAAAATCAATAAATCAGTATTATAATAAAAAAATGGCTTTAATGAAGTCAAAACTTGAGTTAGTAAATAAGAAAAAATCAAGTAAAAAATTAAGGTTATTAACAAATAAAAGAAACAATAAGGTAGATAATTATTTACATAAAGCAAGCAAAGAAATAGTTAAAACTTTAGTTGCTAATAATATGTCAAAATTAGTTATTGGTAAAAATGATGGTTGGAAGTTTGAAACCAAAATGTCAAAGCAATCTAATCAAAATTTTATTCAGATACCACATAGTAGATTTATACAAATGATCCAGTATAAATGCGAAAAAGAGGGTATTCGTGTTATCGTTCAAGAAGAAAGTTATACCAGTAAAGCATCTTTCTTGAATTTAGATGTTATGCCAATTTACGATAAGAATAATGATACCATGCACATATTTAGTGGATATCGTAAATCAAGAGGTTTATATAAAGTTAAGTCCGATGGACGGTCTATCAATGCTGATATAAATGGTAGTTATAACATATTAAGAAAAGCAATTCCAAATGTTTTTTCAAATGGAATAGAGGGTTTTGTAGTTAACCCAAAAGTTATTAAATTAACTTTAAACTAATTTATTTATTTAATATATAACTTAGAAACTATTAGTTCTTTGAAAATTTGGGGGTGCATGTTTTGACAGTAATGTAGAATGAGGTTATCAGCAAGTATCGCATTGTCTAGAGTGGCGATTAATAAATTAGTGGGTATAAACAATAAATGGCGAAGCACATACGCATATCGTTACTTCTAAATCAACAATCGCAGTTGCTGGAACTGTAGTTGAGACCGAAGTTTCTGTAGCCTAAACAGGAAAACCAGAACATTCTTTTTCGTAAACGATTTTGAGATTATCATAAATGGTTAGAGGATTTAATAATTACCTTTTCAAAATTATTTATTTTTGTTTGTTTTAGAAAAAATAAAATAAACTTGTAGAAGATGCCAAAAGGCGTTATTGGACGGGGAGTCGTATCCCCCACCTCCACATCTGATAATCAGATAGTTAAGAGTTGATAAGAAATTATCAACTCTTTTTTTGTTTTAAATATGGATTAAAATTTTTTTATATATAAAAGAAAAATAAAGAATGAGTATATATAGAAGAAGAATCTCAAAAGGTAAACTTACATCAAGAGACGAATCAAGAGTTAGAGCTATGCAAGAAATTTTGCACGGTGAAGAAATTACAACCACGACGACGACAACTAGTCCATTCACATATACACAACTTGCTGGTGGTATTGGTCAATATACTCAAGGTGTTTCTTTAACTGGAAGCACTCCGTTTGTAGGTGGAAGTGGTTCATATGCATTTAATGGAACTAATGGATTTATTGAAATTTATCCAGGTTCTGATACTGCATTAGGTACTGGAGATTATACAATTGAATGGTTTTATAATGAGAATATGCAAAAGGATCATCCTAGATTTTTTAGTATTGGAAATTATTATGATGGTGCAACGATGGATTGTTCTGTTGAAGCTGATTTATGGTGGTTTGGTGAGAATGGTGCATGGGTTAGTGTTATTCCTCCAAACTACAATACAAGTCCAAATATAGGTGGTGATTTGATTGGTCAATGGCATCACTTTGCAATTGTTCGCATTAGTGGATTCACATCTATGTATAAGGATGCTAATTTAAAAACCTCATTTGTAGATAATAATAATCTAAATAATATTACAACGCCTTTGATTATTTCACAAGATGATAAATTGAGTGATCCAGAGTGCTATATAAATGGCTTAATATCAAATTTTAGATGGATTAAAGGATTGGGTATTTATACACAAGCAGGATTCACAGTGCCTACGAGTGATTTAACTGAAACAGCATCAGCAAATCCATATGGTGGAAGTTACACTGAGGCAATTGGTAGTGGATATACTAAATTTTTATTAATTTAAAATATGGTTATAAAATTTTTATATATAATAAAAAAATAAAATTATTATGGCACTAGAACTTCAAAGAATAGATCCTTGGGATGGAGATAGTAATACAGGATTAACATATTATGGTTATGCAACAGCAGGTACACAAGATACAGATGCATTATGGTCGATTTCAAGAAAAACTGTTGTTGGAGGTGTTTTAAAATATGAATATCCTTATATAACTGGAACAACAATGGCAAATACATATCCAGCAATAGATGTAAACAATGTAACTTATTTACAATTATCTGGACTTGTTTGGGCGGATAGAGCAGGATATATTTATAAATAAATAAAAAATAAAAATATGAAAAAATTTAGCACGTTAGATACAGAAATTAAACAAAAATATGAATTGAAAGATTCACTTAGGAATCAGATTTATTCATTGATAGAGAATACTATTTTACTTAAATTTTCAAGTGATAAATCTGTGCATGCAGATATAGATATTCATGGTAAAGAAGAATTGGTTGAAAAGATTAAAGGTTTGATTGATGATGTTAGAATTAAAGAAAGAACTTTAACATTAGAAACAGTTAAGAAAAATGTTTATAGAAATTTCGATATGAAATGGTTGAATGAACAAATCGAAAATTTAAAAAAGTTTAAAATTGGATCTGAGTTTGTTTTACTTGAAAAAATTCAAGATTCAAGAGTGGAAAATCAATATAAAGCAAGTGTTCTTAGTTATTTTTCAAAAAAATTGTTTGAAGATAAAAAAATTGGTGAATTTGAATTTGATTATGATCCATCAGAAGGTATATTTAAATTTGTTGATGAAGCTGATGGCATAGTTGTAAAAGCTACACCATTTTATAATGATAATAGTGGATTTCCAATTGAAGTTTTTGATGAAGATCAAGCAGAATCTCACATATTTATGGAACAAAGAGATTTTAATATTGAAGAACTTCTTTATAGAAGATATAGAGAGATAATGGAAAAATTTTTAATTGAAGATTATGAGAGTTTGATTAAAAAGGTTAATAAATTTGATGAACAAAATGGTGCAGAAGATGTTAAACCAGAGCCAATAGAAGATTTTGATAATGGTGAAATTTCAGAAGTTGAAAAAAACAACCCAGATTTATACCCACCAAGATGGAAAGAAGTTGATGGAGCAATGAGTGGAATGAAATAAAAAAAAAGAGGCAATTGCCTCTTTTTTTATTTCTTACTTTTAACTAGTTTTAATATATCTTCATCAGACATATCATTAACCCTGTTTCGTATGTCATTAGCATCAACTCTATCCTTTCTAACTTCTTCACTTTTAATGAATTTGTGTTCAACAGTGTCTTGAGATGCACTAGATTTAATATTTATAGTTAAATTATGAAAATATGTAGTTGGAATGACATTTTCATTAGAATCAACATACTTAATTTCAACTAAGTCACCTTCTCTACTTAAACTAAGCTCAGAAGCAATGTTACTATTAATCTGAAATGAATGAGAATTATTCTTGAACATTAAATAGTACATTTTATCTGAGCCACTTAATTCCCAACCCATACGATAAATAACATCATTAATTTTGTTTAACTGAATTGCATTATCTGTAACGATTTGGCCATTGCGTTCCATAAGGATTTTCTGATATGCGGCTAATGCTTTAGCAGGTGTTTCACCAAAAGCCACCCTTTTAGTCGATGTTTCTACAATCGCTAAGCCTTCATAATTGTATTTTTGACCTAAAACTGGCACAAGTGCTGAAAGAATACCATATACATTTTCATAAACTACTTGACCACTTGCATGCATATTTTTGAAGCTAACTTTGGCATTAACTGCACCAACAATTGCATCTTCTGTTCCACCATTATCAGTTAATACATAATTAGTTGCCTTTCCAGTTCTAGAATTTACATACATAATACTCAACATACTATGGTCTGAATTATTTGTGGATGTTATAGGGATAGCAAATACACATTCATTTTCAGTTGAATAATTAAGAGTTACATTCTCTGATTGTTTAAGACCTCTTTTACCAGACCAACTATTAACCCAACCACCTTGATATAGACCCCAATAATCTACGTAACTTGAAGCAATTTCTGCTGGCATTACTCTATCAATCCAAGATGGAGTGGTTCCGATTGGAATAATACCACTATCTGTTCCAGTTTGAGGATTAAAGGCAATCACACCTTCAACAACTAAACCAGAATATCCAATAGTTGGTTTACACACTGTAACCACATAGAATACTTCACCATTATTATCAGATTCAAATGAATAGTCCATTAAAACTTTATTAGGATATTTACGATATAACATACGTTCTAGATTGTCACCAAAAAATGCTTCTGGTGTATATTTCATTTTAACGTTATTTATCAATTTCGGTGTTGCATATGGATCTGTTGCACTTACTTTAACATATCCAGGTACACAATCTACATTTAACCATACAAAATAACCTGTAAAATCTAATGGAATAAGATAGACATATTCTAAGCCATTTTTACCTTCAATTTTCTGTAGTGTTATGTGATTTCCTGATAGTTGAAATTGACTACCATCTTTAACTACAGTTTTAGCCATAGAAAATGCGTAATTTGGTGGAACTAACCTAATGTTTGTTGGATCAATTTGTTTTGTGTCCTGTGTCCAATGTTTTTCTGTTTTATCACTAATTGTACCAATAAGTTTAGCATAATCAGATGATCTAAACATACCAGAAGTTCCAATAGCATAACCTATTATAACAACAATAGAGCCAATTGCAAGTAAAATTGATGGTACATTAACTGAATCTTCATCAATAGAACTACCAACAACAGCAGAAATAACAAATAGAATAAATAACCAACCACCAATCCAACCTCCTAGAGGATATGCAAGTGACGGCATTAGACCATAAAAAATAAGCCATGATAGAAAAACATAGATTACTCCAGTGATAATGAAGGTTGGTGTTTTGCTATCTGATTTTGATAAAAGAATAGGAAGTGCTCCTACAATAGCAACGATTAAAGAAATTAAGAAAATCATCTTTTTTAATTTTAGTTAATAAATATGATACAAAGATAATATATTTTTTCAAAAAAAAAGAGCCTTTGGCTCTTTTTTTTTATTTAATTGTGATTTTAATGTTCTCTTTCTTTTCTTCTTGTTTTAATTTTGGAATTTCTACAATTAATATTCCATTATCCATAGTTGCTGAAATTTCATCCTTGTTTACACCTTTAGGAATTGCGAAACTTCTTTCAAAACTAGATTTGTAGAATTCTCTTCTGTAATAACTTTCATTTTTTTCTTCTTTATTATCTTCAACATTTGAAGAAATTTTAAGAACATCATTCTCTAATTCAATTTTAATATCTTCTTTTTTGAGACCTGGTGCTGAAATCTCAACAAGATATTCATTTTCATTTTCTGAAACATTTGATAATCCACCATTTCTTGTTAATGATGCTGGTAGATAATAATCAAAATCATTATCAAAAAACTTCCTTGCTAAATCCAAAAATGGACTTTCTGATCTGTTAACTAAACTTCTATTCATATTCTTTCATTTATTTTTTAGGTTTTTAACCTTGTTTATTATGATTATAAATAAACAATATGTGTGCCAAATAAAATATATGATGGTTTGTCTGAATAGTTTAATAAATATATGTCAAAATGTCAGTTTATTGATATTACATTACCAGAAGTGTTCAAAACAAAATTGTAAGTTTTATTATTTACTGTAATTGAATTGATCATATTTTGATTATCTCTTGTAATAGGTATTTTTTTAGACGAAATATTACCATTTAAATCATTATAATAGAATATAGTTGAATTTGTACCTAAACTATATATGTCAGCGTAAAATAAAAATTGATTTATTGGTTCAATAGATTTTTTATTAAACCTAATAATTGCTAATTCTAACACTTTTTCTGAATTTGTGAACCATTCATTTGATAGTGATGCAAAAAATTCTTGTGGATTATTGGTAAAAAAATCTGAAAAATCTGGTGTGCTACTACCCCTTAGATAATTTGAAGAAATTGTACCAGCTTGTTTAATAATTTGATTTTTTCTTGAAAACAATTTTTCATTTACATTAATATAATATGCATCAACAATATGATTAATTTCATGTGATAATGCTGAACAAAATACTGAGGTCACACCAGGGCTAACATCATTTGGAAATTGATTTTCAGGATATTGACCTATTGGATATGAAAATGAATTAACAGCCCCATAACTACCTCCAAGCCCAACACTATATGTTTTTCCTAAGAAGTCACTAAATGAAATTCCACTTAAATTGTGTAGTTTGCTTGGTATTAAACTTAAAATATCTTGTGCGAATTTTTTTTGATTCTTATCTAATTTTGAATTATCAAAAAGTACGATTTGATTATTTTTCCAAATTGATAAATATTCATCTGTTAAACCTAAAGTTACACCAATTTCATCTATGATATTGCTTGTTAATTCCTTAGTGTTTATAAGTGTACCATGAATTCTTTCTCTATTCCAGATTATTGAAGATTCTGATGTTTGGTCATATACTTTTCCTTTTTTAAATTCTGAATGAGAACGAATTAATTTGGTATAAAAATTATAAATAGTGTCTCTTAGTATATCATTTTTAGGTAAAAAATTTACTGTGTATCCTATAAATACATTAGCATTCGTGAATTTCTTCCTAATTGCTTCATTATTTTGAAGAGTTGGTATTAGGTTATTTGGATAGTCTTTGATTATAGTTCTTATATTTTTAATTGAGCCAGATAATGTCCAATCTTCAATTAATGGATAAAAATTAGTGACTATTGGAGTATTCCACATAAGTTCATTGCTAAATTTAAATCCGAATGGTATTGCAATACTATTCATTGCATAATCATCAATTTTTGGATTACAATATGAAGTATAGCTCCAACCAAGGCCAGCAATTAAAACTCCTCCCCCATTTTGAACAAAATTCTTTATAACTAAAACTTCAGATTCAGAATATGGCACAGCATTATTCCAGTCATTCCCAAATAAAACTATTCCAACATTTTTTAGATCATTTTCAGTTATTTTGTTATTAGTGTTTGTAATTGTAAATCCATTAGATTCTAATTCTTTCAATAATACTGTCATATTATTAATATTGGCAAATCCATTTTTTATTAATATTTTTTTATTGTCTGAATTTAACCATTTCATAGAATTTACGAAAAATTTTAAGTTGTCATATTTACCATCAGTTAATAATAATCCTTCATGACCAACAGCCATGACTTTACCTTTTCCGTATTGTGTGGCAACTGAAACAATAGAAAAACCATTATCACCAAGAGATATGTCTCCAGATGCGATTGGCATAACATTGGAATTTAAGATGTAAATTGGACTTAAATATCCACCAGACAATGTATCAACTTCATTTGTAATATTTATGGCATTAGCAACAACTGGTGCTAACATTTCAAATTGCGGAATTTGTATATCTGGTTCTAATTCTCTTTTAGAGCAACTAACAAGTAGAATAATAAGAAATAATAGAAAATATCTCATATTTTTAATTTTTTATAAGTTATGAAACGCAAAGATAATATACTTTTTTGAAGTAAAAAATTATTTAGGATCTAATTTATATAATATATAAATTATGGAAAATCTTAAAACTATTAAATCTAAAATTCACAATTGGGAAACACTTAAGGATCAAATTGAAATTTGGCGATCTGAAAATAAAAAAATAGTATTTACTAATGGATGCTTTGATATTATACATCGTGGTCATGTAGAATATTTATCGAAAGCTGCTGATTTTGGTGATATTCTTATAGTTGGGATGAATTCAGATAATTCACCATATTGGCTTACAAAAGGACCAAATAGACCAATCAATAACCAAGACACTAGATCAATAGTTTTATCATCTTTATTTTTTGTTGATGCTGTTGTTCATTTTCAAGAAGAAACACCAATAGAACTGATAAAAATGATAGTGCCTGATGTTTTAACAAAGGGTAAAGACTATATTACAGAGAATATAGTTGGGTATAGTGTTGTTAAGGAAAATGGAGGAGAAGTAATAACTGTTGAATTAACTGATGGTTATTCAACAACAAGTATTATTGAGAAATTACTTTAATTTTTTTAGAACCGTTTTCAAAATTTTTATTCCAAACAGTTCTGGTTTTATCATCCTTAAAATCATCAAAAGCTGACCATCCTTTTTTCTTTTTTCCATCATTATAACCGTTTAGATAAACATTTTCATATCCTTTGGCTTTTACTTTTAATTTTTTATCTTCTGAGTTGACAATTGTGAAATCAGTTATTAATAATTCTGGATTATCTTTCAAATCTCTTATAATTATCTTATATTCAACATTTATATATTTTCCTGTTGATGCTTCTATAAATTGATTGTATGTTTTCATATGTTGTATTTATTTGCTGATATACCGATTATTATTTTATCTCTATATTTTTTTAATATTTTTGGATGGATTTCAGAAAAACGTAATATATCTTCAATGTCACCATTTGATTCTTCCACTCCATCTTCTATGAAAAATTTATAAAAACTATTAAAATCTCTATTAAATAAATCTTCTTGAAAATTATATAATAATTCAGCACCTGCTTCTATTTTAAGTTTTTCTTTTTTTGTATTTAATTGCTCTAATTCTTTTTCTTTTTTTTCAATTTCTTTATCAATAGGCAAATATTCTAATACTTTTTTTAAATTTCTTGATTTTGCGAAATTTAAAGCTTTTTTATCTGTAAAATTCTTATACTCACTTAATTTTGTTTCATTTCCAACGACAGAAATCCAATCTATAATACCACTGTCAGTATTTCCTGTAAAATCTTCAGCAAATTGTTTAACATCACTTGCTAAATTTTCGTTTATACTATTAAATCTTTCTATTTTCATATGTTATACTTTTTTGATATTGGTTCTATCATATACTTATCAATATCTTTTTTACTGGCTTTTTTTACTATATGAGATGGTCTTATAGATAAATCACCATATATTCTATTATCTAAATCTGTTATAGTCCACCAATTATCAAATGCTTTTGATTTTTCTTTAATGACTCCTACTTTTATATCATATACACCTACAGCTTTCTTTAATTTAAAAACAACAGTATCTCCTATTTCATATTCTTTTTTTGCTTCAAATGTTTTGATATATTTCATACTAACTATATATTAAATTTAAAATGAAAAATCCTTCAATAGAAGGATTTTTTAACTTGCAATAAACACCTTTTTTCGGTGTTTATTGCAATTTAAATTCTGATATTATTAAATAGAACATCCTGAAATCCAGAAGGTAAATACCTTCCATCTAATCTTGTCAAAGTTCTAGAAAATTTAATATTTTCTACTACTTTTTCTTTAAAATCAATATCTCTATTTTTCTTATAAATGTACAATATATCACTTAGTTGAGTTATAAATTCATCAGAGTCAAAATCAATTTCATTTGGAAATCTATCTTTGAACATTTTGTAAACTGTACTTGATCCAGCATCACCAATTCCTTTTAATTCTGGTGTAAACTTAACGACACTTAAAACATTATCTCCACTATCACCAGCAACCAATTTTTTGAAATATGATTCTTCTTTATCAACTTCTTTAATTTTTGCTCTGCTTGTTACCTTATCAAAATAGTTCATAAAATCAATATTGTCATCAGCCATATCAAATATATCACCTTCAGTGGTATCTTCAATGTGTTTTAAGAAAATTCTATGATTTTTTGGAACAAAAAGAACTTCATTTTGAAATTTATGATTATACATTATATTTATATAATTTTCTGCAACACTAAATTTTAATAATTGGTGAATATCACCATCATTAGATAAAATTAGATTAGATGTACCTTCTTTATTTGTTTCATGCACAATATGAGCAATAATATCATCACCTTCAAAAGGATCTATTTGATATTGTAAACAATTGTGTCTATGTTTAATGTTTTCTTTGAATTTGTCAAATGTATCAAATACAAATTCCCAATCAATATCCAAATCTTTCTTTCTTTTACCTTTGTATTCTGGATATATGTTTTTTCTCCAATTTCTTTTGCTATCTGATATAACGTATATTAAATTAAACGGATATTCATGCGTTATTTTATTATAATCGTTTAGCAATAGTGTTTCTAAATCACCGTAAAGTGTTTTTAATTTATGTAAGATGAAGACGGATCTGTAGAGACAATAATTTGCATCCAACACTAAATTCATTCTAATCATTTATTTATATTATTTTTTATTTATATATCATTTTTTTATTGATTTGTTTAAATAGGAACTTCATTTATTTATATATACTTTATAGTTGATGGTAACTATAAAAAATAATTTAAATAAATGATATTAACAGAAAAAGTAAAAGTAAAAATAAA